AATCAAATTGCTGTAAGGGTAAATGGCACTGATAAATTTACACCTGTGAATGACTATGATAACGCACTAAATCAAAATATGGACATTAGATTTTTTAAAAATAGAGCCAACGAACGTATGGGCGGCAAGATGGCTGAGTTCATAAGTTTTGCTGGTATGCCAGGACTTGGTGGCACAGATGTAAGTGAAGTAGAACGTATGGAAGGATACCTTGCTCACAAGTGGGCACAAGAAGGAAGTTTGCCTGCAGATCATCCATACAAAAGCAGTGCGCCAGCAACGGATGTTTTAAGCACTGACACTTCTACAAAAGTTACACTTGACGGTAGCAATATTGATAGAATAGCACTGTGGAAGAATCACAGAGCAACGTCAGGTAATATGGCGTTTAACACATACAATAAAGACGTAAACACTCGTCCTACAAGTGGATTAATGTATCCTCGAGTTAGAACACGTAGGCGCGGGTAAAGATAAATACTAAAAAGGAAGTATTATGGAACATTTTGTAAGAGTAGTAATGGAAAAACAAGAAACACTAAGTCTAAATGAAAGTGTGTTCCCGGATCATGAAATATACGAATCTATCCAAGGTGCTACTATTATAGAGATTCCTTTACCTAGTGCATTATCTGAAGAACTAGCAGACGACTTTGCAGACCGTTTAGCAGAACATATGTTTGCAGAAGGTTACGAAGACTTTGATATCGAAATTAGTGCAGATGGTGATGTAGAGGACAACGAAGTTACATACGAAAGTGTAGAAGAGTTTCACGAAGACTATGGAACACTTTGGTTTAATGAAGATGACGATCTAGACGAAGCCGAGTATCAAGGACGCAAAGTTAAACTAGGCAAGCCTATGCAAGGTGATGTTAAAAAGTTTAAAGTGTATGTAAAGAATCCAAAAGGTAACGTAGTAAAAGTTAATTTTGGATCTAAAGAACATAAGATTAAAAAAAGTAACCCTGCACGTAGACGTAGCTTCCGTGCAAGACACAACTGTGATAATCCAGGACCGCGTCATAAGGCACGTTACTGGTCGTGTCGTAAATGGTGAGGAAATAAAATGAGAATAGATGAATTTGCACAAAACGGTGAACAACGTTTTGATTTCGACGTAGTAGACGATATTATTGTTTTTATGCGCAATGATCCAATGTTTTATAGAAAAAGTTTTTTCCCGGCAATGGCACAGATAGCTGATTTACATCGCGCCGGTAAGCCTGTTGATAAAAATAAATGTTTAGGTAGTATGGTTGAAACAGCATTAGGGGCATATTGTAAAAAATACGGTGTTGCTGATGTTCCGGACGAAATCTTTAATAACGATGATCGTTTACAAATCATAGACAAAATTTTCTCTGAAGAAATGATGCAAATTAAACAAGGAGATTATACATGAGATTACGTGATCTCTTTGAAGCACCGCAACAAAGAACAGCAGTAATGGCATTTGGTAGAATGAATCCTCCTACAATCGGTCATGCTAAACTAGTTGATGCTGTAAAGTCACAAGGCGGCGATCCTTATATATTTTTAAGTCAATCACAGAAGCCTAAAACAGATCCATTAGCATTTGCAGATAAACTTAGCTATGCTAAATTTTTCTTTCCAGAGGTTACAATTGGTAATCCTGAAGTTAAAACTATTATACAAGCACTACAAAAAATTAACGCACTAGGTTATGATAATTTAGTCTATGTTGCAGGCAGTGATCGTGTTGCAAGTTTTGAAGAATTAATTAACAAGTATAATGGTAAAGAATATAATTTTAAATCAATTAGTGTAGTAAGCGCAGGCGAGCGTGATCCAGATGCAGATGGTGCTGAAGGTATGAGCGCAAGTAAAATGAGAGCAGCAGCAGCTGCCAATGATCTAAACTTATTTAAACAAGGCGTGCCTAATCAAGAAGTAGCAGACGAAATGTTTGCCGCAGTACGTAAAGGTATGGGCGTAAGAGATGAAGTACCTGTAGCAGCAGAAGATGCTACTACTCCGAAAAAAGCATTCATTGAAGAAAAACTTAAAACTGTTAAATTCAAAATTGCACAGTCAGAAGCTCGTGTTGCGCAATTAGAAGCAATGTTGCAAAAAGCACAGCAAGCTTAATACATAAAGGAATTAAACCATGTACAAACCAGTAGATACAAATGATATTTTTAGTGCAACTGATGGCAATCGTGAAAAGTCTGTAATGACTACTCCTAAAGCACCATTAGTAAACAGTACCGTAGTATCGCAAAACGGTAATGCGTCCGAAGCTGAAAAAATTAGAGCTATGGGCGATAAGCTATCAAAAATCTGGGGAGACTAATGGATGAACTCGAGAGAATAAAGAAACTTGCCGGTGTAAACGAATTTAAAGGTTACACTGAATATACTCTTGAGAACATTAGTGATGCTGCTACAGCTAACCGCAAAAAAGAAAAAGAACAAAATATAAAGCCGGGTGATGCAAAGTGGTTTGAACTTTGGTTTAGTCAGCCTAAAATGATGAATCAAAATATGCCACGTGGATTTAGAGGTCGTGTTAAAAAATGAAAATGTCTGAGTTAACCGAAGATGGCAGAATTGTAAAAGGTGTTAACACCACAGTTGACGTGGGCACCGACGAGATTAAAAAACAAGCTGCTAAATTTGGTAATACAGTAGACAAAGACGGACGTCCTCCTACTCTAAGTAAAAAGGTAAAAGGTAATAGTACAAATGTTCTTTTTAACTTAGGGTTAACCGAAGGTATAAAGTTGCGTTTAGAACGTGATAAGAATATAGATATATTACATATCATGGATACTAATGACAAGCAACGTATTGAAGTACGTGGTAAAAAAGGCTATGAAACTGGCGGCTACGATGCAAAAGACAAACTACATCAAGTGCTAGACCGTGTAGGCAAGGCTGCTAACATAAGTGAACTTATGAATGGGGAAGTAGTAGGTATTAATCCTAACCATCCACAAGGCACAAGAGCAATACGCACAGCACGAGATGTATTACAAACTGAGCAAAAAAGATACACAGCATATGAATGGGCTATTATTGAAGGCGGACATAGTTTAGAAGATATTGAGCCACAGCCAAAAGTAGCAGGTAGATTATTTACAGAATTAGAAAATTTAATTACAGAAGCACCAACATCAAGTCTACGTCCTCAACTAAGACCCGATAGTGTTACAACAGATGAGCCGAGATCAAGTCTTGCTCCTGTATCTAGTCCACGTCCACAGTTAAGGCCAAACTGGCAGCCAAATAATCACGAAAGATTGATAGTAAATAATGGCAAAGTACGTGGCATGGAAGATGACGAAATAGCTGCAATGTTAGCACAGATTAAAGTAGAGACTGGCAACTTTCAATACATGACTGAGCTAGGTGGCGAAAAGTATTTTCAAATGTACGATCCACAATATGCTCCTCGCAAAGCAGCAGAACTTGGCAATACAGAACCAGGTGATGGATACAAGTATAGAGGTAGAGGATATTTACAAATAACAGGCAGATACAACTATGAACAAGCTAGTAAATCAATGCCCGGTGGATACACTGATTTTGTAGATAATCCTGAACTAGTAGCTAATCCACAGATTGCTGTACAACTTGCATTTCATTACTGGGCTAGAAGAACTCAACCAAGAGTAAGTAATTGGGACGATGTTCGTTCAGTAACAAGAACTATTAATCCAGGATTAATGCATCTAGCAGATCGTCGAGATGCGTATAGGCATTATAAACTAGCAGTAGCAATGGTGTAACGTAATGAAATCAGGTAGGAAAAAGAAATGAAAATAAATGAATTATTAAATGAAGGAACAGATACACATTGTTCAGACAAGTGTTGTGGTGCAGATACTAAAGCAGAAGATTGTACATGTCCTCCAACATGTAAGCATTGTAACTGTAATGCAGTAGCTGAAACTACAAGTTCAGGTGCTATTGCATCTACAGGAAGTGGATTTGCAAGTGGCGGTATTGGTACTTTGTCTCGTGCAGGCAATACCAAGAAAAAACTTAAAAAGAAAACAGATAGCTGATAAATACATTATACATGTATTTTATGGAGTAACTCATGAGAAAAAACGAATTTAAAGAAGGATTAGGCGATCTAGCAAACGCAGCAGAACGCGATCACGAAGTGCAAATGGCTCGTGCTGACCTATATAAAATTGCAAAATACGCAATTCAGCTACACGATATGCTAAAAAACGTAACCGAAGCAGAAGGCCTTCAGGGATGGCAGCAAGCAAAGATTACTAAAGCAGCTGATAGCTTAGGTAGTGTATTTCATAATTTGGAGTACGAAACAAAGTTTGGCGACGGTCAGTCAATGGAGCCGGAGATGGCAGTTGAAGGATCTTATAAAGAAAGATTGCAAAAAACTTTATCAGAAAAAATTTCTAGATAAGGACCTTGTATGAAACGTCGAGCTATTCTAGAGTATACTGTACCAGAATCATTAACTGATTATATTGAAAGAATCGGTTACCCATCTAATGGTGGAGAAATGATGCGTCAAGTAGAGAGAATACACGACGATCATGGAAATAGTGGCGCATATTATGCAACTAGTTTATTTGCAGAGCACCTCGGAGTTTCACACCTTTACATTAGACTAAACAATCGAATAAGAGTAGTAAATTGGAATAGGGGCGATAATAACGAACCTAGAGTTTTACGAGACAATCAGTTAGACGACGATTATCGTGAAACGTTATTAATGGATCTTGCAAGTAAAGATTTAATTATTCCTTATCTAGAAGATTATTGGCTACAAACCGAAGATGAAGGCTCAATTTATTATAGAGCAGCAGACAGACAACGCAATGGCGGCGCACAAGCGTCTCCAGTAGAGCCACAACCGGAAATTACTACAACACGGTTACCACCGCTAGAACCAGCAGCAGAACCAGCAGCAGAACCAGCAGCAGAACCAGCAGCAGAACCAGCAGCAGAACCAGCAGCAGGTAGTGCATTAGAAAGATTTGCAGCAAGTGGTAAGGGCGGATTGTCAAATGATCCAGACGAAGTAGAAGCAATCGAAGAGTTACAAACATTTTTAGTGGAACTAGGACTAAACGTTGGCAATAACGGTGTTGACGGCAAATACGGATGGCGCACTATCGCTGCTGTTAGATCGTTTCAAGAAAACATAACAATGCTAGCACAAGACGGCGATGCAGGACCTGATACTATTGCTGCTATACAAGAAGTTAAAACCGATTTAGCCCGTATAGAAGAACTAGTAGCGGCGCTAAATGAACTAACCGATAGTGCGGTGTCAATTGCTTATAAAAGCGGTTTAGCAAAACTTTTAGAAAGAGACCTCACAGCAAGTGAACGCACAGAACTTGAAAGATTATTAAACAAATACGAGAATTTTAGAGAAGCATTTCCAGAATATCAAACTATGGCGTTTCAGACAGCCGAAGGCGCTATAAGTGGTGAAGTTGTAGCTAATCCTGAAGTTGTAGATAATCCAACAGGCAGCAAAGCAGATCCTAATCGACCTGGAGGAGCTAACAATCCTTTTAGAAATCAAACAGATCGATACGCTTGGATAAACGCTGGAAGACCTGACATATGGCCTCCAGTAGTAGAACCAGAAGCAGATGCAGATCAGCAAGGCGGCAATATCTGGACAAAAGAAAGAATAATTGATGATGAGGGATATTTAGAACCTTCGAGATTCACAAGAGATGAGAGAGACTGGCCATTCAAATTGTTTACTAATCTCTCCAGTTATAGTTCCACTGCCACCGATGATGACATTTTTAAAGTGTATTATCAAGACGACCGAAGATTAGATTTATTTAAAGGTATATACGATTTGGCAGTCGAATTAAACGCAGACGGAACTCCTGTTACAATAGTAGAGCCAGCAGCAGTAGACGCAGCAGAGCCAGCAGCAGTAGACGCAGCAGAGCCAGCATCGGACTGGGAAGACATAACCGTCGATTCTGCGATGATTGACGGGTATTCCTTGTTTCGAAAAAGAGAAGCTCCGCGAACTTACACAGTTACAGTCAAAGGCGAGCAACCTGGCGAAAACCCTGATGAATATAGTATTCCAGCAGTAGCAATTACTGCGGCAAGAAGAGCAAGAGATGCAGCAAAGGATGCAGAGACAAGTAACGCAGAACCTGAAGTAAAAGATGGTAGTCCTACAGCAACACACAGAGGTACTATGCAATACTGGCGAGACTTAGTGACAGGAGAAGATTAATATGAGATTACATTTATTATTTGAAAATGTTAATAACTCAGTTGAGTTACGTGATGCATTTAATTCTGAACAGTGGTTGAGAATAGCAAACTATTTTATTACAGACGGGCCAGCCGCACCACCAAGATGGAAAGGGTCAATGGGCGAAAATAACGATCAAATTATTTCGCTCATGGGAAGAATTAATAGACAGATAGGCAAAAATATGGTTGTACAAACAACCGGTCAGTGGAACACTGTTGCAGCAAGATACGGCATGGATTATAAAGGCGGCGGCTTACTTTCATGGAATGCTATTTATAATCACCTAAAACCTTGGGCCGATGCGCCGATGCCAGAAAACTTTGATGTACGAGGATCAAGTGTTGACAGGGGCGATATTGACAATACCAGAGAAACTAGAAATGAAATATCAAATTGGGTCAATACTACTACAACAGAATGGACTGATTATCAAGCAGCAAAAGCCGAGTTTTTAAAACCTTGGGCTCTAGGTGCTTTGCACGAACATCGGCCTCCTGAGTGGCATGACTGGCTTGGCGGCCAAACTGAAGGTGGCAACGATAATATTTACAAAGATCGACTTGTTACTATCGGAGATACTATTGAAGAGCACGTTAGAGACAACGGTAGTATTAGCAAAGATGAAATTGTTCGTATGCTTTATGGCTGGCTAACTTCGACTGATCTGGCCTGGGAGAATTACCAAGAAAATCAGTCAGATGGATCTAATTAATTTAAATCCATTATTTACTTCTTCACCATACTTAACCAATCCAATAGAACGACGCTTAGTGGAAACACTTCCGTTCAAAGACTTTGACAAAGATGGATATGAAGTTCCGACACCTTTAGAACATCTACATTATGAAGCAAACGGTATAGAACTTAATAGAGAAATACAATACCATATTGCTCCTGTACAAGAATGGTATACTGATATAGATCAAAGCGAAGTTAATTTGGTTTTAGATCATTGTATGCTGCTAACACGCTATGCGTTTGACGGTGAAGCACGAGAGCAAATAGAAGAAGTTTGTAAGCAGCGTCCTATTCTACAAAAACTACTAAACATCAAACCCAAATGGGGGATTGACTTTAGCTTGGATTTTGTTACACACGATCTTGTGATGGAAGTAATACACATCGAACAAGACTTTGACAATGTCGACGAAGCATACGCTGCTAAAGAACGTTTAGAAAGTATTATTGACAATACCGACTGGTATGAAGGTGCTATAAAATTATGGCAGCGCAAAGACGAATGGATCAACTTGTCAAGTGACGACCATTCGGACTATAAGGCACAGTTCTTTGGATGGGAACGTGCTTTTGATAATAAAAAAGTGTTTTAAACACTTGACAAACATCTAAATCTATTATATAATTAACTTAACAACTTAACTCAACAAGGAGATATCTATGAGCGATCGTACCTATGGTGCTGAAGAGAAAGCAAAACTTGAGCGGCTAGTCCAAGAAGGCGTAACAGTGTTGCAAGAGATTGAAGATTTACAAGGCGGACTTAAAGACACTGTTAAAGCAGTAGCAGAAGAACTTGACATTAAGCCTAGCTTAATTAACAAAGCAATTAAGATTGCACAAAAACGTGATTGGGACAAACACTATGATGCGTTTGACGATTTAGAAACACTTGTTACTACAGTTGGTGTTGACAAATAATGCAAAAGATTAAGTCATTTTGGGTAGATAGTTATACCAGTGATAAAACAGCATTTTTCTTTGAATTAACAAGTTTTATATTCACTGTATATGCAAGTTTAACACTTGCGCTTAATGCTGATAACCCAAATATGCTACTTGTATATCCAGGTTTCTTTATAGGTAGTGTTACACAGTGCTATGCCGCTTACAGACGTGGTGCAGCCTGGGTAATGCTACTAACTGGATACTTTGCTATAGTAAATGTATTTGGATTTGGAGTTGCTTCACTATGGTGGTAAAGCCCTATCAATGGTTAGCGTGGTTGGCTACAGTATGTTTACTGACAGCCGCTATACTAGCCGCATTTAATGTTTACCCTTTGTACATCTGGGCATTTATTATTAGTAACAGTCTATGGATACTTATAGGTATTCTATGGAAAGAAAAAAGTTTAATTGTTATGAACACAGGCTTAACCGTAATTTACGTTGCAGGCTTGTTGCTCTGATATATATTAGTACGCACAAGCAGAAATGTGTGCATGTAGAAGGTTAAGTTGGCCATAAGCAACGAAGGAGAAATGAATGCCATACGTAGACGCGATGTTCGATCGCGATCAAGATATTATACGTGTTGTTGAAAGACGCGATAGCAAAAGAATTTTTACAGAGTATTCTGCAAAGTATACTTTTTATTATAAGGATCCTAAGGGCAAGTACAAGAGTGTGTACGGTGATCCGTTAAGTCGTATTGTAAGTAAGAACACAAAAGACTTTCGCAAAGAAGTTGCAATCAACAGAGACAAAGAACTTTTTGAGAGTGACGTAAACCCTATCTTTCAGTGTTTGAGCGAAAACTATCTTAATCAAGATGCTCCTAAACTAAACATTGCTTTCTTCGATATTGAGACAGACTTTGATCCAGAGCGCGGCTTTGCTGATCCAAGTGATCCGTTTATGCCTATTACAAGTATCTCAGTATACTTACAATGGTTAGATACAATGGTATGTTTAGCAGTTCCGCCCAAGACACTTACAATGGAACAAGCTGAAAAAGAACTAGAAGGCATCGACAATGTAATACTGTTTGAAAAAGAAGGTGATATGATTGACACTTTCTTGACACTGATTGAAGATAGTGATATCTTATCAGGCTGGAACAGCGAAGGTTATGATATTCCCTACACAGTAAACAGAACTAGCCGTGTACTAAGCAAAGATGACACACGTAGATTCTGTTTGTGGGGTCAACTTCCTAAGAAACGTGAATATGAGAAGTTTGGCAAAATGAGCCAAACATTTGACTTAGTCGGACGTGTACACTTGGATAGTTTGAACTTGTATCGTAAGTATACATACGAAGAACGACACAGTTATCGTCTAGATGCAATTGGTGAGATTGAAGTAGGCGAAAATAAAGTTGCATATGAAGGTACACTGGATCAATTATACAACAATGACTTCCGAAAGTTTATTGAATATAACATTCAGGATACTGCACTACTTGACAAACTAGATAAGAAGCTACGCTTTATTGATTTGAGTAACACAGTTGCACACGAAAACACTGTTCTACTACAGACTACAATGGGTGCTGTTGCTGTTACTGAACAAGGTATCATTAACGAAGCACACAATCGAGGACTTCAAGTACCTAATCGTAAAAAACGTGATGATGAGAATACACAAGCGGCTGGTGCATATGTTGCGTTTCCAAAGAAGGGATTGCATAAGTGGATTGCATCGATGGATTTGAACTCACTGTATCCATCAGTAATTCGTGCATTGAATATGGCTCCTGAAACTGTTGTAGGACAGATTCGTCCTGAAATTTCAGATGCCCGTGTACATGAAGATATGACGTTGAAGAAGAAGTCATTTGCAGGTAGTTGGGAAGGACGCTTTAGTACAGAAGAGTACGAAGCAGTCATAGAGAAACGCAAAGACATTGCACTAACTGTTGACTGGGAAGACGGACGTAGTGATGTATTGAGCGGTGCAGAAGTTTACAAACTAATCTTTGACAGTCAAATGCCGTGGATGCTTAGTGCTAATGGCACCATCTTTACACAAGAGTTCGAAGGTGTTATTCCAGGTATTCTAAAGCGTTGGTATGCTGAACGTAAAGATATGCAGAAGATGTTGAAGAAAGCAAAGGATGCAGAAAACAAAGCAGAGATTGAATACTGGGATAAACGACAGCTAGTTAAGAAGATTAACTTGAACAGTTTGTATGGTGCTATTCTTAATCCTGGTTGTAGATTCTTTGATAAGCGTATCGGACAATCTACTACACTAACAGGTAGACAGATTGTTAAGCATATGTCAGCAGAAGTAAACAACTGTATTGCAGGCGAATATGATCATGTTGGTAAAGCAATGATTTATGGCGATACTGACTCTTGTTACTTTAGTGCTTGGCCGTTGTTAAAAGATGACGTAGAATCAGGTAAGCTAGAATGGACACCTGAGAAGGCAATTGCACTTTATGATCAAATCTGCGAGCAAGCAAACACAACTTTCCCTAAGTTTATGGCAGAAGCATTTCACTGTCCAAAGTCACGTAGTGATGTTATTGCAGCAGGTAGAGAGATTGTAGCACGTAGTGGCTTATATATTACTAAGAAGCGTTATGCGGCACTAGTAACTGATAACGAAGGCTTTAGAACAGACGGTGACGGTAAGCCAGGCAAAGTAAAAGCAATGGGCCTAGACTTGCGTAGATCAGATACGCCTGTGTTTATGCAACAATTCCTAAGTGAACTACTACTAATGGTACTTACAGACATTCCACAAAAACAAGTACTAGATCGTATTACAGAATTCCGCAAGGAGTTTAGTGAACGCCCTGGTTGGGAGAAAGGTAGTCCGAAACGTGCAAACAAAGTTGGACACTACAGACGCTTAGAAGAAAAACAAGGCAAAGCAAACATGCCCGGGCACGTTCGTGCAAGTCTTAACTGGAATACACTAAAGCGTATGAACGGCGACAAGTACAGTGAAGAGATTGTTGATGGTATGAAAGTTATTGTTTGCAAACTTAAACAAAATCCTTTGGGTTATACAAGTGTTGCATACCCAACAGACGAGCTACGTATTCCAGAATGGTTCAAAGAACTACCGTTTGATGATGCGGCTATGGCAGAAACAATTATTGATAACAAACTAGACAACTTGATTGGTGTGCTTAACTATCCACTAGAAGATACTAAGTCGCATACAACATTTGGTAGTTTGTTTGAATTCGGAGACTAAAATATATGAAAGTGAAATTAGAAATAGAAATTGATACAGAAAACGAGCAAGACCTAAATACTATTGAAGAAGTTATTGAAAAGTTAAAACAACTAAAAGATCAGCTCTACTATGAGGATGAGGAATGAACGTAGGATTTACATGTAGTACGTTTGACCTTTTGCATTCCGGACATGTACAAATGTTACGTGAAGCAAAGGATCAATGCGATTATTTAATTTGTGGATTACAGGTTGATCCAAGCGTTGATCGTGCAGAAAAGAACGCTCCTATACAAACTGTTGTGGAGCGTTACACTCAACTCAAAGCAGTTAAGTATGTTGATGAGATTATTCCTTATGGTACAGAAGCAGACCTAGAAGATATCTTGACAATGTATAATATTGATGTTAGAATATTAGGAGAGGAGTATCGCGACAAAGACTTTACAGGTAAAGATATCTGTAGACGACGAGATATAGACTTACATTTTAACAAGCGTGACCACAGATTTAGTTCAAGTGATTTGCGCAAAAGAGTGTCGGAGAATAAATGAATAAGTTTATATTTGATGTAGATGGTACACTAACACCTAGTAGACAACCTATTAATGAGGAATTTAAAGAGTTCTTTTACAATTTCTGTTTAGGTAATGAAGTATACTTAGTTACTGGTAGTGACAAATCTAAAACTGTAGAACAGATAGGTGAGAAAATATACAACAGATGTAGCCGTGTATATCAATGCAACGGAAATGATGTTTGGAAAGGCGAAGAAAACATTCGAACAAATGAATGGACACTACCGGACTTAGCAAGAACATTTTTAATCAGTTGTGAGTATGAAAGTCAGTTTCCTTTACGCACTGGCAATCATATTGAGGAACGCCCGGGTATGGTGAACTTTAGTATTGTAGGACGCAATGCAACATTAGGCGAACGCAAGTTGTATGTAGAGTATGACACTAAAGAGAAAGAACGTAATAATATTGCAAATGCGTTTAATATAATGTTTCCAGACTTATCAGCAAAAGTAGGTGGCGAAACAGGAATTGATATTTCACCTAGAGGTTCAGACAAGAGTCAAATCATTGAAGACTTTAATACAGTAAGAGATCAATTGTGGTTCTTTGGTGATGCTATTTACGAAGGCGGCAATGACTATCCGTTAGCCAAAGTAGTAAAGAATCATAGAAAAGTTACTGGATGGGCACAGACTAAAGAATACTTAGAAGTATTCCAAGACAGTGGAAAAGCAGTATGAAAATTTTATTAACAGGTAGTCACGGGTTTATAGGCTCAGCACTATATGCTAGACTTGTAAAACACGGACATACTGTATTCGGTGTTGATCTAAAGAATGGCCCTCAGTTTGATTTGCTTACATATAATATATGGCAAGACAACATCGATCTTGTTATTCACTTAGCAGGTAAAAGCGGTGTACGTGAAAGTTTAAAAGACCCTGCAGGTTATTGGAACAACAACGTAGAAGCAACACGTAGACTGTTTGATCGCTACCAAGACACACGTATACTATATGCAAGCAGTTCGAGTGCTTACGAGCCCGATTTGAACCCTTATGCGGCGAGTAAGTACATCATGGAAGAACTAGCAGGACGGTATCCAGACACACTAGGTATGCGTTTTCATACAGTGTACAGCGATAATTGTCCTAGAGAGAACATGTTCTTTAATAAACTACGCAATGGTACACTAGAATATGCAACTAGGCATTATAGAGATTTTATTCATCTAGAGGACGTACTAGATGCAATTGAGATATTAATCAAGAAAACACATATCAATGGTACAATCGATATTGGTACGGGGCATCCAGTTAGGATCCAAGACTTGGCACCGTTAGCACCGGTTCGTCTAAATACCCCAGGAGAGCGGAACTGGACTTGTGCTAATATGGAAAAAATGAAGGCACTTGGCTTCAAACCTAAATACACAGTAGAAAAGTTCTTGACAAATCAAGAAAATAGTAATATAATAAACATTATAACAGGAGAAAACGTATGAAAGACATCTTACAAGACGTAGTAGCACATACTCACGCACTAGGCTTTTTGTCGCTTGTAAAAGTAAGCAACGATGAAGGCACACAAATTGATTCAATGGCAGAGGACCGTAGTGTAATCTTGTCAGCTGAAACACATAACTCTGTTACAGAGTTTAAAGGTACATTTGGTATGCCTAATCTAGACAAACTTAGCTTGCATCTTAAAAATCCCGAGTATCAAAAAGATGCTAAGATTGAAGTTGTAGAAGCAGAGCGTAACGGTGAAACTATTCCAACACACATTCACTTTGAAAATGCCGCAGGCGACTTCCAAAATGATTACCGCTTTATGAATAAAGCAATTATCGAAGAAAAGCTAAAGACTGTAAAGTTCAAAGGCGCAAGTTGGAATGTAGAGTTTCAACCTTCAATGGCAGCTATTGCACGTATGAAACTAATGAGTGCTGCACACAACGAAGAGCCTACGTTTAACGTAAGTACTGAAGCAACAGGCGGTGTAACTGATCTAGTGTTTAGCTTTGGTGATGCTAGTACACACGCAGGCGAGTTTGTATTCCAAAATGCAGTAGAAGGTAGCTTACAACACACGTGGAGTTGGCCTGTAGCACAAGTGCAAGCAGTTCTTAATTTAAGCGGTGACTTAACTATGAGTATTTCAGATCAAGGTGCTATGATGATTAGTGTTGATTCGGGCATGGCAAAATACGATTATATTCTTCCAGCTCAGAGCAAGTAATATGAACAAAGACCTTACAGAAGCACAACAAGATTATGCACACTTCTTGCCCGCACTGAGTGGCTTCTATGCTACTTACGTGGGCAAGCAACGCTATCCTGACCCTGTTAATGGTCCTTATGTTCCTGACGATCGTATTCCGGCAAACTTTCAAAACAATGTAGAAAGTCTTAATTACTTAAACTCCAAAGAAGGAGCGTTCACATACAAGTGGACGCTCTATTCTGCAGGACACGCTGATTTAGATACAACTAAACACGTACCTAAAGAAGATATGGTGCGTAATAGAGATAAAGAGAACACTTGGTTACTAGGTGATAGTGGCGGTTTCCAGATTGGTAAGGGTGTTTGGGAAGGTGACTGGAAAGATCCTAACTGTCCTAAAGCACAGAAAAAGCGTGATGGTGTATTGCGTTGGATGGATGCTTACATGGACTATGGTATGATCCTTGATATTCCGGCTTGGGTGGCACGTTCACCTGCAGGTGCCAAAGCTACTGGTATTAGTACATATGACGAAGCAGTGGCAGCAACACGCATCAACAACGATTACTGGATGAAACATAGGACAGGAGCATGTAAGTTCCTTAACGTTCTACAAGGTGAGAATCACGCAGACGCAGATGACTGGTACGAGCAGATGAAAGATTACTGCGATCCTACCAAGTACGAACGTCCTTTTGAAGGATGGTCAATGGGTGGACAGAATATGTGCGATGTGCATTTGTTACTCAAACGCATTGTTGCACTTCACTACGATGGGCTCTTACAAAGCGGCTTACACGATGTAATGCACTTTCTAGGTACAAGTAAACTAGAGTGGGCTACACTGCTAACAGACGTACAACGAGCTGTACGCAAGTACTACAACCCAACATTTATGGTTACCTTTGACTGTGCTAGTCCGTTCCTTGCAACAGCTAATGGACAAGTATACACTTCTAATGAAACACCAGATCGAGGCAAGTGGACATATCGAATGTTGCCTAGTGTAGACGAACTAAAGTATGCTACTGACACACGTACATTCAAAGATGCTACTACGCAAGATGGTATTTTTAAAGTATTTGAAGACTCTCCATTAACTGATGGATTGCTAGTAAGTGATATTTGCACATACAAAAAAGGCGATCGCAACAAGATTGGCGTACCTAAAGTAAGTGCAGGCGAAGTTGAACTAGACAAACATGATCAACCTGTATTAGATACTGAAGGTAATCCTATTGTACGCAAGAAAGACTCAACAAGCTGGGATTCATTTAGCTATGCTATTCAAATGGGTCATAACGTATGGACGCACATCAATGCTGTACAAGAAGCTAACAGACAGTATGATGCAGGTGTTATACCTAAGATGCTTGTACAAGAACGATTTGACAGAGTACTAGTTAGAGATGTCATAGACGAAATCTTTTCAAAGACAACTCGAGAAGAGTCATTAGAAACAATCGAGAAATATTCAAAGTTTTGGATGGCTATTCCTGGAACACGTGGCGCAATTGGTAAAAAGACAGTAAACAGTTCGACATTCTTTGATGCACTGTTTGATGTAGAAGAACCTATTGAACCTGTTGAAGAACTAGACGAGACTAAATTAGAGGAACTTGAAGATGAGCAACTATGAAGATGAAAGAGATAAACTTCTTGCACACTACAACGAACTACAACGGAAACATAGAGAGCTTGACACAGAGCTCGAAACCAAGTATAATAATATGACAATAACAGACGAAGTTCGTAGAATGAAAACTATGAAACTTTATCTAAAAGATGAAATGCATCGTATCAATGCATATTTGGTACAAAAAGGTTTAGAATAATGCAAGTAAATCGAGTAATTCCTATAATAGAATCTGGTTATGTGTCACCGGCGAGCGGGTTTGGTGACGGTGGTTACGGAGTGGCTATACAAAGAGCCTATGATGAACGGGGTATAGAAACTAACTACGGTCCTGGAAATGATATTCCTGATCTAGATCTTGAAATTAAAAGTTGGGACAAAACTAAGAAAGGACACATTAGTGTTGCTTCGAGTACATTTGATAACATATATGCTACTGATGGTAGCATATTTTTAGACAAGTTTAAAAAATGGAATCTTCATATTCACGAAGGCGGCGTTCTTAAAGAAGTAAGAAAGATTGACTTTGGACCAATTCAAGATGTTATTGAAGAAGAACTAGCCGAACTTTCAGATCAATTGTCGAATGGCACAAATGCTCCTAAGTCTGAACATTTAATATTAGAAAAAGTTAAAAGTAACAGTTGGAAGTTGCGTGTAAAATTTAATAAGGCAGAAAACTTATTTGGCATGTCTAGTTCACGCAAGCAGTTAAACGATCTCTTTGGAGCATTTTAATGAAACGTAATTATGAAAGTGGCGTAAGCGATACTCCAATATTCTTTACAGGCGTAGAAGTTGAAAAGACTCCTGCGTTTGGAATGAAGACACTGTTTGTTACTGGCGTTCAAGACTATAATGAAATTATGATGCATTACACATATCAACAATGCGAACATATCTTCTTTGGTGCTAATCACAGTTATCATCCTGTGTCAGCAGATGAGTTTGAAGATTGGGATCTAATGATTCGTGCGTTTACGGATCAAGGTATCCTTTGTAGTTTAGACATTCCAAGCACTATTAACCTTGAATGGTTTTTAGACGGTGGACTTGTTGAAAGTGATAACTTTATTCCGCAACTTCGTGTTGTAGTTCCGTATGTTGCACAATGGAATTATAATACAATGATTAAAATCGACGACAAAGATTTTAAAGCAAGTAATCCAGGCGTTTGGTGCCATAGCCTGCATGACTTGATGGACCGTAATAAATTTACGGACTGGAGCAAATATGGCCTTGACAAAGTTCTAAAGTGAAAGTATACTTAATACAATGCAAGAACGCTATTATGAGTACATGTTACGTAGAATGAGAGAAGAAGACAAAATGTCACAAGCAAACATGCTAAACAAAGCAGAACGCAGTATTTGGGTAACCTTTAATAAAGAGGGGGTACATATGTACCCAGGCGCAGATACTGATCCTAAACTAGCAACCGGCGATTGGGATGATGTATCATTCTTAGGCATTCCGCATCGTCATATCTTCCACTTTAAAGTTCGCATCGAAGTGTTTCACAACGATCGCGATATTGAATTCATTCAGTTTAAACGCTGGATGGAAAGGTTGTATGCACAAGATGTAATACAGCTAGATCACAAGAGCTGCGAAATGATCGCAGATGACTTGTATGAAGAAATCGCTACAAAGTACCCTGGCCGCTTTGTAGAGATCAGCGTAGCTGAAGACAATGAAAATGGCTGTTCTATTTTTTATCCCAAGTCATAACAAGAGGAATATATTATGACAATTGCTAATCCAGCAGTGAATAAAGTGTTTAACGATCTTGATCAATACCGTGACTATTGTCGCTTTGAAGGTAAAGTATTTAACGAGGCAGACTTGTATAAAAAGGATGCACCGATTTGGATTGCCTATCAAAAGTATCAAGGTTGGCTACGAGCAAAGGCCCGTAACGGCGGGCGAGACTTTGTACAACGTCCTCGCAAGCAGTACAACAAAGGATAATAATTATGACTATTCATATTGTAGACATTGAAGCAGTAGATACACGCTATACTAAGCAATGGAAGGAATATCTTCCAAAGCAACTGCGACGAGCTACAAATGAAGATGTTGTAGTTATTAGCGGTGGGGAAACGCCTCAGGCTACAACGCCTGGGGCTTTCCTTAACTTTGGTGGTACAAATGTGTACAAATCAAAACAACTCGAACAGATAGGAGAAATGTTCTGCAATGGAACTGTTAAAGACGGTGACTATTTTCTCTATACCGATGCCTGGAACCCTACAGTTATTCAACTACGCTATATGGCAGAATTACTGGGTGTTGACATTAGCATTGGTGGTTTGTGGCATGCAGGTAGTTATGATCCGCAAGATTTTTTAGGAAGACTTATAGGTGATAAGCCTTGGGTAAGACATGCTGAAATGGCAATGTTTGAATGTTATGATGATAACTTCTTTGCAAGTGACTTCCATATTGATATGTTTACTGATGTATTCGACGAAGACTACGTAATTGATTGGGACAAAATTAAACGTGTGGGCTGGCCTATGGAATATCTAAAGGACAGTTTAACTAGCTACAAGGGTATGGAAAAGCGAGATTTGATCTTGTTTCCACATCGTGTTGCTCCTGAGAAACAAGTTGATATCTTTAGAGATCTTAAAGAACGTTTACCACAATATGAATTTGTTGTGTGCCAAGAACAGGAATTAAGCAAGAACGAATACCATAACTTACTAGGTGAAGCTAAACTTGTGTTTAGTGCTAACCTACAAGAAACACTAGGTATTAGTTGGTATGAAGGTGCTCTAGTAGATGCTATTCCTATGGTGCCAGACAGACTCAGCTACGGTGAAATGGCACTGCCTGAGTTTAAATATCCAAGTGAATGGACTGAGAACTTTGATGCATATTTACACAACAGAGATAAAGTAGTTGCACAAATTGTAAACTACATGGAAAACTTTGATGACTTACAAGTAAGTTTAGAAAAGCAACGTACAAAACTTAACAAAGAATTCTTTAGTGGTGCAGCATTATATGAGGCGATTGCAGATGGCGAATGAAAACGAAACATTTACTATTAGTCTCGACGATGATATTACTATTAACTTAGATAGTATTAGCAGTAATACAGGTACGTATAGCATTACCGATGGTGGACTTAGTCTTAGTGATATTACTATTAGTGGCACAGACACTTCGTCTTCAACTATTACTATAGATAACAACAGCACATATCCTTATACTAATGTTTTAGATAATATGATTGACCCAGAAGAAGTTGACAATATGTGCAAAGAATATCCAGCGCTGTCTAAAGTATGGCGCAACTTTAAAAGCGTATACGATATGGTTAAACAAGATTATGAAGGCAAACGAAAAGCAGGGGAGCTTGATAACGACTTCCCATTCTAACAATAAAGGAATCTACCTATGAGCATGAACCACGATGCAAAACCCAAAGACGAAGAACTAGAACGCATGAAGGCAGAGTTCCTTGCTAAGGGCGGTGAAATTACTAAAGGCAAAACAAAGCCTATGCCAAGCGAACTAGGCATTAGTAACAACACCTGGAACAACAAACTATCTAAAGCAGAAAAATCTTCAAAGGAAGGCAAATGATTAAGAAACATTATTACAGCTGGACTGATGTTGAACGCATGTGCGTAAGCATTGTTAATCAAATGTACACTGACAACTGGCGTCCTGATTACATTGTAGGTCTTACACGCGGTGGCAATGTACCTGCTACTATTATTAGTAATATGACTGGCATTCGTTGCGAAGCACTTAAAGTAAGTTTACGTGATGACGAAATGGGTCCTGAAAGTAACTTGTGGATGTCAGAAGATGCGTTTGGATATGTTCCACTAGAAGAACAAGAAACCTGTCGTTGGGATAATAAAAAACGTAAAAACATTCTTGTTGTAGATGATATTAACGATACTGGTGCTACGTTTAACTGGATTAAACAAGATTGGGAATCAAGTTGCTTACCACAAGAAGACAATGCTTGGGCAAGTGTTTGGGCTAACAATGTTCGATTTGCTACTCTAACAAACAACGATGCAAGTGAGTTTGACAATGTACGTTACACTTGTCACGAAATTAACAAAACAGAAGAAGATGTTTGGCTAGTTTACCCTTGGGAAAACGTAGCTGAATATTAAATCATATAAAGGAAAGGAAATGATTTTGAAAGAACAATTAGTAAAAGCCGCACGTATGCATGCCGAAGGAGAGCTCGAAAGAGCAAAGACTAACATCATGGTATACATGAACAATGCCACAGGTATTGGTGAACACAGTGACATTGTAGAAGCTATTCAAGAAGAACTTGATAAAATGGCTGCTGCTAACGATCGCATGGAAATGTTAACAAAATATTTTAGTGCTTGACAAAAACCTAAATACAATGTATAATATAAGTTATATTGTGCATTGTATTACTACCGGCAATCCACTGCCTAAACATCGGAGAAACACATGAGTAAAAGTGAAGAAATTAAAGCCCGCCTAGTACAGGCAAAGAGTCGTTACTGGGCTGGCGACAATATTAGTGCAGTATTGCAAGAAGGTGACAAAGAAGCACTTATCGACGAAGCAACTACAGCATTTGAAAGTGTACTAGATGCACTTGTAATTGATAGATATCAAGATCCTAACTCTAAAGGTACAGCAAAACGTCTTGCTAAAATGTACTACAATGAAATTATGGCAGGACGTTATGACCCTGCTCCAACTGCAACAGCATTTCCAAACGACAGCGATGATCGTTATGAAGGTATGTTAGTAGTGCGTTCGGAACTAAAGAGTATGTGTTCGCATCATCACCAGCCAGTAGCAGGTATTGCATACATTGGTATTATTGCCGCAGACAAATTAATTGGTCTAAGCAAGTACACACGTATTGCACAATGGTGTGCTAGACGTGGAACACTACAAGAAGAACTTGCAAATGATATTGCTAGAGAGATTCAGGCGGCAACTGATGCAGAACATTTAGGTGTTTATATTCAAGCAACACATGGTTGTTGTGAGAATCGTGGCATTATGGCACACAGTAGTTTAACACAAACTACAGTACTACGTGGTGCATTTAAAGATGACGCAGGTACAAAGAAAGAGTTCTTTGATAACATTAAACTACAACAGGAGTTTAGTTGCTAATGATTGAGAAATTAATTTACGGTGCTGCCGCAGTTATTTTTATTGTAGGCATAGGATTTTATTTAAATCATATATGGACTGATTGCCTTGAAGAGAATTCATTCCTAACTTGTGCAAGGATGCTAAACAAATGATAGCACCAGTATTTGAAAAAGGTTATCCCTCTTATGAAGCAGTTAACAGAAAGCCAGCTATGAAACTTAGATATTCAGAAGCATTTTATTCAGTACAAGGCGAAGGTAAGTTTGTAGGAGTACCTAGTGTATTCCTACGCACATTCGGTTGTAACTTTCGTTGTATGAACTTTGGACTTGGGAAAGACGAACCTAGTCGTGCAGAGAAGCATGAAGCAGGACAACGATACAATCAAGAAGTAAAAGACTTACTAGATGATGGCATTGTTGAAAAGACTGAAAAGTTTACAGACTTGCCTATCATTCATACAGGGTGTGACACTTATGCAAGTATCTATCCCGAGTTTAAAGACTTTAACAAACTTGCAGAAGTTGACGAAGTAGTTGAACATTTGCTATCGCTTACTCCAGAAGGTAAGTGGACAATGGATAACGGTCAAGATATCCATCTTATTATGACAGGTGGTGAACCGTTGTTAGCGTGGCAACGTCTTTACGTAGAGCTGTTCGAACATCCCCGCATGAAGGATTTAAAAAATGTCACATTTGAAACAAACACTACACAAGTTCTACACGACGACTTATACAACTATCTCAACGATAGCGACAGAATTACAGTCACATGGTCGTGTTCGCCAAAGCTATCCGTTAGCGGAGAATCTTGGGAGGACGCTATACGTCCTAGTGTCGCTCTTAATTATTCCACTGTTGCTGGCAGTGATGTTTATCTTAAATTTGTTGTTGCTGATCGTGCAGATATTGAAGAAGCTGGCAGAGCTGTGCAAGCATATCGTGATGTCGGCGTTGAGTGTCCAGTATATTGTATGCCGCTTGGGGGACGCTCGGAAGAGTATGTCCTCAACGTTCAAGAGGTTGCGCAGGTCTGTATGGAAAAAGGATGGCGATTCACGCCCAGACTCCACATATCCTTATTCGGAAATGCATGGGGCACTTGATCAAGTGCAACAAGAAAAACTTGATAAAGCAATGAAGGCTCCAATACGTAAAAACTTAGATGCAGAACTTAGAGAAAAAGGATTAATATAATGGGTTGGTGGAATAAACTGGCAAGAGACGCAGGTGATAAAAAGAAAATTGAAGAGTCTGAAGTTGAAAAAACTTCAGAAGACTTACGTCGAGAAGCGTTAGAAGCAGAAAAACAAGCTGCTACTAAAGCAGGCGAACCGTGGGTTGCTGTACTCGACACACAAATTAATCCTGAAAACATTCGTAACGGATTCTTTGAGCTCGATTGGAACAACGAATTTATCGAACAATTACTTGATGTTGGGTACAAAGGTGAGTCTAATGAACAAATTGTTGATGCATGGTTTAGAACTATTGTAATGCAGATGTTAGATGAAGAAGGACAATCGACTGATAGAGAAATGGGCTATGTCAATGTAGTACCAATCGACAAAGGAAAAAGTTCAATAGGATGATTGACAACAGCCAGATCTGGTGTTACAATAGTACTATAAATTATATAAAGGCAGAACTATGTTAGAAATTTTAGGCATTACAATACTTGTTGCATTCGTACAGAATGGCGACATCTTCTCATTATGTGTATCAGGGTGTTCATAATATGGCTACTTACATTCTTGTAGACACAGCAAACACTTTCTTTAGAGCTCGGCACGTTGTACGTGGCGACATTGACACTAAAGTAGGTATGGCACTACACATTACTCTTAACAGCATTAAGAAGGCTTGGCAAGACTTTGACGGTTCGCATGTTGTGATCTGCTTAGAAGGTCGTAGCTGGCGCAAGGACTATTACGAACCTTACAAGCGTAATAGAAAAGTTGCTCGTGATAAAATGACTGTAACTGAGAGTGAAGAAGATACAGCGTTTTGGGAAATCTTTGATGAGTTTAAGAACTTTATGACAGACAAGACTAACTGCACTGTTATTCAACACAAGCAACTAGAAGCAGATGATCTTATTGCTGGCTGGGTGCAAGCACACCCTAATGACGAGCATGTTATTATTAGTACTGACGGTGACTTTGCACAACTTATTGCACCTAATGTAAAGCAATACAATGGTGTAAGTAATACTATTATTACACATGAAGGTTACTTTGACGACAAGAAGTTAGAGCCTGTTATTGACAAGAAGACTAAAGAAGCAAAGCCTGCACCGCAGCCTGACTTTATGTTGTTTGAGAAGTGTATGCGTGGCGACACAAGTGACAACGTGTTTAGTGCTTACCCTGGTGTACGTAAGAAAGGCACTAAGAACAAAGTAGGTCTTATTGAAGCATACGAAGACAAGAGTACAAAAGGCTACAACTGGAATAACATGATGCTACAACGCTGGACTGATCATGAAGGTGTAGAACATCGTGTACTAGATGATTACAATCGCAATGTTGTATTGTGTGACTTGACTGCACAACCTGCAGACATTAGAGAGATTATTGATACAACTATTGCAAACGTAGAACCTAAAGACATTACACAAGTAGGTATGCGTCTTATGAAGTTTTGTGCTAAGTGGGATATGCAACGTGTTGCTGACCAGGCGCAATATTATGCACCACCATTACAAGCGAGGTATGATAATGGCATTTAAAGCAAAAGAAATATTAAAAAACAAGTTTTGGATTGTAGAGTCCGAACAAGGAGATCGTGTCGGTACCTTGAGTGTTGGTGAGGAACATCAATATATGTATACTAACGATGATGGTACTAAATTCTTTAAAAATATTAAGCAACTTAAAAATAAATTAGGTACTGAAATATCGTGGACTTCGACAGAATCTAATATTAAAACATTAGATAAAGAAGTACACAACTATCCAACTAGTTGCGCACCTTATAATCCCATGTATGATGTAAAAAAGAAACTGCCCTTATTTACAAAAAGTGTCAAAAGTAAAAGTTTGTATTGTGCAGGATATTTTATTATTAAGTTTGACAAAGGCTGGGTTAAAAGTTTTTGTCCAAAGTTAATTACAGTAGAACGTTACAAAACTAAAGGCCCATATAAAACAGAATTTGAAATGAAACAGGAACTTAGTCGTGCCAATTAACGAACCATTAAACACGTTACCAATACAACAATTTATATCTACAGTAAAATCAGCAGATTCTAGTAAAGCAAGAGAAGTAAAATTAGATATTAATACTGCAAAGCGTCTTGCTTTTACATTAGGAGAAGTAATGTCTCGATTAGAAGGCGATCTAGAAAAAATCTTATCTGCATCTTCAACTGCCGAAGAAAATATTGTAGTGCAACTCGGAAGTTCCGATGCAAACTGGAAGTAGGTATATGTGGCAATTGTTGGCTTTACACATATAGGAAAATCTTGGATATGGTACATCTTAGTAGTGCGCGGAATTCGCTGTCACAGCATCCCCGTGCCATATCCCGTCTATGTGTTAGTATACTACGTCTGGCGCTATAAACTGCGTAGATAACCTATTAAAAAAGATAAATATATGCGTATATAACTAAGGAAATGCGTGTATGAGCAGACCAAAACCAACAATTATTCTCGAAAGCATAGATAAAAAAACTTACAAAAGTGAGCAAGTCTTAAAAGCCGACGCAATTTGGGCAGTTTTTTATCAAAACGAGCCTTTTAATTTGAAAAGTTTTAATGTACTAACAAATTATCCTGGACCAAAATATAAAAAAACTAGCTTCTCCAATCCTGGACATGCACACAATCTTGCTAAAAAATTAAACGAAATGTTTAGTAGTGACGAGTTTGTAGTAGTAAGAATGACTACAGGCGAAATTGTCGAAGAAGAATGAACTGGAAAGATACATACACAAAGGTGTTTTTAAAACAACTTAACAAAAGTACAGATAGTACTACAGTTAAGCAATACATGCCATTGTGGTGGAAAAATACTAGAAATAAATTAGTAGGCGGCCTTAGATTAACAGATGCAGGCTTTGAAATACTAAATCAAATCGATGTTGAAATATACGATATTCCGTATCCTCGCGATATGCCACTAACTACGCAAGTAATTATATTCTTAGATCAATTTATATCTTGTCCTTATTATCTTACAAATCGTAGTATTATTGTTACAGATCAAAAGAAAGCTGTCGAACTTACCCTTTTTAGTGGTGATGTACGAAAATATGGCCTAACAAAGGCCATGAACAGAAGTAAACATGAGAATTGATCTACACGGCTTGCATATACACAACGGCTGGCGGCACTTTAATCAACAAATAGAAGAAGCATATCTTAGCGGATACAAAAAATGTCATGTAGTTACCGGCCAAGGTGCTATGATGCGTGAAATATATACGTGGGCAAGCAATCATCCACGCATTAGAGAATGTGTTCAAACCAAACATAATCCTGGAAGTTTTAGTATAAAGTTGAAAAAAAAGACTTGACATATCGTACAATGATGTTATTATATATGTATAGTTTAAATAAAACACAGAGGGTACTACACAATGGATACAGCAACACGTACAGTTAGCCCAAATGGCGCAAAAGCAAGCATCAAGCATGCACTTACAAAAAAACGTCCTATCTTTCTTTGGGGACCTCCAGGCATTGGTAAGTCTGATATTGTTAAACAAATTACAGATGGATTTACAAACTCACATCTAATTGACATTCGCTTGTCGCTTTGGGAGCCTACAGATATTAAAGGTATTCCTTACTTCGATAGCAACTCAGGTACTATGGTGTGGGGTGCGCCTAGCGAACTTCCAAGCGAAGAATTTGCGGCACAGTATGACAACATTGTATTGTTCTTAGACGAGATGAACTCGGCAGCGCCTAGTGTACAAGCGGCAGCATACCAATTGATTCTTAACCGCAAAGTAGGTACTTACAAGTTGCCAGACAATGTTATGATTGTTGCGGCTGGTAACCGTGAAGCTGACAAAGGTGTTACGTATCGTATGCCTGCTCCGTTAGCTAACCGCTTTATCCACTTAGAACTTGCTGTTAACTTTGATGACTGGTTCCAATGGGCAGTTGACAATAAAGTACATAACGATGTTGTTGGTTATCTTACTTTCAGCAAGAAAGACTTGTATGACTTTGATCCTAAATCACCGAGTCGTTCGTTCGCAACACCTCGTTCATGGTCGTTTGTTTCAGAATTGATAGAAGATGAATTAGATGAAAACACTACTACTGACTTAGTTAGTGGTGCAGTAGGTGAAGGCTTGGCTGTTAAGTTTATGGCACACCGTAAAGTTGCGGCTAGCATGCCTAACCCAACTGATATTCTAGCAGGCAAAGTAAAAGAGATGAAGACTAAAGAAATTAGTGCAATGTACTCTTTAACTGTGTCTTTGTGCTACGAACTTAAAGAAGCAAGTGACGCAGGCGACAAGAAGTTTGATGACAAAGTTAATAACTTCCTACGCTTTTCAATGGATAACTTTGATACCGAACTAGTTGTTATGGGCATTAAGCTTGCACTAACACAGTATTCATTGCCAATTGATCCGGACGAAGTAGCATGCTTTGATGAATTCCATGAGCGTTATGGTAAGTATATTAAGGCTGCACAGTCTGCATAATGATCCAAAAGTGAGCTCCAAAGAGCTCACTTTTCTCTTGACACCTAGTGTAAATGTGTTATAATATATACATAAGTTAAAACAATGAGAGGCGCGATATGTTAGATTTTTTACCACAGCATGTAGCAATGCAAATGTCTACAGAAAAGACAGCAAGCAAACTAAAAAACTGGCAACCTGACCCTAATATTACACCCGAGCAACTAGAAGAAATGCGTGTAGAAGTACTCGATCGCATTATTGTTGCACGGGTAGGATTGCTACTGCGTCACCCTTTCTTTGGTAACATGGCTACACGCCTGCGCATTTTGGCAGCAGATGACTGGTTGCCTACTGCGGCTGTAGACGGGCGCAACTTGTATTTTAACACGCAATTCTTTAACGCAATGAACAATAAAGAAATTGAGTTTGTTGTTGCACACGAAATTCTGCACATGGTATTTGATCACTTAGGACGGCGTGAAGAACGTAATCCTATGCTATACAATATTGCTGCCGATTATATTGTAAACAACATTCTTGTGCGTGATCGTATTGGAACATCTCCTAGTATTGTAAACTGCTTTCAAGACTTTAAATACGAAGGATGGATGTCAGAAGAAGTTTATGACGACTTGTTCGAACAAGCTAAAAAGAACGGCGAAGAAGCATTACAGCAACTTGGCGAAATGCTAGACGAGCACCTTGACAACGAAGGTGAAGATGGTGAAGATGGTGAAGCGGGCGAAGAAGGCAAAGACGGAAAAGGCAACAGTATAAGTAAAAAGCCTGCAAAGTACTCTAAAGAGGAAATGAAGCAGATCAAAGACGAAGTCAAAGAGTCAATGATTAATGCCGCACAAGCTGCGGGTGCTGGTAATACTCCTGCGGCAGTACAGCGTATGATTAAAGAGCTTACTGAACCTAAGATGAACTGGCGTGAACTTCTTCGGCAACAAATCCAAAGTACTATTAAAAGCGATTATACATTTAGTCGTCCATCACGCAAAGGACAAATGAGCGGTGCTATTTTGCCAGGAATGAATTACCAAGATACTATTGATATTGCAGTAGCTCTTGATATGAGCGGCTCAATTGGCAATGAACAAGCTCGTGACTTTCTTAGCGAAATTAAAGGCATTATGGACGAATATCAAGATTATAACATTAAGTTGTGGTGCTTTGATACTAAGGTTTATAACGAACAAGACTATAGTTCAGACGGCGGTGATGACTTGCTAGACTATGAAATTATGGGCGGTGGCGGCACTGACTTTATGGTTAACTGGACATATATGAAAGAGACCGGATATGTTCCTAAGAAGTTTATTATGTTTACAGACGGCTATGCTTGGGATAGCTGGGGCGAAGAAGACTACTGTGACACAGTATTTGTTATTCACAGCCACCACGATAAGAATGTACAAGCACCGTTTGGACAGACAGCACATTACGAGTTCAAATGATAAAAAATAAACATCCTAATCCATTAAACTTTTTTAATATTAGACGTATTGAGTTCCCTCCAAAACATTTCGAATATGTTGATGTTCCTTTACGATATAATATCGAAGATTCCATAGTTAAATGGATTGAAACTAATCTTAAAGGTAGATTTTACTTAGGCAAATCTATCAAAACAGATTCTTCAAACTTACTTGCACCATATGTACTAGTAGGTTTTGAAGATCCAAAGGAAAGTTCTTATTTCACTTTGGCATGCCCGTATTTAAAATATACGTAAATACATTAACAATGCACATTCATAACAGGAGATTAAAATGAGCGAAGAAAATACTCAACCAACTGAGCAGCCTGCAGAAGCCCAAGCAAACCCAGTCGATTTAACTGTTCAAGACTTATCAGCACTTAAACAAATTATCGACGTTGCTAGCCAACGCGGAGCATTTAAACCAAACGAAATGGTAACTGTTGGACAAACGTATTCAAAATTAGAAGCGTTTTTAACCGCAGTTCAGCAGTCTGCTGAGGCAGAGCAAGGAGCATAATATGGCTATTAAACATGTAGGTCGATTAGTAAGAAATCAACGAAAAGTAATTGTTGCATATAGAGTAGTTCCTGGAGAAGCAGATAATGCACTAATAGTAACAACAGAAAACTTAATGGCAGACGAACACGATTCTTTAATTAAATTAGTCGAGTCCGATGCTGGACAAAGTGCTTATGAATTAGCAGAAGCAATGTCTAGAACACAACTACCAGACGGTCGTAATATGCTTGCAGGATTTCATACCACAGGAAAGCTATTAAAAGTTGCATCTAGTGAAGTTGAAATGCAACCTGATAATAAGACAACTATTAATCTTGCGGAACTTAATAAAATTATTGCACAACAAAAGGGAGTTACAGTAGAAGATTTAGCTCTTCAGCCTGAAGGCGGCAGACAGACGCCTGAGACTCAGACAACACAAAACCCTGCTGATGCATATATAGAGCCTGCAACTGACGATGTGTTAACTGACGAATCATTAGCGGCACAATATCGTTCGCAAGCAGATGCATTGTTTAAAGAAGCACAATCGCTCCGTAAGCAAGCTGAGGAACTTGTTCCGACTAAAAAGAAAGCTAAAACGAAGTCCGAAGTAAGTGGGTAAAAAATCTGATAATCAGTTACCGCCGGAAGTTGTAGAACATTGGCCTGAAATATTCGGCGATCTCGATGTTAAAGTTGTGCCGTTAGAGTATTTAGATTCTATACGTGTTTACTTTGAAGACGGAAAAGTTTGGGACATTGACTTAGAAAAGTCAATGGAAAAGAACGGTGCCGACTCTTTAGAAGACACGTTAGAAGCTTTATTTGAAGAGTACGATGACTACATTATAAATGTTGATTTTAGACTAAACACTGTTAAACTTAAAGAAGATATTACTAAAAGAACAAAATACTTCTTAAAGAAAAGAAAGTAATAGATAGACATAAATACATATAACAGTTATTCTAGGAGTTTTCATACATGGCTTTACGATTAAGACGTGGTACAGATGCAGAAAGACAAATAATAACTCCGCTTCAGGGCGAGTTAGTATATGCTACCGATACCAAAAAATTATACGTTGGAGATGGTTCTACAGCAGGAGGGGTCTTAGTAGGACCTACAGCAGCAGATCAATTTACTGAACTAGTAGGAGATACTACTCCGCAACTAGGTGGAGACTTAGATCTCAATAATAATAATATTACAGGCATCGGCAATATTAATATTGACGGCACAATAAATGCAACTGGAAATATTGGCTTAGGCGACGATGCATCAGACATTATTAATGTTAACGGTGTAATTAATTCGTCTCTTAAACCTGCTATCGACGGCGGTTATGACTTAGGTACAGGGTTACGTAGATGGAATACATTACACGCAGAAGGTGCAGAAATAACTGGACAACTATCTGCAGACAGTATTGCAGTTACTAATATTATCGGAAGTGATAGTACTGTAATTTATAATAACTTATCCAATGTGCTGACTGTAGGAACTGTTAATGCTACTGATATAACTGGTGCTTTAACTGGCAATGTAACCGGTAATGTAACCGGCAACATTACATCTTTAGGTGTATCAAATCTTGGTACTGCTACAATCGGAACTGTAACGATTACAGGTGGTTCAATAGACGGTGTCGCAATTGGCCAGGACAATCTCATTCCAAGACAAGATATTAGTGCTAACAGAATTGAATCATTTACTGGATTTGTTGGTAACATAGAAGGCGACTTACTCGGAAATGTTAGAGGCCAAGTTACTGGCGATCTTACTGGTAGTGTGTTTAGTGATGACAGTAGTGTAATAATTGACGGTATTAATCAAAATGTTACTGCTAATTTGGCAAGAATAAATGAAATAACTTCTAGAGATGGTACTGGATTTAGTGATAATACTACTAGACTTGCTTTTAATGACACAGAACAAGAACGCATCACGTTTGAAGGCATAACAGATGGTACTTTTAATCGTCTTTCTGTTGTTCCTTTTAGAGCATATAAGGGAACTGATTTAGATAATAAAGCAGATACAACTGCTGGCGATGTTCTAGGCGGCTTTGCTATTGACGGTTATAGAACTACTGGATATGTTAATGCTGTTAACGCATTGGCAGCATGGAAATCAGATGCTGATTTTAACGAAGGCTTTCCAGGCGCTTCACTAACATATTTTGTAGGTAGCAATAACAGTACATTTCCAACACAGTTTATAATGGACGGCGGGCTAGGAACTTTTACTGCTCCGGTGCTAAAATCAGGTTCTTACGCTACAGGAGATATTCCAACCGGTGCCGATGTAGGTCCAGGTTCGATTGTGTTTGATAGCACTACAAACGAATTTAAAGGGTGGAACGGAACAAGCTGGGTAGTACTAGGCTAATAGATGCTTAGGATACTGTGTACCGGCAATCCTAATGATAACGGTATAGCAAAAGAATTTAAAGAAGTTTATCCAAACACAAAGTTTATTTCTAGATCTTCAGGTTATGATTTATTATCACCTGAAGGCTTAGAAAAATTTTCTTCCATTATTCACACGTTTGATGTGTTTATAAATCATTCACAGTTAATACCAGACGGACAACTTACACTACTAAAGATTGCTGCAAACAAACTTAGTAAGGGAAAAATTTTTAATATCGGAAGTATATTAGAATTTGACCAATGGAGTTGGATTGATCCGCCGGCGGCCAAGATTAAAAAAGAACTTAAAGATTTAAGTTTACTATTAAATTCAGAAACTTTAAAAACTACACACATAACTGTGGGAGGTTTAAAAAGTACAAATAAAGATTATATGCGCTTAGACCCTGTAGATGTAGTAACTACTATTAAGTGGCTTATAGAAAGTAAAGTTGAAATTCCGTATCTATACATAGATAATACTTCAGAAGAATTAAAAAAGTATTGGCTTGCTAAAAAATAATGTATATTAATGCTCGTATACTGAATACAAGTCTTTCGTAACTTTTACATCATAAGCGTTTATAGAATGTGCTATCCTACTTATATTATGATATCTGCGCATACGTTGTCTTTCGTACACTAAGACTTCGTCAGTAAGCCATTCGTTAAAAGACTCTTCGCAATCAAAAACAATAGTATGTTCCTTTTTATACATATCTTCTGATATTATAATCGATTGCTCTAAAATTTTTCCTGTGTCAACATATTCTTCTTGGATGTAATCAAAAATATCTTCGTCACTGTGCCACCAACGTTGATCAGTAGAGTTCCGTTGAAATTTAACTTTTACTTCAAACAACCTCAAGTTCCTTAACTTGTACAAATTCTTTAGTTACAAGTATGCAACTAGGTTGAATGTCGTCGTTATATATGTTTTCTTCTGCTACCCAGTTATATGGCTTATTAGGATCTAATGCTTTGCCTATACACATGAAAGATCTAGGTACAACTGTATCGACTGTGTATGCATCGTAGTCGAGAAATAAATGTTCTTGTACTCTTTTTACTCTTGGATCAGGATAATTAAATGTATTGCTGTATGCAAATTGGTAACCTGCACTAATTGCTGTAAGAGCAATATCAGCATATAATCTACCCATATGTAAATAATGTATTAAATCGTATTCTTTTGGAGGAACACTTAGTATTAGTGGAGCTTTCATTTGTGGTGCACCGTCGCACATATCGCCCGAAGACTCCCAATATACTGCTAACGCTCTTAATTTTTTAACAACAGCAGGATCGTCTACAAGTATTTTATGTCCGTTATAAGAACTAAGGAATGTATCAATCTTGTTTTCAAGAACATCTAGTGTATTAGCATCAACTTTTTGATCCATGTCAAAGCTTCGATGTGCATGTTTGTGTGTTGCATATACGCTTAGATCGTCATTTGAATCTATATTAGCACTATTAATTACTAACTCAACAACTGAATCTCCGTCGACACTGTACTCGATTCCTTTGCTTTTTAAGAAAAATTCTATTTGACCTATAGCAATACCAATATGTTCTGCCTTTTCAAATGCATGAAATCTTTCAGGCATAAATTCTTCATCTTCTCTTCTAGGATCAATAAAAAGATATTTGTTAGTTGGTGTAAATGTTAATTTTATATTATCAGCTGAAGGTTGAATATTACAATGATAATAAGTTCTGCCGCATCTGCATGGTGCAAGATAAATTAGTTTTTTAATAGTGTCTAAAAGTTTCATATGAGTACTCCAAATTTTATATTGTATTTATGCGTTTGAAGGTTGTCGGTCTTCCATTAAAAATTTAAGGATATATGCTATTGGTGCGCTAGTGTCAACTTCCCACCATTTAAAACCTAAATTTATTGCTTTAGGCGAACTGTGATGATTATTTTGTAGTAAGCCACTGAACACTCCTAAGAACAAATAATGTAATATTAAATTGTTGTTAGAATCGTCATTGGTATCTTTTAAGCGGTAAGTTAAAGGAAAGTCTTTTAAATGTGCTATTCCAGCTGCCATCATTCCTAACATCATAATAAATCTTCCTAAAAATATTACGTTAAATAATATTATAGGTGCAACTAAAATAAGAACTGCTATAGTGCATGTACTAATTATTAAAGAATACTTTTCGCAAAATCTTGTAAAAGGATCATCGATAATATTAGAGCACTGTCTGTATCCGTTATCAATAACTTTTTCTGGCTTAGGTATTTGGAAGTCACATAAAAATTCTAAAGGTAATGTACTTGCAGAACCGTACCAGAATTCTTTCCAGTTTACATTATCTGCTTTCCCTTGATCAGAATACATATGATGTGCAGGGTGCCACATACAGAGATATCTTACAGGCCCGTGTGACTGATTTACACTATTCAACCATGTTAAAGTTTTATATGTCCAAGATTTAGTGTTTATTTTAAAAACATTATGAGCACATATTCTATGTGCAAAAGTTTCTTCTACAGTTATTGCATAAACTAACGCAATAATTAACCAATACCATTGGTTAGAAAAATCTAAAAGTATGCTATAAAAAACGAATGCTCCAGCACCTATCATACCGAATACAAGTAAAAGTCTATATGCAATTTGATATTTGTTACGTTGATAAATTTCAAGATTGTCCATACAAATATTTACCTTAATAAATATATAGAATGACTTATAATGAATGGAGATAAAATGAAAATATCAAAAATTCCAGGCCTTGGAAACTACGGAGTGTTCATTGACGGCGTTAATTTTGAGAATTTAACAGATGAAGAATGGCTCGAAATTGGAAAAATTCATATGCAAAATCTTGTTACTATCATTAGAGATTGTAACTTAAAGTGGGAAGATCAGTCCGACTGGTGTACTAAGTGGGGCGACACACGTTATAACATTCGCTATAACATCCTTAAAAAATATCCAGGTAAAACATTTAGTCAAGTTATTAGAATGGCTTTTGCTAATGATTCGTCAGTTGACGATATTGATAAAGTACGTTTAACTAATATTGCACGTATGCAAGAAACAAGCGTTGACGGGAAAAATGTAATGCGGGTTACTGGTAAGCGTGACGAAAACGGAAATCCTTTAGGCATGTTTGCAGAAGGCGAGCTGCTTTGGCATTCAAACGAAAGTGGTACACTTACCTTTACTCCTGGTGTTGCGTTACTTGCAAGCGAAAATACTGTAGGCAGTTCTACTGGGTTCTTAACTACTACTGACTATTATGAAAATGTTTCTGAAAGTTTTAGAAGCGAACTAGACGAAATGATTCTTATGCATAGATTTACACCGGGGAAAATTAATCCTGGACTACGGATGGAACAAGACGAAGTTATGCATGCTAATATGTGTCCAGAAGACGATGTTGAAATACCGATGGTTATTCAAAGTCCCGGTGGCATTAAAGGATTACATTATTCAATTAATACTGTGCATAGAATTAAAGGACTGAGCAAAGAAGATAGCAATAAAGTATTTGACGAAATTAATAAAGGTCTGTTTGTAGAGAAATATCAATACGATCACTGGTATAAAAACGACGGTGACTTTTTACTGTTTGATAACTCTATTACACTACACAGACGACTAGGCGACATTAAAGATCGTCTATGTCATCGAGTACAACATGACTATTCAACGTTACAGGACTGCGCATATCAACCTTATTTTCAAAAAGAATATGCACAAAAATATGTTGAAGAAATTACAGATTTTGTTCGAACTGCTGAGATTAACAACTTTAAGTTACCAGATGCAACATTTATATAAAGATTATTATTTTTCAGAAGCAAAATATTTGAAACTAGATATACCTGTTCCGTACGAGAAAATGCATAAAGAAGCTGTTGCTCTTAAGAATAGGTTTACTAGCCATAGAGATGACGAAACTCATGCAGGTTGGAAAAGTTTAGCACTGTACGGATTATCAGAAGACCGTCACGAAAGTTGGCAAGATTACGGTTATACTAATGCTGTCGAAGCCGCAAAAGATTTTGTTTGGACAAAGGCGGCTACAGAATGTCCGACAATTATTAATTGGCTACAGAATAAATTTCCTAGTAATAGATTTGGCAGAGTAAGACTTATGCTTGTCGAAGCTGGTGGGTTCATTGGATTACACAGCGATACTAATTACAAAATATTAGAAAATATTAATATACCGTTAAATAATCCAAAGGAATGTTTATGGCATTGGGGAGATGGGCAAACTTTTTATATGGAGCCTGGTGGAGTCTATGCAATGAACATTAGTTACGAACATGCTGTATATAATCATAGCGACGAAGATAGATATCATTTAATTGTTGCTAGACACGACAGTACTAATGAATGGAAAGAAGCTATTAACACTGCTGCATTATTAACAGGAACCACAGGACATTACGAAACTCACGAAATAAGAGTTTAGACAAGAGGTCTAAGAACACGCCATTCGTCTGTAGTTGAATGCCAAGTTGGCTGCAATAGATCATTAATGTTAGACAAACTAAACGACTTAACAGGACCGCTCATAATACGTTTCGAATCATCAAACCCGTCAGTTGCTCGCGATGTCATGTGTAAATGTATATCTGGATTAAACTGTTGAAGATTTTTAATTAATCTATTTTCGCAACCTACCCGATATTTAAAACTTTGTGTAGGTGTATATGGACTATGTGTGAATACATCACTTATATTTATAAACGTCTTTTTAGAATTATCGAGCCAGTTTAAATCATACTTTGCCATATAATCTATTAGAATATAATCAAACTCTAAGTTTTTAACTTTGTTCCAAAGTTTTAACCAATTTGGGTATTGTTCTTTAAACTTATTCCACTCTTGCTCTGTGTAATCAATATATTGGTCAATGTTTTTATCAAACCCTGCAGGAAGTCTAGGAAGATTATTTTTATAAAATAAATGATAATCATTTCCGTCCCATTCTTCGACTAACTTTTTCATAAAGTCTAATGTATTATTGTTTATATCAGTAAAAATAACTTTAGTATTTTCTGTTATTCCTAAATTGCATAAATTAGTAACCCAGTATACTCCTATACCTACTGTAACATATTGCTCAACAGGTCCTTCGAAATTAAAATTTGTTTTATGCTGATCACTATTCCAACTGGCAAAGAAGTTGTTTACAAATAAGTGATCATAATAAACTTGCTGTAGTTGATTTACAAATACATGATCCCATTCATAATAGAAATATTGCTTATTATTTCTAATGTTGTTACCTATATCAATAAATTTTTTATCATATTCTAAGCCTTTACTTATAATATTATAACCATGTAATTTTACTTTATATTCTTTTTCAACTGATCCAGGTTTTATCCACACAGGAACTTCGTGATCATCAAACAAGTATTCCTTACTTCGAATAGGCTCAATTTGTTTATGGGTTTCGTCTAGAGATTGCTGTCCTACAGACGGACATCCGATATCTCTATAATCTTTTAAATTTATAAGATATAGCTGATGATGTAACTCATAATAACTATTTGCAAAAAACCCTGATTCGGAACCTCTATGTAACACATGTCCTGCTACAAAAAAATCTTCTTTACATTTTTCTTCAATAGCATTAAAAATTCTATCACTTAATCCAAAATAAAGACCTGTAGATACAACAACTGCGTGAGAATAAAAATCATTTTTAGATACTGTACGCAACAAATCGTCTTCGTCTGTACTAATATAGATATCAAAATCAAACAAAGCAAATCTATGTATCATATAATCAGAAATATTTTTTGATATTGATACTCCCCATGTAGATGGTAATTCGTTGTGCCTGTCTACAATACAACATGCAATTTTCTTGTTATGAGATGTTTTGAATTTTAATGCCATTTAGGGTACCTTTTTAAATTTTCTAAAAACACAGTTGGATTAAATTTCCAAACTTGCTGTGTACACCCTCTGTATTCTATAGTAGAATACTTTTCCCACTCACCCTGTTTTTCAAGTAGTGGAAAGTAGATATTATGTACTTTCCTTTGACTGCCGCCGTCTAATTGATTACTTGTAGCATACATTTTACTATCAATGCCGCACCACTCAATCATTTTTGGAACATAAAACTGACAAGTAGTATTTTGGTGCTGTTGAATATACCAACGTCCTGTACCTAGCCCTTTGCCGTTGTTTGGAATTACACCATCAAGCACACAAGTGCGTGTTAGTATTCTATAAGCATTAGGTCCCATTTCTGGAAAAGTGTGTGCTGCTACACTACCGATTGCACGATTGTCTTTATATAATATCCATACTTGAGATTTTTCTTCGTTGCGAAAACAATCAACCATTGCTTGCTGACTGGCGTTGTTTAAATGGCCTCGTTTTTGTGCTTCTTTATAAAACTCTTGTAAGTCAAGCGTTTTATCGAACGGTACTAATTTATACATTTAACATCCTCAATAAAATTGTTAGGATAATTAGTTCTAAAACTTTCCCAACACAATGTGTTTAATATTTCCCAAGACTGCGGGGTATTCCAATCTATACCTAATGGAGTTAGATATTTTTTAAGTTCTTCTTGACGAGTACTGTAAATATGACTTTCTACATCGCGTATGCTTATATTACTTTCTTTTGCTTCGTATGTAAAGAAGTAATTAATACTTTTTAATTTTTCGCCTACTACAAAGAAACTACTAGGATGCATACTGTATTTCCATAGTCCTAAACTTCTGTGCGCCGATACTATTTCTTTAATTTGTTCTTGCCAGTCAGGTAAAACGCTATCGTAATTTTTTGTTGTACAGTTTGCTCTGTTCCAAAAATCTTTTCCGTCTACAAGTAAATAAATTTTCTTTTCGTTGTAGTCAATATCTTTTATTTCCGGAACATGTTGAGGAAACTTTTTGTACATTAATGTTAGATACTTAATTTCTCTTTCAAATTTTTCTTGCATCAGTGCAGGATCAATTACTTGATTTTGTCCAGCATGATACGTGGTATCATTATGATACCATTGTACAAATGTAGTGTTATCTTCCGACATTAAACTTGTATAGATTAGATTATTTCTAGACAAGCCTTCTCCCGGAACATCGTTGTAATAATAGTAATACTTCATAAGTGTCCGCCGTTAATATAATTTATCATAAATATTATTGATGAACAAGATATCTGACACTATCAGTCTATGCGAACATTGTTATAGACACATACCGGCAATAAAATTAGAACGTGACGGACAAGTTTGGCTAGAGAAGCATTGTCCGGATCACGATAAAATCGAGCACCTGATAGAACCTAATGCTGAATTTTACAAAAATTATCAATATCCTAGACGTGTACTAGATACTTACTTTATAGAACTTACAAATAGGTGCAATCTAGCATGCCCGCATTGTTATCAAATACCAGATAATAAAAGCATCGACGAGTCTGTGCAATATTATGTAGATAAAGTAAAGTCTTGGGACGATGATGGATATAATATTTGTTTTGCCGGCGCTGAGCCTACAGTAAGAAAAGATTTATATGATATAATAAAAGCAATTAATTCTATTGATATGAAGCCGCGACATATTTTTATATTAACAAACGGTGTGAATCTTTCAAGAAAAGAATATGCACAGCAGTTTACAGAATTTGATAATGTAAGCTGGACTGTAGGGTTAAACCATCCTGACTACCAAGGTCACACTGTAAGACATAAACAAGAAGAAGGCATGCGTAACTGTAAAGACTTAGGTCTAGACATAAAAGATGTAAGTTTTACTCTAGAAGGTTTATTCCAAACAGAAGATTGCATTAAAGAAATATTAGATTTTAATAAAGACATATGCAATCATTTTAGAATACGTGTAAGTGCAGACATTGGAAGAAATCCTAAAGAAGAAAAAATTTATCTAAGTCAACTAGTAGGTTATGTAAAAGAACTATGTGTTAAGAATAATTGGACATACGAAACAAACTCGCAATTAGGCATCAGGGCACATTATCCTGTTTTAATTAACGGAGTTTTTATAAAACTAATACAATGGCCTGATGTAAAAACTATAGACTTAGAAGAAATGGAAACAGAGACTTGGGCAGATTTTTTACCAGGAAAACCAATTAGCCCACTTGTTCATCAGGCAATACTAAGAGATGCATCAGTAAATAACGGATTGCCTTTGCACGACACAGTGCCAGAAAAATATAGGAGATAAAATGTCATTTAAAGGTATAGACAAAAAGCCATATCTTGACTTAGAACCATTTTTAGATATGACTACGTTTGATAAGTTGCAACCTGAAATACTAAGAGGATTTGCAGAAGCAAAAGATTTAGCAAAAGAAGGTACATGGATGCGACCCGGTTTTACTTGGGACGACTGTAGCTATAAATTAAACTGGTTACCTATTCCGTATGCTATTGACAAGTTTATGGCATTAGACGACAACGATCCTATTAAAATAGAAGGTATGAAAATGTATGATAACATTAAAGATCATCATACAAGAAATTTATTTACACGTTATTTAAAAATGGCAGTTGGTGCATATGATCCTTACACTTATTACTTTCTTTGGGAAGAAGGTGACTGGAACGACAGAACTGCTGAAAGAAAACCTACACCAGAAGCAGCGTATTTTCCAGGTGCAGTTAAGTGGGTTAACCAAATGGTCGATAATGGTATATTTAAGCATATTGGTAGAGTCATATTTTTCTGCATTGAAGCAGGAGGAATACCTTTTGAACATAGAGACTTAGATGCTAAAAACGGTGTCGATGTAAGATATCCGCATCGTAATGAATTTATACATATTAGACCTAACACTAAAAAAGCGTTTTATGTATGGGATCCGGAAAAGAAGAATAAAACATATCTAAATACAAGAGCCGCTTGGTGGAATGATCAAGACTGGCACGGTGGCGAAATGACAATGGAACCTAGTTATGCACTACGCATTGACGGCAAATTTACAGAAGAATTTCGCACACAATTAGGTATTAATCATTTGGAGAGTTATTAATGGCATTAAAGGTTGTAAACAATTATGCAGACTGGATCAAAGACGAATGGATAGAACACTTTCTTTCTGTAGACGGTTCTTGTTTTCCAAGAGATGCTACAGCCGAGGAAGAGCCTGGTATGGTTGACGCCGCTATAAGAGGCGAGGATCCTAATAGCGGAGTTAGAATTGCAGACGGAAAAGAAGAATGGGGAACTGATTGGGTCTGTTGTATTACATATAAACAACACGAACTTCCTTTTAAAGTTGAAATGCCATTTGACATACCTCATGAACACGAATGGTTTTTTATGAAACTACGCCCAGGTATGGTACAACCAGTACATCAAGATTATGCAGATTACGGAAAAGAGTATGTTGACGGCGTAGCAATGTCAAACAAAAACAATGTTGAAAGATACTTGATACCTTTACAAGATTATAAAAGAGGACATTTGTTCCTTTATGACAATAAAATACTTAAAGACTACAAAAAAGGAGATATGTTCAAACACGACGGCGAAGATATCTGGCACGGCGGAGGCAATATGGGACATTCTACTAGATTAACCTTTAACTTAACGGTGTATCCTAAATGAGTTTAATTTATATTGGAAATTATGCAGACTGGATCTCAGACGAATGGGTTGATTACATTTTAAACAATGACGGCGAAAGATTGCCTAAAGCAATACCTAAAGATATAGTAGAACAAACTTGTTTTGTAGGTAATGATGATTTTCACGGTAGAGAAGAATGGGACTTTAATGATACAGTTTGTCACTCATATAAACAAGAACAATTTCCGTTTAAACTTATACTACCAGAAATAGAAGAAACCTATACAGATAATGAATGGTGGTTTGTTAAGTATAATGTTGGAAAAGTACAACCGGTGCATCAAGACTTGCCAATAGAAGATGGATTAAATGTTAATCGTTATTGGATGCCTATGCAAGACTTTAAAGAAGGGCATATATTCTGGTATGAAAATGAACAAGTAAGCAATTATAAGAAAGGCGATTTGTTTAAGTTTCATAAAAGCGATGCTTGGCATGCTGGAGGTAATATGGGACATTATACTAGACTAGTGTTTAATTTTACTACATGGAGTGCTAAATGAAATCACTCAAATATATAGGAAACTATTCTCACTGGATTAATCCCGAATGGGTAAGGTATATGTTAGAAAACGACGGTGTTCCTCGTCCGTGTAACAAAGAATCTGAGAACGATTTTGAAAACCATATTTTTAACAAGTTTAAAAACGCAGGCTATGATCTTACAACGGAATGGAGTTGTTTTTTTGAAAAAAACGATTTACCATTTGATATAGAAATGCCAGTCGAGAATGCTGTTCTTTGGTGGTTCATAAAACAAAAACCCGGTCAATATAGCCCGTTACACGTTGATCAAGAAGAAGAGGAAACTACAACTGTAGCACGATATTGGATGTCAATGCTGGATTATCAACCGGGCCATCTGTTAATCTGTAATAATGAATTAGCCATCGACTATAAAGCAGGAGATATGTTTATGTTTACTGATCCGGATCTGCTACATGGATCGAGTAATATAGGATTTTCTACTCGACTTGCCCTAAATATTACACAAAGGATAATTAAATGATATTTTTAGATAACTATAGAGAATTCGTTACAGACGAAATAATGGATGCTATGGAAAATCGCACAGGTGATGTTGTTCCAGTATGGCAGCCAGATAAGTGGAAAGATCATCCTATGCTAGACGAAGCTCGCGAAAAAACAAGAAGCGGGTATGCTGATAGAGGAGATGTGTTTCATCAATATGCTAATAGTAGTCCTGATATAAAAGGTATAAATGTTGAGCTTCCTCCGCTAGGCGAAGAAGAAGGTAGAGAAAGTTATTGGTGGTTTATAAAATTGCTACCAGGACAATTTCAACCTATGCATTTTGACCCACAATTAGTATATGCAGAAGATCCACAGCGTTACACTTTATTTTTACAAGACTGGCAACCTGGACACATTTATCAATACGAAGATAAGATGATTAGTAACTATAAAGCCGGTGATTTATACAGATGGAGTGACCCGATGTGTATACACGGTGCAGTTAATATTGGTTTTAAACCTAGATACACTTTTCAGATAACAACTTACAAAGATTTGTCAAAATCCTTATAAAGGATTTCCTAATATATGTAACATATATTTAGATTTTAATCCGCCATTAATTCCACAATGCCAATCTTTATAATTATTCCATTTTACTATTTTGCCTTGTAGCATATTAAAGTAATAATCATCGTTAATTATAAACACATGACCCATTGCAGGCGGTTCAATGAAACAACTATATCTAACAATATCGCCACCTTGTAAATACTCTTCTTCGTTATCGTCAACATCCCAGTGCCAAGGTGCAAAGTATCCTGGCTCTATTTTACTAATCCAAGATCGCAATACTTTAATATGCAACCCTTCAGATAGTTCATCTATAATTTTTTTAGAATAGTGGGTCTTAGGGTAATAGTTAATCCATTTAATTGCACTAGGATTAAAGTTTGCTTCTTGCCATAACTTATAAATGTCTGTATATCCCGGTGTATCTAGATTCCATTTACTTGGATCAGCAGTAATACTTACACCGTCTTGTTTTTCTAAGTCATCAATAACATTGTTCCAATCAAAAAATACACGCTCATATATTCTTTGTAATGCATTATGGGGCCATATTACATGTTCGGCTAATGCTCGTTTAAAAAATTTTCCTAAGTTTAAAGAATCGCCTTCTGACGCTTCTTTGAATCTACCACTTTCCATAGATTCTTTACCCATCATACCTTTTATTTGCTCAAAGGAAATATAAGGATCATCTTTATGTGTACATGCATACATATCAAATGTTTTTAATTGTCCTTTACTATTAAAGAAAAAACAATGAGGATACAAACTAGTTTTATAATGTCCACTTTTTGTAATATCATTAATTATAGTAAAGAGTTGTTCTTGCCAATCAGGAAATTGTTTGTCTATATCACCTTCACCGTATATAATGTCATTGCAAGTTTCGTTATGCCATTCTATAAAAATTTTTTTATTGGTATAATCTATAGACAATACTTCTGGACACCAGGCATAGTTTTTAAATAATTTTAGGTATTTTAATTCTCTTTCAAAAAAGAAATCCATTAGATCATTTGTAAGTACCCTTCCTTGTCCGTCTCGTTTTTGATATTCACTGGCTTTATCCCAGTGCATACATAAAATTTTTCCATCCGGACTCACAAATGGAGTATATAAATTATTATTCATTGTCCTGTCAAATGATTCAGGATCAATTTTTAAAAAGTGTTTCCAGTCTTTAGTATCATACATTTAAAGTAAACTCGCTTGGTAGTATATCTTGAATATCTTCTATGTTCTCTTTTGTAGTTTTGAAATTAACGTTTCTTGGTGCATATTTGAAGTCTTGTATAAGTCCTAGTTTATTTGCTTTGTTAAGCCAAGGACTTACTCTTTGGTCAAAAATATATCTACAGTCTTCTTGATCTACTGTTTTAGGAATAGTAATACTTACTTCAACAGGCTTGTCAAGTATTACTTTGTCAAGTAGTTTTCTTATTACTAACTGATATCTAGTCCGATTGCCAAAATTTGCCGCAGTGTGTATACTTCCTGCATCCATTTCCCACCAAATACCATCAAAATTTAAAGGCGTTAGTTTTTCAGTTTCTAAATTAATAAGAAAACAGTTATTGCCACTTAGATTAAGATGATACCTGTCATCAATATCTGCATGTGATTGATAACACTCGCCAGGTTCTAATTTAATTAATCTAGCTTCTCCCTTATCTTCTACCAGCAAAGTATTATAAATTCTTTCCCAAACTGTATCTTTAAATTCATCAGCTATAACCCATGGGTCATAGAAAAAATTTCCTGTAGGTTTGTTAATTGCAGTCCTAAAAGATTCAGAAGGTATCGAATCTAACCCGTCTTTAAGGAAGAGAGGAGGAACATTATATTGTGTCATTGTTAACATAGAAATATTTATCTGCGCAGTTAACTCAGGTAAATACGATGTGAATATACTTACAGCAACAACATACACAGAAGACTGGCTAGACACTGATAGGCCGCAGCCATTAACCGATAAAACTATAGAACGTCTAATACAAGAAGTTATGCAAAATGACTTTAGTAAAGACACTAGTGATCAAGTGTACAAAGATTTTATTAAAGAGTGCGAGGCTTGGATTCAACTAATGCCACAAAACAATTTGACAGGATTTGAAACATTCAGTCGAAAAGATATCTGTATTGGTTGTACACAATTTATAGACAATCAATATATGGTCGGAGATGTACAAACACTAAAAGGCGATTATAAATACCATCAACGATTAGGAAATACGCCTGTTACTATAGACACATTAAAAGATAACATTCCTCTTATACTTGCATTGCCGTTTCCTAGCACAGGAGACATTATACAAGACGTTGACAAATTATTAGACTTATGCTATAATATGAGTATACCTGTACACATAGACGGAGCGTGGATTACTTGTTCAAGAAATATTAATTTTAATTTTAATCATCCTGCTATAAAAAGCGTTGCTATTAGTTTAAGCAAAGGATTAGGACTAGGTTGGAACAGAATTGGTGTGCGTTGGTCAAAAGACACTACTGATTCAATTAGCATCATGAATGACTTTCGTATGAATAATAGAGTGCTTGCAATGGTAGGTTTACATTTTTTAAAAAATACAAGGCCTGGACATCTTTGGAGCACTCATTTAGAAAACTATTCAAAAATCTGTAAAGATTTTAATTTAAAAGAAACTAACAGTATACATATTGCTAAAGATCGTAGTGGGTCTCCAGTAGGAGTAAGCCCATTACTAAGGTACTTAGAAAAATGAATTTATTTTTTGACAAGAAATGGAATAATATTGCTGTAAGTGTTAGCGGCGGTGCAGACAGTGCATTACTATTATATCTACTATGCAAAGAAGTTACTAGTCAGACAGTTCATATTATCAATAATGTAAGATGTTGGAAAACTAAACCTTGGCAAGAACACGATGCAGAATATGTTATAACATGGATTAGAAAAAGATTTCCAGCAATAAACTTTAAACTACATAAAAACTTTATTGCTCCTGATATTGAATACGGAGAAATAGGACCTAGTATCAAAGACGAATACGGTAAAATAGTAAGTGGTGATAATATACAAATAAGATCGTATGCAGAATACGTATGCTTTAAAAATAATGTTGATGCTTACTATAATGGTGTTACTAAAAATCCAAATGAAAACTTAGGCGGAATGATAGAACGAGATATTGAACCTACAGAAGAAAATAAACATTTACTTATAATGGAACATATGGAAAGATATGCTATTCATCCATTTCGTTTTACTAGCAAAGATAAGTTAATTGAAAAATATAAACAAGAAGACATTGTAGATTTATTTAATATTACTAGAAGTTGTGAAGGAACGTTTGATTGGTTAGATTATAGAAACTATAAAAAAGGCGAATTAGTTCCTGTCTGTAATGAGTGCTTTTGGTGCAAAGAAAGAGATTGGGCAGTAGATAATGCAAAATAAATCATGTACATTCTGTATGCATCCTTTTACAGGACTTGCAACACGCAGTGACGGTGCTGTCATGGCTTGCTGTCGTAGTCATCCTGTAGGTAATATACAAGAACAAACTCTTGAAGAAATTTGGAATAACGATACTATGAAACGTATTCGAAAACAAGTTTTAAATAATGATCGTCCTAGCGAATGTGCGCCATGCTTTAACCTTGAAGATCAGGGGGTAGAGAGCTTACGACAGCGTCATATAGCAGGAGTAATACCGGAAGCTAGGGTCAACTTATACCCTGATGCATTAGACGCATTAGACGAAGATTATAGCATGCCTTTCGAAATTCCTACTATGGAAATTAAGCTCAATAACTTGTGCAATTTAAAATGTCGTATGTGTCATCCAATGGATAGTACTAGTTGGAATGACTATAAAGAAGTAGAAGAATTTTATGTGAAAGAAGGTAACTTTATGGTTGAGGAAATACGTAAGCTCAACTTAATGAAAAAACCTTATTTGGACAAATTTGATGACAATCCAAATTGGTGGAATAGTTTTGAAAAGTTATTGCCTTACTTTAGACGTGTAGAGTTTGCTGGGGGAGAACCATTAATGGATCCGCAACATTATCGTATACTCGATATGTTGGCTCCATACGGAGAAAACATTGAACTAAAGTATGCTACTAACGGAACAACTACCGGTATTAAAGGTGGACGTACTATACACGACTATTGGCCCAAGTTTAAAACAATCGCACTTAATGTAAGTATAGATGGTATAGGCGATAGTTACGAATATGTACGAGGCAATGGCAAGTTCGAAGACATTATGGAGAACATAAAAGTTTTTAAAACTTTTCCTAATATTACAAGAATAGTAGGTGCTGTTGCTGTACAAGTTAGTAATGTATTAATACTAGATAAAATGATAGAACACTTTCTTAACAATATAGGAATTGTATTTTACACAAACATGGTAAATTATCCTAGAGTATTATGTCCACAAGTATTGCCCGAAGAATTAAAGCTAGAAGCAATTAGACGATTAGAAACTATAAAATTAGATGTTCCTAACTTTTATTATGTAAAAGAAAATCCAATACTATTAAATATTACGCTAGGTCAAATAGACGGAATAATTAATTTTATAAAAGCAAACGATCAAAGCAATTTATGGCAAGACACTATCGAATACAATAAAAGATTAGATGCAAGCCGTAATCAGTCTTTTCTTGATGCTACACCAGAGTTTAAACCATATGCATAGCATAGAAAATCGTTGGGGACACCATACCAGTATTCATGTCGAATGGAATATTGGCAAACGCTGTAACTTAGATTGCGCTTACTGTCCTGCTGAAATACACGATAACTTTAGCCCTCACACTGATCTAAATGTTATGGTTAACACAATCTATGAATTGGAAAAGATTAATAAACCAATACGACTAAGTTTAACAGGAGGCGAACCTACTGTACATCCTAAAATTAATGATATCTTAGAATGTGGAAGTCAACGACTACAGCGGCTAAGTGTTACTACAAACGGATTGCGTTCGCCAGAGTGGTATATTAAACAACCTGTAGATCAATGGGTATTTAGTTTGCACTTTGACAACGAACATAGCCGAAGAGCAGGCGAAAATATTATTAGATATAGTCAGTTACTAGACATGGAGGGCAAGGATACGCTATTTCAAGTTAACTTAATGTGTCATCATGAATATATGAATCAAGTACGCGATGTAGCATCATTGCTTGAAAGTCATCGTATTCCGTATGTGTGTAGACGAATACGATGGACTGATGCTGACGATCGAGAATGGTTTGACGATATGAGGTATAACGGACAAGACTTAGAATGGATACTTAGTAAAACTGCAACTGTGAAGGCAAACTGCGTCATAGACGGAAAAGATATGATACATGCTAATGATATTATTAAACATAAACTAAATCAATTCGAGGGCTGGACTTGTAATGCAGGTTTAGAAAGTCTGATGATCAATTGGGACGGCGAGGTTCATCGTGCTACTTGTAGAGTAGGCGGTAGTCTAGGAAATATTTATAATGGTACGTTTAAACAACCTTTAGAACCAATTACTTGTACACGTAAGTGGTGTACTTGTGCTGCTGATATTCCGTTAACTAAAGTTTCTTCTTAGTTAGATGTGTTTCAGGAGCACAAATACAATTAAACTTTGAACATATAGTTGGCTTTATTTCCGTATCAAATTTTTGTTCGAAGTCGTTGTCAAGTATGTTGTAGTAATAATTCAAACCGTAAAGAAACTCTCCACAAGATCCTTTAAGTGTTCCGTCCCAATTAATAAAGATACTATCTACGCCAATGTTGCAACTCCATCCTTTAAAATTGTTCCAATTTTTATTAATGTAAGTTCCGGACTCTGCTCTTACCTTTTTATTGTTTTCTAGTGTAGCAACACTTTCAGTATATCTAATTTCACCGTTTGCTATAAGATTTCTGTTATTCCAAAACCATTTAAAATTAGGTAATTGTTTTATACCCCATTTCATATACTTTTTCTGTTCCGGAGTATACTTTAAATCATCAGTGGTTATTATTCTAATGTCGTTTAACGTAGTTGATTCCGTTTCTATTACTTCTGCTACTGTAACAAACCATTTGTGTTTGCTGTTCCTTTTTAAATATTCTACAGCATCTACACAATCGTCCCAACAAGTAGGATCCATCAAAACTTTTACAGTAATTTTCTTTCCTAAATCATACATAGCATCTGCTACACCAATTGTGTGATCTAAGTTTGCCTGAGCAACATGATGTGTCAAATGAATATTGTCTACGAGGTGTCCTTTTTCTTTCCACCACCGCAATGTTCGTGACCCATTAGTTATAAGACTAATATAAACATTGTGATCTTTTTTAATTTCTTGTACGAATATATCAAGATCTCTCCAAAGTGTAGGCTCTCCCCCCATAATTTCAATATGTGTTTTTGTTTTTCCTAACTGCTCTTTATAAACAGTTAACAAATGTTTGAAGTTTTTTATAATAAGATTTATATCTTTAGGGCTAGGATAGTCCCCGTCATTACTACCTGGAAAACAGTATCTGCATTTAAAATTACAAACGTTATTAGGCATCCATCTAATATCTAGATAAGAGTCTTCTCTAGTAGATTTTATCTTAATAGGGGTTGTCATAGCAAATGTTTCAATTCTGGAAATACTTCTTTTGCATTTAAGCCTCTAATTTTATCAAGGTTATTAACATAATCTTTAAAGTCAGGTAATAAGTGTGAATGATCTTCTGCGTCGATAAATCTTAATATACCTTCCCAACGTTTCCAACCATAAGGATTTTCGTGCCAAAAGTTATCATCTTGTGTATAATTGTCCCAAAGCCACTGTTTAAACTCTGCAAACTGTTCACGTATTTCTTGTTTGTCTTTTTCAGGTAATATCCTTGCACTTAAAAATGTAGGAATGTACAGTAAATGTAGATTAATTATTCCGCCACCTGCTTCATAGATATCTGTTTTAAACTTATTAATTTTCTTATAGCCTTTAGTAAGTTTCCATTTTGCAAAGTGAACAATATGTTTTACATTTAATGCCTGTACTGCACAGGCAATATGACAATGTATATGATCCGGAGTATTATCCATTAACTCTAAACTACGCTCTACATCTTTCCACTTAGTAGGGTATCTAATATAATAGTTACGTTCGTCGACTGCATCTAAACTAAATGCAAATCTAACTTGTTTAAATTCTGTCCAAATATCGATCATATCTTGATTTACAAAGACACCATTAGAGTTATATCGTAAACATATATTTTTAGCATATCCTCTTTTAATTATTTCTAATAAAAATTTTCTATGTTCTTTAATCATTAAAGGCTCACCGCCAGCAAAATACAACTGTTTAATATGTGGTATTTGTTCAAAAATTTCTTCCCAAAGTTCTGGCTTTTCGTACCATTTATTATTAAACTTTGTTTTATCCCAACTTATTTGTCGTATAACTGTTTGACTGTTTGAGGTTGCTATAATCTTTTCGTAGTCTTCCATCCATCGACTGCTATCGTGCGGACTACACATTACACACTTCAAGTTACAAGTATGACCTAATCTTAAATCAAAATATTGTATTTCGTGCGGAATCTTTCCATCTTCGCTTGTATCTTTTATTAGCTGTGCAAAATCCAACCCATCGTTGTTCCATTCATGTAATTCCCAGAGACGTTTACTTACAACTCCGTTTGATTCTTCTTCAAAGCACTTTGTACAACTAGCAGGTATTTTACCTTCTATCATTGTTTTTCTTACACTACACATGTAGTCATTATTAAATGCTTCTTTTAATGAATCTTTACCAAAGTTTGCAGGCTCACCATTTTCCATTTTAACAAGACCAACTTCGTGATCTCCTGTATGAGCACCTGATGCATTTGTTACACAGCAAAGTCTAGCATCACCGTTAGGTCTTGTTGCTATATGTATCCAAGGAAGTGCGCAAAATGTATAAGATCCTGTTTTTTCAAAAACATCTCGCTGTCCTTTTCCCATTCGACTATTTTCGTCTTGTAGCCAATATAAATCTTTCATAGCTCTTCCCTACTTGTAAATTGGTCCTGCGGCGTAGAAAACAATTCAGGTTGTATTCCGCAAGCTCTGCCGCAAGTAATTAATTTTTTATCCGTCCAATAACTATTCCAAACATTTTGATATTCGTCTGAATTAATAATATCCTTCAACGGTTTTTTCTTTACGTCTAATGCGTCTATACCACCTAGTGATTTAACTAAGTCAAAATATTCTGCATAAATTGCTTCTCGAATTTCATGTAATTCGTGTTCCAAATCTTTAGGATGATACGGAATCATTGCAAGCCAACAACACGGAAATACATGCCCATAAGAATCTATGTAAACTTCTTTTACATGTTTTGCATAACAATTAATTTCTGTTTTTTCTAAAATACTTTTATAATTTCCAATAATATCGGTATCAACAATTTTAATAGTTGAATGTTGACTTGGTTCTAAATAATAATCAATATTACCTTGTTTATCCAAGACTTTAAATTTAGGTTCCATTAACCACCGCGAACTATCTTTCATTGTAAAGTATTCAAACCCTATATCAATTGCTCGATGTCTTGCTTCTTCTACTTGATGTTCGTTATGTTTAAATCTTATATAAGCCCATTCTGCAATGCCGCCGGCATCTATAAATGCTTTTGCATTTTCGATTATTTTTTCGTAACTAGTACCAATTCTATAAATTGTTTGTGTATCTTCTAATCCATCTATAGCAAAAACTACTCTATGACTATTAGGCATAACTTTTGCTAAGTTTGTCCACCATTCTTTGCTTCTTAAACTACCATTAGTATGTATAGTAATTTTGATATCTTTTTTAATAGAAGTAGTATACTCGACCATTTCGAGCAATTGGTCGTTCAATAATGGATCGCCATAGTTTCCACAAAAGTAAACATTTTCAATTTGCTCTATAACTTCTGGAGATATAATTTTTTTATAGTCATCAAGTGTCCATCCACGTTTATTAATATTAGGATTTTTAAGTCCTCCGTGAATATTTCTAGTACACATAGGACAACTTGCTTGACAGTTATTTGTAATTTCTAAATGGATTTGTTTAAGTTGATTAAAGTTTATCATTATATCTACTTATCGCTCTACCTGATCTTCGACCCGTGTTAATGGAGTATTTTTTCCGCATAATACAATACATGCAGGAGATGTTTTGTTACTCCATTCTCTTTGCCAAATAGTTTGCCATTTAGGATCATTAACAATATTTTCTAAACCTTTTTTTGCATCTAATGCTTGTAATCCGCCAAGTTCTTCTACAATTCTATAAGTTTCCTTTTGTGCAATTTTTCCTACATCTACAATAGATGAATGCTTATATACATCATACTTTTTATATAAAACTTCATCATAGTTTGCATATAAAAAACTACCAAGCAGACAGCACGGTAATACTGTAAAGTTAGCATCTATATAAATTTCTTTATCGTGTAACACCATACAATTAACTTTTTCTGCTTCAGGCCAAGATTTGTAAGATAACAAATCATTTTTATCAAAGAACTTGATAGGTGTAACATCTGGCTGATCTAAATAATGTGTTACATTGCCTTGTTTATCTAATACTGGAAAGGTATCTCCAAATCGTTTGCTGTTTTTAACATGAAACTCTGAAAACCCAAACTTTCTAGATATAATTTCTGCGTCTTTTACTTGTTCTTGGTTATGTTTAAATCTTATAAACATCCATACTGCATATCCACCGGCTTTTGCAAATGCTTGTGCATTTTTAGTAATCTTATCATAGTCTGTTCCGACTCTATATAAACTATGCGTATCACTAAGTCCATCTAGTGCAAATTCTACCTTGTGACGCACTGTAAGCGCCTGTGCTAGGCGTTTCCACCAGCCTAGTGTTCTTGTGCTACCGTTAGTAAAAATAGCAGTTTCTAGTTCAGGATTTTGCTGTTTAATATAAGCACACATGCTAATTAAATCATTATTAACTGTAGGTTCTCCAAAATCTCCGCAAAAGTCTATACGCTTTAATTGTTGTAAAATTTTTGGTGTAAATATTTCTTTAAAATCTTCTAATGTCCAATCATGACTAGTTAGATTAGGATTTTCTATACCGCCGTGAATATTCCTTAAGCACATTGGACAGCTAGCTTGGCAACGATTGGTTATTTCGACTTGTGCCTTTTCTAAATTTTCAAAGTTAAACATCTACTGCCTGTCTTTTATTTTTTTGTATATATAATTTGCGTACTCTATATGATATTCTTCTTTAGGATGCGTGTATGTATGCAATTGACTAGAATCATCCCAATTAACTAAATCATTAAAAGAAAAGTAGTTATCTAATATAGAATTAAATTCTTTAACTGAGTTATATGCATTTAATAAATTGTATTCTTTAAACTTGTTAATGTTATTGTGTAACTGAGTTAAAAACGGGGTGAATGCAAAAACTTGTAAAATATTATGTTTTTTTGATAGCATTTCTAGATACTTTATATCTTTAAACCATCGAAACATATCGTTAAAATCGTTAGATACATGTAAAACATAATCTTTATGAAACGATTTCGACGGCCATCTTAATCTGTGCGATAGCTGTGAATTCCACTCTTTTGGTAGGCCGCCTGGACAACAATGATGTTTTTTGCATTCTTTGTCAAGATAGAACCATCTCGAACTTTCTGTATGAGCAACAATTATAAGATCAGTAGGTTTTATAAAACCTCTACTAATATCTTCCTCTAAAAAATATATAGACGACTCACTATTACTTCCTGGATAAGCTCTATTAACTACGTCAACATTAAGTTTGTTTGCTAAATGCTGCGGCCAGGCGTGATTATGTTCTCTACTGTCAATATATTCAAGAGAGTATTTGCTTTCAATTTTGTCTCTCCAGAATTCGACTCCCTTTGCTTTTATTTTATTTATTTCAACAAAATTTAAAGATGGCATTAGTTCGTAATCTGCAAGTTCAAATCCTGAAGTAATACTACACCCATATGCTACTATTCTATTATACATTCTTCTTTTTACCTATAATCATATAACGAGTATACTTAGGGGTTTTAAATTCGCCTCTCCAGTATGGTTTGATTTTACTCATGCGCATAAAGTCATCTTGATCAGTTGCACAACGAATGTGCTCGTCTAACTCAAAGTAGTTATTGCTTTGTATTACAAATAGCGCATCGTCTGGTTGAATGTCTAACCACTGTTCGTATTGTTCTTGCGTAATGTGTTCGCAGCTTGTGTTAATAACAATGTCAGCAGGTTCTGTGTAAGTACACATGTCTGCGGTTACTGCATCAAATCTTCCTGCTATTTCATAGTTTTTATTAACTGTGTATGCAGTTTCTTGGCAATCTTCATCAATGTCAACACTTGTAATATGCTCAATGCTTAAACTGCTATTAAATAAGATACTAGAAAGCACACCATTCCAGCCGCCGTATATTACAATACGAGCATCATCGTCAACGTAGTTTACACGCAGTGCGTCAGCAAGCCATATCTTGCTGTTGACTTGTCCTTTCCAGAAGCTTTCAAGTGTACGGTATTTGTCATCGCTGTTGCGAATTGCATCCATCCAGAATAATACATCTTGTATATCTATTTTCATATTTTTCTCTTTGGTAGTTTACTATCTGCACTGCTTACACAGCTAGGAGTAACGCACTTACGTGGTGCTTTAAACAGCTCAAATCCGCCGTCTAACGTGCCTAAGGGTTCATCGTGGCAACTGTAGCTGCGTTTAACTTCATTACTACGTATAACGCATCCTTGATAGCCTGCATTACATTCCCATCCTTTAAACTTATTAAATCCAAATGCATTAAAGCGTTCTGCTTGATCTATGTAGTACGTTTTTCCAGTGCTGTCTTCTAATTCAACTTGCAGTAAAGGAATTATTCTTTTAAATTCATCTGGGATTTTTTGTGGGAACCCTTTTTGCATGGTTTCGATTTCATTGGTTGTGTAACCATGTACCACACTACTGGCGGTAGGATCGGACTGGGGTTTGAGAGTGACATTAATACCTCTGGCGGCAAATCGCTCCAAGCGTCCGTAAAGCTCTTCGAACATTTCCGGAACCATAACTTGATTGATTGTAACATAAACACCTTCTTTCATAAGTTGAAGACATTTGTCTCCAAATTCTTGTTCATTAGCAAACTCTGCGTGATAGCTCGCTGTTATACTTCTACGTTGCAGAGTGCTTGTAGTTTCTAACCACTTGTTCCACCATTTGCTTCCCGGGCTAAGATTTGTTGTCATGTGGATACTTTGGTATTCGGGTGTTGCATCACTGCAATAATGCTCTATGAGCTCCCCAAAGTATTTATATGCCGTAGGCTCGCCTCCACTAAAACTAAAATGGAAGTCTGTAAATCCGTTATCTCTTGCCTGTCGCTTTATTTCAGTTAATGCAGTTTTGTATGTTTCTAATGTTTGATGGTCGGGTGTACTACTTCTTGCATAAGGCCAGCAGTAGCTACAATTGTAATTACAAAATCTCGCAAGGATCCAAGACACTGTAAACAAGTTAGTGTCTAACAAGGTTTTTTGTCCAAACTTTGTTATGTTGTCAAAAGGTATGTTTTGAAAATTCTTCATATAACCAATCAAAGTCGTTAATTAAATTTAGTTTATCCGGATAATGCTTATTGTCATTACCCCAATTACGGCCGCTACATGCACCATGTATAGCATATTTTCCGTATAGTGCATCGTGCCCTACTTCGCACCATTGTTTAAGTCTTTCTTCTGTTTCATTATCTACTTGTCCACGGATTGTTTTACTTGCTAATTTACAGCATTCTCTAAAAGCACTTTTCCATGTTGAAAAGGCGTCTGTGTTAAATGTTGTGATGTTACTTACACTTTCCATAGCATTAAATTTAGGACTAATGCTTGTAGTCATGTCAGTTTTAGTAACGTCCATGTTAAGTGTTTCTCTTACCGGAAACAGTTTAATTCCTCCGTAACCATATTCTAAATCATTAATAGGATTACGACTGCGCCAAACAAACACTTGATCTCTTTGCCATTTAGGAACTTGATGTTCAAACACAAAATCTTCTAATACTTGTGCATCCCCGTCTACAACAAAAAACATATTTGTTGTACATAGCTTTGCTGCTTCAATGTGTGCTTGATGAATGCCTTTTACACCGTGTACTCGTTTTGCTCTAGGAAAACGGTCTGTAAGCAAACGATAGTTATCATCTGCGTTAGGTTCATTATAACTAATAAACACAATGTCATATGGTTTAGGCGTACTAACAGTTATATCAATTTCTTTTTTATTTACAAAGAACCTATAATCAAACTCACGTTGTGCAAGTGACTTATCTTTGTGTATTAGAAACACACCGTCGTGGTACTTGCCGTTTTTAAATACGTGTATGTTTTCACGTTCGTAGTAAGGTATATGATAGTTAAAGTCCCAGTCTACGTCTACGTCATTAGGTATTACATAAAAGAAGTCTGTGCTAACTTTTTGTCCTAATTCACAAAATTCTTCATATGTGTTGACTACAATTTTATCATATTCTAATGCATCGCTTGCAATTACGTCATGTTCTTTTTTATTAGTAATAAATTTATACTTAAATTCTCGCTCGCTAATAGGTGCATGTTTACTACATAGAATAATACCATCGTAGTATTCGCCGTTCTTAAATACATGATTTATTTTTCTATCGTATTCACTTTCATGACTAAAGTACATTTCAAAGTTAAAATCATCACGTACTTGAACATGAGAAGGTATCATCCAAAACATCTCTGTAGGACAATGATCTATTATATCTAGATAATCATTATAGTTAGTTACTGCATATATCTCATACTGCCTAGGACCACTTACTACATCGTCCCACTGTTTAGCGTTTACTAAGAATCTGTAGTCTATTTGTTTTTTGTTGAGAGGTTTGTTTTGCGAACATAAGAATACGCCATTGTATAATTTCCTTCCATCAACCTCATGTACAAATGCATGATTTTCTTTCCTGTCGTAACTGTTATGGTGACTAAAATAAAAGTTGTTTATGTATGATAGACTATATTTTAAGTTATGCGATACTGCCCAAAACATTTCTGTTGAACTATTTTCAAGTGCATATTCGTAGTCTTCCCAAGTGTCAATGTAATACAAGTCAAACGGCTTAGGTGTACTTGCTACAATATCTACTTCTTTTTTGTTTATAAAGAATCTATGGCGCAATTCACGTTCTGATATTTCAGCACGTTTGGGTACAAGTATTACACCGTCATAAGTATCTCTATTTAAAAATGTATGAACATATTCTTGACTATATTCGTCTGCACGATAATCAAATTTAAAATCATCTGCAATATCGATATCGGGCCAAACAACCCAAAACATTTTTGTAAACACTATTTTTTGAGCTTGCTCAAAACTATCAGCAGACTTTGCTCTTGGATACTGTTGTTTTAACTTATTCCAAGAGACCTGTGCATATTTAGAATTATTATTAATAAAAATGATATCATACATTATGTATATTATAAACTCAATTGTTATTCATGTCAACAAAAAGTGATAAAAATTTAGGCTGCATGCGTCTTGTTAAAAATATTTCACGATTCTTTTTTAAAAACGGTATTGCTTCTGCTATTAATTCGCTTATATCTTCACTACTAAGACTTTTTAGATATTCAATATTTTTTCTAATATGCTCTGCACGGTTTGTAGGATCGTACATTGTATCATAATGTTGATTAATTAATGCATTGCAACTAAAATATCCTTGATTATTAAGGTAATTATGGACCGACGAACATCCTATAATAGCCGCAGGGTGTCCGATATATATGTGTTTCCATACGTTAGGTCCTAACGTAAATGATGCTACCTCTTGTTTATACTGAGTATTAACATCAATCTCAATGTCATCACACAATATAGATAATACTGTATCTTGGTATTCTTCGATATTGTAATTCATTAACGTATTGTTAACTTCTTGCGAATAATTGTCTATATGTTTTAATAATCCTTGTTTAGATTCTTTTTCAAGTTGCGAAGATCTAGGATTAACTAGCATAGGCGATATTGTTTTAGATAAATTATAGTTACTTGAATTTAACTTAACATACCCGTCATCAAGTAAGTTATTATGAGCCAACTCAAGAAATACAGTTACATCTGTCTGAAAATAATTTGTAAACGAAGTATTGTAAACTTTTTTAGGGTTCCAATTTTCGTGGTCAATAGTCAAATCTTTTGATATCTTTAAAAATGGATCTTCACATATCCACGATAATGACGACAATCCACTTCGAACTTTATAAACTAATTGCATATATATTTGCCACCAATCTATACCAAAAACGTTTTTAGTGTCTAACAACGTCCTATATACATTATTTAATTCTCCTAGCACAATGTATATTTGGCTTTTTTTAATACCAAGTAATTCTACTATTTCGTCAACTCTTTGCTTTAACTGTTCAATAATAAAAGAATTACCGGCTAGCCTCGGAGCTAAAATTAATAATTTTAACCTTCCCTTTTTTATTAAACTTTTAGCTCTAGGGGATATTAGTGCTGTTAAGTTTCTATTCCAGCCGTAATAAGAATAATTTAATTCAATAGGATAATATAAATTTTTAATATTTTTAGGCTTGCCTGACACAAGGTTTACTACTGTTTTATTTGCTTTCATTACAAAATAAAACGTATTAAACTTTGCTATAGGCATCTCTGCTCTATAATCTTTAACGTATGGAATTCTCCGAGCGTCTTTAGATATTTCAAAATTAAATGTACCGTTAGGTGCCGGAACGCCGTCAATTATATTATCGTAATATAAATTTATCATTCAAGCATTTCTTTTAATTCCGGGAACGTGTCTATAAACGACTCATTGCGTATGTCATCTAATGTTTTCATATAATCTTTAAATTTAGAATTTAAGATATATTTGTCTTCTGATTCCATAAAACTAATAGAACTTTCAAACTGAGCAGCGGAGCGATTCTGCAAATTTTCTTTTAAAAAACTTATATGCTTTTTATAGGCTGCTTTTACTGTTTCTTTTAGCTTTGGCGGCAATGCTTGTAAGCTCATATGTTCAGGCGAATGTACAAAGTTAATATGTAAATTATCGTAGGTATCTATTAATTTAGACTCTACTGCATAATGATGGAAATCAATAATATGCAAACTATTCATTACGCTTAATGTAAAGTTTACAAAAAAGTTAACATTAGGCGCTATTTCTTTTTGTTTTAACCTATTTTGATAGATTTGATCCCAATCAGTTCCTTTTCGGATATATTCTGCTTGTTTGCCGTAGCCATCAAAACTAGCACCTACTTCGACATCTTTAAACTTAGCCCATGTTTCTAAAGCGTCTAGCTTTTTGTATTTCATCTGACTAAAATTTGTATTATACTTTAGACGAACGTCATACCTATCTATTTCTTCTAACTTTTTTAAAATTCTATAATGTTCTTCCATTATAAGAGGCTCGCCGCCTGCAAAATAAATCTCTTCTACAGTATCAAAAAACGGAAGAATTTGGTCCCATAAATCAAATTGCTTAATTTTATCAGGTATATCGTTAGGAAGACTGCCCCATATCTTTTTAGTATCTTCATACCAACCGGTGCTAAGTTGAGGTCCGCAGCTTCTGCATTTCATATTACAAATGTTTGAAAATCTAAAATCCCAATAACGAAGATCCATATTATCTAACGAACCGTCAGCAGCGGTGGTTTGTATTAGATTTTCATAATTTGGAAACGTTTGATTCATATGCTCTCTAAAGCTATCTTTGCCGTGTTTTTCTTGTTCGAAGCATCGTTTACAGCTTTCTGGCTCTATACCTGCAATCATTTGTTTACGAATATTACGTATTTTTTCGTTATTCCAAACTTCTTCTAAGGATTGGTTATTTAGATTTCCTACAGGAAATTCCATAGGTGTAAGGCAACAAGGATAAACTTGCCCACTCGGAAATGTGTGTAGATGCACCCACGGTGCAGCGCATAATTTATCTGTCATTGTTTGCCTTTATTATGTTGTGCCACTCTTTAAACGTCTCTGCGTAACTCTGTTTACGTATAGCATCTAGTCTTTCGTTCTCTTTGAAGAACTGTTCAAATGCTAGTGTGTTTGATTCTTGACTTAAAAAATTATTTATACTACCATAGAACGGCATGCCGACAATCTTGTCTAATACTGCTTGTTTGGCATGTTGAGGCGCATTTGCTGCACTGTAATAGTTAGGATGATGTACCATATTATGTGATACATTAACACCCTTGCTTCTAAAGAACTCCCAAAACTCTTTGATATAGTATATGTTCATTACACTTACTGTTTGTAACACATAACTTTTATGTCCTAAGCTATGTAACCAATCAAATGCTTCTATTATATTATTCCACTTAGCAGGATGACGCAAATAATTATTGCGGTCTTCTAAACAATCAATACTCACCATAAACTCAACCTGCTTAAACTTGTTCCACAAGTTAACGTACTTGTCGTTTATGATTGTACTGTTGGTACTGTATACTAGTGTAATATTCTTAGCCAAATCTTTGGTAATCAAAAACTCTAAGAAGCGCATGTGCTTGTCTACTAGCAGAGGTTCGCCGCCGTTAATGTATACTTTGCGTGTGTTATTACAATGTTCTGCTAGACTTACCCAAAAGCGTTCATCTAAGGGCCAATCAAACATGCTTTGTGGCATATCAAATTTACGCTCATTTAGTTTTTCCCAGTCGCTCTTCCATTTTGAACTGCTCTGTGGATTGCAACTGCGACATGCTAGGTTGCAAATATTGCCTAGTCGCAGTTCAATAAACTCAAAGTTAACTTCATCTAGTGTGCCGTCTGTTTGTGTAATACGCTGTGCATCTTCTATGCTAAAGTCCAGCAACTCTGTGTCTCGGGTACGTTTGCTTTGATTGCCTAGTGTTTCTAGTTTGTAACACTTTGTACAAGGTGCTGGCTGTTTACCTTCTAGCATGTCTTTGCGCACTTGTTTAAACAAGTCTGAGTTCATTATTTTTTTAAAATCATACTCTGAGTTGTGCAGTGTGATAAATTCACGTGGTAAATTTTGAGATTCGCTTGCACGATTCGTCATATCGCTTTCACAGCAAAGTGTAACACTACCGTGCGGATGTGTTGCTAAGTGTGTCCACGGTAAAGGGCAAAATGTATTACTCAATGCTATCCCACCATTCTTTACCTGCGTCACTAAGAGTGTCTCTAAATGTAACGTCTTGCGTTCTGATGCTTTCTATAAACATTATATTCTTTTTACCTCGTCTCCAACCATCTTTATAGTCAGTGTATTCTTCTTCAAACGTTTTGCGTTCAAGCATGTTTTCTAATGTTTCTTGGTACACACGAGTTTTGTGTGTAACTCTAGGCTTAATGTAGTCTAGTAGTTTGTGTATTTGCTCATCTAATACTTCTCTTGGCAAACACATAGGACTCATTAGAACACTAGGGTCAAATGCAAATGTAATTTTAAAGTAACTCTTAACATCTAATTCTGTAACTACATCAAACATACGTTTCAAATCAAACAATCCCGGAGTTGTTAGTGTAACATCAAATACTAATGCATCGTCTCCATACTTATTGATAAGAAACATGCCATCTTTGAAGTTTTGTAGCCACTCGTCCCATTTGAGTCCTGTTCTAATGTATTCGCCGACTTCGCCTACCCCGTCTATACTAGCACAAAGGTTAACACGTTTGAAGTTATCTAGCATGTCGTACAGTTTATAATTCTTGTAGTGTGTTCTGCTCAAGTTTGTATTATAACGTACAACTACGTCTTGGCTTTTTTCTTCGTCTACTAGCTGTTGCATAATACGCCAATGTATATCATACATAAGTGGCTCGCCGCCTACCCAGTATAACTCCTCTACAATGCCTTTGTCAACTGCTGTTTGTAGTTCTGTTTCGAGAACTTCTTTTTGAAATGTAGCAATCTTCTTTCGTGTGTCTGGTTGCATCCATTTTTCACGTTTGTAGTTAACTACATTATGTTTAATCTTTTCAGTTTCCCAACTTGAACTAAGTTGTTCACCGCACATGCGACATTTAAAATTACAAAGATTGCTTATACGATAATCAAAACTAATTGGTTGCATAGTTGTGTAGCCGTCTTCTTTTGTACTAGCTATTATGTCTTCGACTTTGTGCGGAAATAGTGTATTAGTAAAATAGTTTTTGTATGTATGTAAATTTAATACTTGATTATTACACACATCGCACTGGCTTAGTTTTTCTCCGGCTAACATACGCTTACGAATATCTTTCATATAATCGCTGTTCCAATGTTCTTCGAGTGTTATTGGATCAAATTCAGTGTTGTCTTTATCACCTGCATCTATATACTGCTTTTGAAAACTTGCATCTTCTCTACTAGCACAACACAACCTACGCTCGCCTTGCGGGCTAACGTAAGTATGTGTCCAGGGTGCTGTGCAAAAGTAAGGTCCAATTTTATCAGTCATACGTTGCCAAAGGTATTTCTATGTTTTTATTATCAGGTTTTAATATCCAACCTTCTTTTTCTGCAAGTTCCATAATGCTTGCATCAGTATCTGGAATACTATCGACCCAGTCTGTTAGTATTTTAGGAAATACACTTAGGCTTTTGTTTCTACGTACATCATACTGTGCATAGAATGTTTTAAAATCACGCCATAGTGTAGTAGGGTTACTTGTACGTCTATGCGGAGCATCTACAGTTACCAAGTAATCTATTAAACGTTCAATACTTGCTTTTTCAAACTCACTCCAGCCCGGCTTGTCTTTGTTAGCTTCATACCATGTTGACAATTTATTATGGCAATGATCCTTAATATGATTAGGCAATGCCAGCGGTGATTGAAAACTCGGAAAGCGTAATAAGTTTAAACTTACAGTTGGCGTTCTACTTTGTGTGAGCTCTTTTAGTTTGTAAACATCATCTAAGAATTCTGTAATACTAAACAAGCAAAGACTGTTAATAGTCATCATAATGTGTACGCCTTTAGTATTTGCTTCTGTTAGTATACGTTTAATATTTTTAGTCCATTCGTCATAATCTAGTCCGTCACGAATATAATCTGCTTGAGCACCTACTGCTTCACAACTAGTATACAACTCAAAGTGATTCATACCTTGTGTTTTCTCAATTAGCTTGTCTATAATAGCATCTTTAGCAATTAGATTGCTATTAATTGCAAAACGCATATCTGAATCTTGCTTATTAAACCAATCAAACAACTTCCAAGTGTTTCCGCTCATTAAAGGTTCGCCGCCAGTGATACGCAGTTCCTCTAAACTGTCTGCTAAACCATTATCCCACCATTTCCAAAACGCTTGAATGTAAGGATTATCGTCATCATCTTTGTAAGGTTGTGTCCAACTGCCGTCTTGTCTAAATGCACCAGCGCCATCACTTACTAAGTTTGTGTACTCGCCATTCTTTTTAATATCTTTAGCCCACGTAGTTGAGAAACTTGCATTGCAATAACTACATGCTAAGTTACACGTTCTATCAAAAGCAATCTCAAATGTTTTTAGATTAACATTCTCATGATGATCCATATCATATGCACGTTGTAACTCTTCATCAGAATAGATAATGCTTTTAAAGGTTCTGTCACTGACAGCATCCTTTTTCATATCTTCCATTTTCCAACAATACTCGCACTCAGCTGGGCGTTCACCTGTCTGCATTTGGCGGCGCATTTCTTTTTTATGCTTGGTATTATGAATAGCAGTGTAGTCTGCTTCTACTTCTACTAATGGAATTTTATGTGCAGGCGGGTGATGACAACTAGCAGTTGTACCACTACCAAGCCAGGTAGTAGCGTTAAACCACTTGGCTCCGCAGAAACTCTTACTTTTATTGTCTAATACTCTATCACGATACTGTTGTAACGTTTCATCAGTCTTCTTTGGCATTCCATTCCTCTAATAAATGTGTATACTGTGGAAATATTTCTGCAAAATCTTTATTTCTTCTTTTGTCGTACGCTTGTATGTATCTTACAAAGTCTTCTCTGTGTTCCACTGTTGGTTCTGAGGTTCTTAAATAATCACAAAATCTTTGTATTTGATCAAACTCTTCTAAATATATTCTAGCATACTTTTCTTTAGTATAATATTTTAACCAACTTTTGCAAAGTGTTTCAATAGTGTTAGCAGTCTTTACACGTTGTTCTTTATCGAGCAAAGTACATTGAAGATGCGGAGGCCAATGCATAATATTAATACTCAACGGCACTCTATTACACTCAAAACTAGTATTATAAAGTTTACGCAAATCCATTACCGTCATAATAAAGTCGACGAATGTAGGCAAGCTAAGAATGTTAATTGTTGTCATAATTGCAACTGTGCTTTTTGTTTCAGAAAGCAAACGCTCTATGTTTTTAACCCAATCATAGTATACTAATCCGTCTCTAGCATATTCCGCCTGGCGGCCTGTGCTTTCAAGACTAGTGTATATGTCAACTTTAACTCCTACTTTTGCAAGTTTGTTAACTTTTAAAATTAGTTTGTCAATTAGTTTATCTTCTACACATCCGTTTGTATTAATGGAAATGTCTAAACCTTTGCGTGGATTTTCTATTAGATAATCTAGAAGCTTCCAGGTATCTTTTGACATAGTAGGCTCGCCGCCTGTGATACGCAACACTTTTAAATGCGGTAATGCATCAGGAAACCATTTCCAAAATGCTTCTACATAAGGATTATGTTCTCTATTAGGTATTGGCATCTTACCAGACTCTTTTAAATAGTCTAGATTATGCGAACCGTGCTTGGTTGGATATTCTCCGTGTTGCTTTACGTCTTCCATCCACTTGCTACTAATCTCAGGTGAACAGTATGCACAAGCAAAGTTACAAGCATTACTAAATGATACTTCTAAGTAACTTGGGTACACATCGTCTTGTGGATTGCTTTTAGCAATATCTTCAAATCTATCCCAGGCCCAAGAGTCACTTGTTTTATAATGTCTATCACTAAAATAGTTTTTATCTAAGTCTTCAATTTTCCAACAGTATCCGCACTCCTTAGGACGCTCACCTTTAAGCATCTTAGCACGTTGTTCTTTTTTAAACTTACTGTTGTGTAGTGCCGCTGGATTTGCTTCAATTTCGTGCAACGGAATCTTATGTGGAGCAGGATGATGACAACTGTGATTGTAACCGTTTTGTAATAGTAGCGTAGTTTGTAACCATTTAGCCGTACAGAATGAACAACTTACATTGTTTATCTTTTCACGTTTTTCTTCTAGTACTTGTATACGCTGTTCATTACTCATAATGTATATTTAAAATTCTGTGTTGTATTGCTAATAGCAATTTGTTTTGCACCATTACGTATGTGAAAGTGTGTTGCCATTGGCGTTAACGGTGATAGGGTTACTAGTGTTTCAATATCATCACGAGACTTCATTAAGTCGCCTATTTTGTGTATTATCTCTTTACCAGCGCCACGCTTACGACTCCATACTGTATAAGCAACTGCCGTATTAACATCATTTTTAAAATGAGCATTTTGACTCATTAAGTCTAACTCTTTTACACTTTTAGGTACATCATTAGTATATGCAATGCAGATAATACCTTCAATTTCATTTTCGTGCTTTAGTCCGTATATCTTACGTCCATAACTAGTACGCCATTCTACATCAAGCTCTGGACGTACTGGATCTTCTGTTACATCAATATCATCTAGCTCTACTAGTTCTGTTTTCTTTACCCAGCCAAAAAAGTTGTCAATTGACGCTTTAAATTTTTTTACATTTAAATTCATTTTGCTCTTCTTAGTATCCTTGCACTATTTTGATAGACTTGTTTAAAAAATTTGCTTTGTTCTGCGTCTAAAGGTTTAGTAGAAATATCAACTCCGGTACCTTTAAGTATTTCTAAACCTAAACGTTCTGCTTCTTCTTTTGGATCAACATCTTTTACTTCTGTTTCCCAAAAGTTGTTTAGCCATTCAAAGTCACGCACGTTAGCATAGTCCCATGGTGTACAGTTTGTTAGATAACAACCTTGTCGTGCGCCTAGTATACTCCATATACCATTTTTAACATCAGCACCTACTTGACTCCATATTAAAAGCCTATCATAGTTTTGCCACCATACTTTACGCAAGTCTTCTACTTTAGCACCTTGATCCAAACTCATCTTAACACCTTCTCTAAATCCAGCTCGCCAGGCTTGCCAAGGTGTTTCGTTTGTGTAGGATACACTAAAGTTTTCGTTGAACTGATAGTACTTGTCGTCAAAGCAAAATTCTACTTTGCCGCGTTCGTCGCCGTCTTCTGAATGTTCATGTGTCTTCATATTGTGTACAAACTTACGTGTCCACATTTTTAATCCGCCGTTGCCGTACATTAGTCCGTTAACATGTAACTTACCGCACCAACTAAACACATGGTCTGCTGACAGCCCTAACGATTCGTAATCAACTACTTGATTTAAAAACTCTGGATCAACAATATTATCTGCATCTACAGTAACAAAGTATTCTGTTTCACTTAAATCTGCACAAGCTTTGTGAGCTGCATCACTGCCGTGTACACCATGCACACGTTTTGCCCACGGTACTTTACTACACAAGTCTGCATAATTTTTTTCTGCGTTAGGCTCGTCGTAACTAAGAAAGATAATATCTTGATCAATTATTTTAATTTTATTAGGCATTAGTTCTCCATAATATGACTATAATTTTCAAAGACCTTACCACAGTATACACTCACATCAGTCCTCTGAGCAACCTCTTTATTAGTATTTTTTATTATGCACTCGTCTTTATAAAGCAATTCAGAAAACTCAACAACTAGTGTGTCAAGTAATACATTAGGATCATCTTCGTCTGTGACAAATAGTGTATGCGATTTATCTTTATAATATGATGTGCTTGTTAACAAAGATTTTAAATCGTCTGTTAATTTTGCTTTCCATACTCCGTTTCTAGGGTCTTGTAGAATAATAAAGTTTAGTCTTTCGCTAATAAGAGTTTTAGACAATTGTAAAATACTTCTGTCAACATCAAAGTCTTCTAATGATGTATGCCTAAATTTCATTACATAGTTTGCATCTGCAGAATCGCTTGGGACTACAAGATAGTCTTTAAACTCTTTTTTACAATTTGCAAAATCTTGTACTAAATATTTTTCTATTTCTATGTATAAGGAAGACTCGTCAAGTACATTGCCAACTTTTAAAATTGTACCGTCTTCTCTAAAGTTAAGATAATACTTTTGCATCTTTTAATTTCTCTATTATTTTATCTGTTAAAAAATTGTCTTCTACGTAATGAAGTATTCCGGTTTGTGCAAAATTACCTAACACTAAACTTCCATCATTTCGATAGTACTTTCCTATTACATTAGTCCATTGTTCAGGAACATATTGCCAAGCTTGTGTATGCGTCTTCATGTGGGTAAACGTTATATAACTATCTGCATTTGTTATTTGTTTTTCATTGCCTAAAATTTTACTAGCAATTGCTGCACACAAATCGATACTGCACCATTTTTGATAACGCTCTTTTGCATATTTACTGTAAAATAATTCCCAGTTATTAACTATAATCTCTAGTAGTGTATAGAATTCTTTTGCAGTATTGCCTTTTTTAAAATAATGTAATGCGCTATATAGATTAGGAAGGTTATTAGCATCAAATGTTTTTCTATAATACCGAGAAGTTACTGTTTCTTGTCTATACGTTTGTACATTGCTAGTAAAAAACAATTCATACTTATCTAGCTCTTTCCACCAGTGCGTTATGTCACTTAGTATAAGCATGTCTGCTTCCAATACAATCGTTTGCTCGTACGGACTAGCATGATAAACTTTCCAACGATTTTCTATTTTCCAGTTACTAGTTTCTGCACTATCTGTCCACGGAATCGGAATAATCTGATCAAACACTTTTTGCCATTCTTTTGGAATTGTGTCATTTGTAATAAGACTAATTTTTTGATTACGATTGTACTTGTGTAAACTTAAGGCGAGAGCATATGCCTGGCGAACATAATCTGTTGTGCTATTGTTTTGTGCAAGTAAACAAAATCCTTTACTCATTTTTTAACACCTCACTAATTGCTCTATCAAGACTAAACTTGTTCATAATATGTATACTAGCATCCTTTACAGATGCAGCAATATAATGTCCTTTCCAGTCTTTTTTGTCTAATAGAAACACATAATCTTCGTCTTCCATTTTTATTAAGACATCCATATCAGTAGTAAACCAAAGATTGCCTGGCGGCTGTTTTGGCCAGTTTGTTTTTTGATTTCCATTCATAAGGTGTATAGCAATACTAAAACTAAAATCGTTTCTGTACATCTTATCAGGTATCTGATATACTAATCTATAATACAACCAATTTTCTTTAATGTGTGTAACTAAATTAAAAAATAATTCTGTTTGTTCTGTTTTTTTAAAATAAAATAATGTTGCCCAGTACATGTCAATACTTCTATCACTAATTTTATTAAATGAAGTATTTCTTTCCGGGTTAACATCTGTAATATCTTTAACAATTAAAAAATCTTCAGCAGTGTCAAATGTATGCAACAACTGATTATTGCCTATTATAAAGTCAGTGTCCATTACAATAGTTTCGTCGTATGGCGTAATGTCATACACTGTTGTTCTATTGTGATTTCTCCACTCTAAGTTTCTGTTACTCATAGTACCGTCTTGATAGACACGCTTTTGCGAACATTCTTCCCAATCTAAATTTATTACATTATCAATATATTTAGAATAGTATGGATATTTTTCATAAAGGTACTTAGGCGTATCTGTAGCAATAGTTACTGATAGTCCTAAATGTTTTTTAATTTTCTTTGCGCAAAATAGTGCTTGTTTAATATAGTCAATAGTATGATTGTTTTGCGCAAATAAAAGTACGCCGCGACTCATATGTTAATTAAACCTTCAATTGTCCTATTTGTTTTTATCTCGTTGTATTTGTCTAAATACTGATTAGTTGTAGTAAAATAAATATCAAGAATGTCGTCTAGAAACTTTTTCAAATCTGTTACTTCAATAGGCGTTTCGTTATCATCAATGAGTACCGCAGTAGGTTGTTGATTATTTACAAGTGTTTGACAAAATGTAATCAATTCTCTGTTAACTGCAAATTTACCACCATTAATATAATGAACACAATCTTCTAAAAATTGTTCTCTTATAATGCGTTTTTGATTATTTAGAGTTGTCATGTAATTCGAAAACTCTAATGCTTTTGCTAATCTTTCATCCATACGAAATCTCCAAGTATACTATTAATTATATACTCAGTTAATAATTATGTCAAGAGTTGATTATGTATCTTGGAATTCAGTCGCGACGGCGTCTGACGGAGTTGGAACTGTTACTACACCAGTTGGACGTTTTAAGTGCAGGCCTGCGCCCATTGATCCGCCGCTAACAAGCACACGTTCGTCAAAATTTGGATTGCCTTCTGCAAAGTCGTTAAAGTCAACTCTAAAACGTATAACATTGGTGCCTACACGCTTTGCTCGAACTTGTACATAGTTAGTCGAATATGCACCTGATCCAAATTTTCTAAAGATAATATTATAAGATGTTGTTAACTGGTAATTTCCAAAAGCACTGTCAATGCCGCCACCATTTACATCTGTTGACCCGTCACGAGCTAATCCTGAGTTTGCTGTTGTATTGTTTTTACCAAATACAACGGTAACATTACTAAGCATAGAATTCCAGTCAATATCCTTTGTAGTATTAGAATTACCAAAAAAAGTTATCCTAACATCGCCACCGGCGTTAAAAAAATGTCTACGATGATCGGCCGCAGTTGCTGTGGTTCTTCCGGAAGTATTTGTTGTTGCATATCCGCCTTCAAAAATAACATCTAGTTCACTCCAAATGTTATCATCAGGATCTCCGTCGCCTCCCCAGGCAGTAAATCTAGTACTAGAAGTAAGAGTTCTTACATCGTCAATAGTAAATCCAACTGAACTATCAGCAGAAGCTTCAATGTTTGTTATTCCTGCTAATAAGTCATTAAACCCTCTAGATGTGTCAGTTAGACTAGTTGGAGAATTACCTGAAGCATTTGCACCTATGATTTTGCCTGCAGAATTAAATGAAGATGAAACTCCGGAAATTCCTTGATGGCTAGCACAAGTATTAATATCAACTGCTAATTTAGAAGTGTGATCATGATCGATAAGTTCGTCGTTTGTACTTACATTTCGATATGATTCATAACTAGGAACAATTTGTCCATAGCCGTTTTGTCCACTACCATCGCCGAGAACTGTTAGTACTCGTCCAAGAGCACCTGTATAATGGCTAGCCTGGACTGTATTACCCGTAGCTACCATGTATTAGTCTCCTAATTCTAGACTGGACTGTACGGAATAACTTGGCAACGGAACACTAACATACTCGCCCGATGGACGTAATGCTTGTATTCTACTTACTACAGTTCCAGCAATTTCTTCGTCAATAGTTGGATCACCTTGATCTTGATCTTGGAATTGAATTGTAAATTGGATTGCGCTTTGGCTTACTTCTTTACCAAAGATGTAATATCTATTTTCTGAATAAGAGTCTAATTGTCCAGTTCTTTCAAATAATGTTACTAAGCCTGCTGTTAATTGAAAGTTTCCAACTGGCCCGTCATCGTTCGGAAACAACGTTCCGCCTAATCCAGTTTTGGATGTAGTATTTGCTTTAAATTGAATAACGCCCATGTTTGTTAACATAGTTTTCCAGTCATTTGATTTTGGCGTAGATGGTGATTCAATTTGCGCACTAATATAAATTTGTCCGCCACTATTAAAAAATGCACGTCTATGATCAGTATCAGTAAATGTTAATGTAAAACTGTGCGAAAGTTGTCCTTGCCACGGAGAAAATCTTGAATCTGTAGCAATAGTTTCAATACTAACTTGTGTTCCGTCTACAACTAATGGATCTGTTTCAAGTTCGGCTATTTTTGCAATATATTGCTTCCAGCCGTCACGGTCTCCTACTGTTTCTTCATCTGCTCTAATTTTTGAACTCTGTGTAACTGGACTTAGATCAGTTATGCTACCAGTCTGGTGTATTGATATTCTATTAATATCAAGTAATAGTTTGTTTAAGTCGCTGGCGTATACAACACTTTGAGGAGGAACTGGAGAACTGTTAGGAACCTGCCCATATCCTGACTGACCGCTGCCTCCGCCCAAAAGTCTTTCAACTCTATTTTGTAGAGTGTTAAAGTTTGCTGCGGTTATCCTTGTTTCGAATTCAACTGCCATTTACATTTCCTATTATATACTAGTTTTATTTATACTTTAAGTACGCACTCGACTAATTTTTCTTCTACAGATTCATTAGTTTCTAATGCAACACCAACTAGTGATCCGCCATTAATATTAGTGCTAGCATAACCATTGTCATCGACATAAACAGCAGCGCCTTTAACAACTGCACCAACTATACGAACAGGCACACGCCCTTTAAGTGCAATGTATTGTCCTTCTGCTCCAGCGTTCATTTTAAGAGCAGGTTCTGTTGAAACTACTCCTATTGCAATATTTCCTCTTGTTGCAGCGTCAACTTCGTGATCTTCGTGTACACAAACACTTACAACTGTTCCTGGGGAAAGTTCATGCGGAGTTGAATACTTTTCTGCAAGATCAGCATACCAAGCTTCAGTAGCAATACCTTGGAATTTATTAGCAAATATGTCTCCGTTTTCGTCTCTTACAGGAATAGTATTAGCAGCAGTTTGTTCTGAAGGTAATAGTGCATCTCCGTTTGCCATTGTTCCGCCATTGACTGGATCATCAATTGGAGTTTTATAAGTTGCGCCAGGTTTTAGTAAGCCGCTAGTTACTTGGCTTAAGCCTTTTATTGTTCTAGCATATACATCAGGCCATCTGTATTCTTCTGTACCTAAACTTGTAGCTGCAACTGTAGTAGTTCCTGGAACAAATCCTGGAGTTAGTGCATTATAAAATATTCTTGCAGGGTTTAATACATTACCAAACAAGTCTTTGGCACGGATTATAATCTGATTGCCGTTATCGTTTGAAATTACACCTTGGTTATCACCTTCTACTGACAAAGTAAAGTTTGCAGTTTCGCCTATTTGTATGCCAGATGTTCCAAATTGTGCAAGTCCTGTAAACGATGCATTATTAGACTGTACGTAATTATCTGATGAAATGCCGCCTAATTTTTCTGCATTTGATGCAGTACCATGAAGTCTAAATGCTCCACTAGTAACGCCGCCTGCGCTATTAATAGTATTTTTAAGGGTTAGACCTGGACGTATTCTGTCAAATCCAGGAATATCACTATCTACATCGCTAGTATCAATTGTAAAGTCTTGTGAACTAAATGTTAATACTGTTTCGTCGTTTACAACTGCGGTAATAACATTTTTACTATTTCCTAGTGTATCGCGAAGTGAACGGCTTACAATCTGTGTTTGGCCTGAGCCTGCACTTTGGGGTCCGATAAGTACAAAGTCGCCGCCATTAAATGTATAAAGTTGTTCATTTCCTGTATCCCACCAAAAATCACCTTGTTTTAATCCTGTTGGAACTGTAGAACTAACTTCTGCGCCACCTGTTGTGCGCCATTTTAGCCCGTCATAAAATTTTAATTTTGAATTACTCGAGTCAAACCAAATTTGGCCTGCTACTTTTCTCGGAGGCTCAACTTGTCCTGCAAAGTTCTCTAGCAAAAATACAAAATTTTCGTTTTGTATTTCACCATAACCTGCATAGTTTTTACCTACAAGTTTTAAATCTGTAGTTTGGTCAATAGTACCATCTTCAATCTTCCAAGATCGACTATTACTGTATGTATCAATTGTATATGCCATTTATAAACCCCTATTGCGACATTGTATTTATCTGTTTCACGGAAGTACGTTGGTACGGAGCCACGTCCATGCATTTGTTTGTACTTCAAATTCCATTATTGCCCTATCCGGAATAAATCCTGCTGTAGCAGATACTGGTAAGAACTCAATATCTTGTACTACTGATTCGTCACTTAGATTTCCATCCTTGTCTACAGCAATATAAGATTTACGAACAGCACTAATTTGAGGACCGCCCGGATTATCCGGATCATCAACTAATTGATCAACGTCAATGTTTGTAACTGTAGTATTAACATAGTTTGTACAATAAACCTTAGCAAAGGTACCTTCTTCTTTATCAGCAGCACTATAAAGTTGTTCTAATATTGCTTTAACGTTATTGTACGGTCCGTTGGCAGCAAAGTTTGATTCAGGATCTGCATAACCTGTTACATCTAGAGATGTAACTAATGGCTCTGCTTTTATTTCTGCATCTACATACTGCTTAGTAACTACTGCACTGTCTGTAGTTTCTGTAAGAGTATCTCTTGCAGCTACCCGTGGACTTATTGGCGTTGATACACCCGTAATTAATTTGTTGTTAACTGTAATAGTACCATTAGATACTATGCTTAGAGGACTTGTTGTAGTCATTGTAGAATTTAAAAAGTTAAATTGATCTACATTTAAGTATTGTAATGTACCAACACGTATTAATCCGTCTGCATATAAAACAGAATTATGTAATCTGTCATCAGATAGTTTTGTTATGTTGTTAATTTTATAAGCTAAACCTGTTTCTAAATCAAAGTTTTGATCAACAGTCCAGTTTTGAGTAGTGTTTGACCAATATATTGTTTTATCGCCGTCGGTTGATTTTAAAGTAACACCACCTAAATCTGCAACAGTGTCGTTGCCTGCTGGAAGTCCCGCAGCGTCTATTGATAATTCAATGTTTTTGTCTTCAACTTGTAATGTTTCTGTTTGAAGAAAAGTACTATCACCCTTTACAGTTAAGTTTCCGTCAACTGTTAGCTCTCCACTTATTCTAGCATCGGTATTAACGTCAAATCCAAATGCTGGAGTATTTGTAAGAATACCTACACGCTTTACCGCAGATTTAACATAAAATACATTATCATAGTTACTACCACGTTTTGTTCGAATAACAAAATCTTTATTACCTTGCTGTGACTCGAGCGTAGTAATATCGCCAGTGTCTACACGTAATGCAGCATAAACATTATCGTTTTTACCAACGGTTAGTCCACGCTCGTCTTTAACTGCAAGAGATCCACTTGTGCTAGTGTCACTGTCAGTTTTCATAAAGTTAGCATCTGTAAATGCTTCGCCGCCAGCACTAATCAATGACTGTGTACTCTTTGCAGTACCCTGCCATACAAAATCAGCACTAACAGGATTAAATCCTGTTTTAATCAATTGTCTTTTAGGAATATTTGTATCATCAATATCTATTGGGAATCCAGTAATGTTAAGCGACGGTCTAAATTCTGTTCTAGAATATATTCCTGTTAACAATCCACCTATGTACATATATAAAACTGTTTGGTCTTGGCCTGTTTCGTCAATAATAGTTGCAGCTTCTACAATTGTTTTGCCCTGTTGCGCACTGTACTGCGGGCCAACTAATACAATATCTTCGCCGTCGTAAAAGTAAAGTTTATTATTGAAACTATCAATCCAAATGTCACCTGTTACAAGATTAGGCTGTGTCTGACTGACTAATGCTCCAGATGCTGTCTTAAATGTTTCTCCTGTATATACCTTTAATCTTTCTTCAGCAGTATCATACCATAATTGTCCTACAAGAGGAGCTCCTGGAGCACTTGACTTGGCAAAGTTTTCCATGACTTTGACAAAATTTTCATTAACTAATTCGCCAAACCCTTTATAATTACGTCCTATAAGAGTTATATCAGTTGACGTAGTGTCAATTTGTCCATCTACTAGATCTACTAACAATTCTCCATTTGTTTTGTTAATTTTATAACTCATTATTCTCTTCCGCCGTAAATAATATAATTTATTGTCACTGTCGGTGGCATAATATTAAGTGGCGCAGTATCTGCTCCTCTTCTATCTTGTATGCCGCCTGAATTAGGTATACGCTGTGCATTACCATCGCCTACACCAGAAGTTTCTTCTGCTACTCCGTCAACTGTTGTGTCTCGACGATCTTGATATGCATAGTATTGGTTATTACTTCCGTCTTGCATATCGTGTTGGTGATCAGGAATTTGCGCTATGTTAAGAGTTTTGCTTTCTGCGCCGTCTCTGGCGCCTACAACATCTGCAGAATTAGCTTGCACAGTGTTTGAACTTGTGCCACCCATATTGTCTGCACCTAATGGCATTCTTCCTCGTAAATCAGGTATTGCAAAATAATTGTTTTGTACTTGAGATTCAGATTTAAAATTATAACCAATTGCTGAAAACAACGCTTGCCATTCGTCTTTGTTAATCTCTCTACCATCGCATAACAGCCATCCTGTAGGAGCTACATTTCCACCGTAAGGAAGAATTATCCCTGGAGGGTTTCTTGGTATTGTTTTTAATAAATCACTTTTAGTAACATGTTTTAGTCCCGGACTGTCGCCTTCTTGATCGTCAAATAGTAGCAAATCGTTGCTAGCAACATCAAATTCTTGTGTTTTGCCCGAAATAAACTGGTTTGATATTTCAGTTCGAAACTTTTTCTGTAACGGCTGTTCTCCCACCGCCAGCGGCTCTCCGTCAACGTTTTGACCATTGTTAAAATTAGGATCTTGATAACTGCCGTCAAACTCAACAGGAACAACTGTTGATACATCGCCTTCCATAATAAATGTAGTACGCGAGGTTAATTTATCTGTTTCCGTAGACGGACCATTTACTTTACCTGTTACTGTACCAGTAATGTCGCCAAACAGTCTGTTTGCATAAATGTGTTTATATTGATTCTGTGAGGTGCCTATATCTCGGATACTATTGTCATCGGGTACAATTTCTCGGGTAGTAAGCAAATTACTTAACTCTGTTTCGCCGCCTACATTAAGATTTAACTTAACGGCTGTGCCGCCTCTAACAATTAACGCACCATTATTAATTGTAGTACTTTGTGTAGTTGCGTTAACATATAAATTACCACTAGACTGTACATTACCTACTACATCTAATGCTTCTTCTGGGGCTTCTGTATTTACACCAACACGTAGATTTGAATCTACTCGTACTACTGTTCGTGTTTGATTGTTATTCCTAACACGCATGTCAATATTTGATCCGCCAATATTATGTTGAATAATACCTGCTTGCCCTTCAACACCGATTGTTAGTTCTCCGTTAACTCCATAGTTGATACCTGAGTTATTTTGAACATTAATTGGAGAATCTGTTATGCTTAACGTGTCGCCTCTAAGAAAATTTCCTGCAGGAATAACTTGATTATTTACAATTAAGCTCTCTGCCTTTTCTGTAGTTCCAAAGAATTTAAAATTGCTAAGTCCGTCTGCATCAGTATCTCTACTAATTACGTTAAATCCAGGATTAATTACTGGAAACCCTGCAACAGTTGCTTTTGGTAAAAACGGATTATCAGATCCTGAAATTATACCTACTACTACTCCGCCTACTTCGATCCTTAATACATTGTACAGTTCATTGTCTTGTCCTACAATTTGATCTGCTCTAGCACCAGTCGACAAACCTTCACTAAATTGTGGACCAACTAAAATCCAGCCGCCGCCTGTAAATAGATATAACTGCTGATTATCTGTATCTACCCAAAGATCACCTGTTTGTGCAAAAGCAGGTGTACCAATTGACTTTGTAATTCCGCTAGCCGGAACCCAATTTGTTCCGTTATACATAAACAGTTGCTCTTCGTCAACTGAATTATTATACCATATTTGTCCTTCTATAGGATTTGCAGGTTCTATTGTAGCAGCAAAGTTTTCTAATAGATGCAGAAAGTTTTCTGCAATAACAGCACCATAAGAAGTTGTGTTTCTTCCGGGTAGTTTTAACGTAGTTTGATCGTTAATAGTACCATCTTGTACTGTAATTGTGCCTTCTTTTGCTAGGTCAGTGTAACTAATTGTATATGACATCTATTACCCCTCGTTAAAACCAGTTAAACTCTGTATTCTTACAGTATAGTCAATTTGTATAAGCCTATTTAAAGACTTTTGAACTGGATGAAAAATAACATGCGTTAATAGTCTGCTAGTACCGTCTGCAGAATAACTTTTAAGTCCTAATTCGTCAAATACATATAAATTATCTGCGTTTGATGCTGTATCAAATGCGTCTTGCCCGTCTGGTTCACCGTAATCTAACAAACAAGTAACAAGTATGTCAGTGTAGTTAGTACCGCTAACATGACGTATTTCTGTTTTGTTACGTGCAGGGTCAATGTTGTTTACACTCCTGTCATCTACAACTTTTGTAAATGTTTGATTATATAAACTTGCATTTACTCCGGAGCTATTTGGAGTTAAGTATGTAATGACGCCTGTTGGATCTACTGACGTACCTCCATTACCAAAACTCATCTCGTTAATCCAGCCTTCGCCTGAGTTACTTAAACTCTCAGCAAGAGCAATACTCATATTTTCATAATGAATAGCGTTACGTTTGTTAATAAGAACTTCACCGCTTTCCGGGTCGTGAATCTTAATGTGTCCTTGCAACATTATTCCTTGTGTGTCTTTAAAATTATCTGCCATGTAAGTTTCCTGTCATAGTATTTATCGCGGTAAATTAATTGTCTTCCCACGCAAGAAAGTTGCTACTTCCGTGTTGGAATTTCCTAGTGGTTTAAACGTTAGAGGACTAGTTGTTTCAATCTCTCTCCATTCTTCGCCAAGCTTTCTAACTATAGTTAGTGTAGTTTCAGGTGCCGGTGGCGTAGTTAGACGCACATATGCTCCTTCGTTTTTATTAACTGCAAATTCAGCTTCGAGCTGTATATCGCCGTCCGGGCTAAACTGCCCACTGTTTACATCATACACTGTAACAGGATTTTTACGCAGTCTACGTCCATTTGAAAATACTTCAATGTTTAGTGCTTGCCAGTATTCTGTTGGTATCCCGCCTTCATCAAACGGTGCCTTGTACCAGTCTCCAGTTTCTGTCGGATTAGTTACAACGTCAGTAAATGCTTCAGGATTAAAATCTACTAGTATTTGCACATATGGCAAAAACTTAGGTAATACTAAACTTTCGGCAGCTCTAACAGCCGGTGCTTCTTCTCTTGGGTTATAAATTACTAAATCATATGCTCCTACAGGCATTGTCTCTGTATGGAATTGAATTTCAGTATCTGTACTTGATACCTTTTCTAGCTCTCTCGAAATTCCTTCTGCATCCTGCATAAACACCTGTACACCTGATCTAAAACCGCTACCAGTAACTGTTGCAATTTGTTCGTATACGTCTGCAACTCTTACCGGAAACACTGTATTATTGTTAAAGTCATATGTAATAGTATCAACAACAATTTCAGATTCAGTGTCCGGATAATAGGTAGTCATATCTGTGTATTTTCCAGAAGTAACACTAAACCGATCCTCTTCATCTTTATAAGGAATAACACTATCGATTCCCTGATTATACATTGTTGTACCAGCAATATAAATGTCTTTAACTCCAGTTCCCATTGTTCCTCTACGAAGCTGTTTTAAAATATTGTCTTCTCTGCGGAAATATTCAATTCGTTCTCCGTCGATGAAAATTACGCCTGGATACTTACTGTTAGCAGTTGGCTGAGGTAAATTTTCATAGCCTTCGCTTACTTCAATAGTCCTGTCGTACCAATGTAGAGGACTTGTTATTGTAAATTCATCCTCGCTTGACAAGCGTAAATAAGTAGTTCTGTTTAACATATCTTTAAACTGTCTCCAGCCAATTCTATTACTTACAGATGGTGCAGCAAAGTGTATGATATCTACAATGTCGTAATCATTTAGTGTTGTAACAAATCGAATACGTTTTTTGTCTTCTAACAAAATATAATCAGCAGTCGGTATTAGCCACTTGCCATTAACATTAATCCATACATAGTCTACACTCACTGCTTGTTTACGCAAGTCAATCAAATTATTTTTAAGTAAACGAGAATCGTAATAGCCAGGAGTACCAACTGTCATTTGAGTACGTTCTACTACATTGTATTTTTCACGTTCAATACCTAAACCGTCATGATTAGTAAATTGATAAACCTTAATAATATCTCCTGATTCGAAAGTTTCATCAAAGTATATTATAGCAGGTACCGGAACTAGTTCTGTAATAATTGTTGTAGAGCTATTGTAATCTCTGCCACCGTTATTAACAATAACACTTTGTATTGATCCTAATTCATCTACAGTAATTTCAAGTTCTGCTCCTGTACCAGTATCAGATTTAGCAGAAATTCCTGAAGAAGCATTATAGCCGCGTCCGCTATCAACGATAGTAACTTCTGTTATTACGCCATCTTCGATTACTGGAGTAAGTATTGCTGCTGTTTGTTTTCCGCTTGTGTCAACAAAATCGTTATCTGTATCAAAATACCCAAATCTATATTCTCCTGTCGAAAGTATAAACACTTTTAGTTCATCTCCGGCATTTGCAACGCCGCGATTTAATATAATAGTACTTCCAGGCTGCGCATCTGGACTAATCCTAGCATTAAAGCTGCCTGCGCCTTCGTATGTCCATTCTTGCAAGAATGTTAGTTCTCTATCGTTTAAGAACACTTTAAGTTCTGTTCCTTCAACTGATCCTACAGGTATTTGCCATACTTTCATTTTGTACTGTAGTACACTTTCTTCTACAATAAATCTTTCGCTATATCCTGCATTTAGAACACGCTCATTGTTTACTGTAACAACAGTGTAATAGGACGTAGGTTGTTGTTCAAACGGCGCTCTTGATAATTCGTAACTAATAGAAGAACCATCTGCTGTAATTTCATCTATTGATATTTTGCTAAAAGTTTCAATATTTGAATCAAAAACACCATATTGTATTAGTCTGTTAGCTGGTAGAGATTCACTAAATTTAATTGCTGTTTTGCCATTATCATCAATAAGTTCAAAGGGCAATTCTACGCCGTTTACTGTTACGTATGCAGTATTTTCGCTGCTATATGAAATAGTAGTTTCATATATGTATGTACTAGCATCTGTATATGTTTCGCCGTAGTCAACTAAGTTCGTACCTCCTAAGCTCGAAGATATAATCGAAATATTATCTCCATTAGCAGGTTCAGTATAAAATACTACTTTGCTATTTGGAATATCAACTCTATACTCAGCTGGATTAACAATTATATAATTCTTCTTAACTATTACACTTTGTAAAGAGATTGGTGTTTGTGTTAAATTAAATTCTTGTGTTTGTCCATCACCTTTAAAGTTGTCAACTTCTATAACACCAGTACCGCTGTTTGGACGTTCGTAAACAGTAATATCAAGAGTATCCATTATCTGTCCTGGGACAACTTCTTCTGGACCTTTTGAAGTAGTCGGAGTTACAAATCCGTCACCGTCAATATTAATATCTTCTGCCGATATGCCTGTTGCGGTAGTATAAGCTAAGTCGCCTCCTGTTAGTGCAGTGTCATAAGACGACCCGCTAACTTCTTGGCTTCCATCTGACGTTGCTCTGCGAATAGTAATAATATTTCCTGGAGGATTATCATTGCCGCTACCATTATCTAGTTCGTCTACAACTTGGCGGAATCTAATTTCATTATCAAATACTAATGTATCAGTAACCCCATCACCGATAAGCGGCGCCATAAATGCGTAGGGATTAGATTCTACCGATGATGTTCCGTCCCAGTTGCTATCGTCGACTCTAGTACCATTAATGTAAACGTTATAAGTAACGCCACTTTCTAAAGGTTTAGCTAAATCAAATACTAAAGTTGATCCGTCTGTTTCAAAACTTTCGTCGTCGTAATTTTCATCAAAGACATCCCAGTTATCCGTATACCAGTCTCCGGTATCCCATCCTGGAGGTGCACCAAATTCAAAACTCTTAACTTCGACGCCGCCGTAATCAACACCGTCCATTAATTGACTGATATCTTTACCAATTTGCCCGTCTGTTGGGTTATAGAACAAATTGATTCTATCCTGAGCATCTAACATATTGATAGATTTTTTATAGTTTACTTCAACTACTACTTCGTTAGCTGGAGGATCAATAAATTCAATTCTTCCATAAAATTTATCGTACCCATCTTTTCTATTAATAAGATTGTTGTACGAGTAATTACTACCAAGAACCAGCTCGCCATCAACCGTAACTTCAACAGTATTAGTTCTCATGTCCATAGGCCATTTTAAATCAAACACTGTTTTTGATCCTGTTGCAACAAAGGATTCAGTTTCATTTAGTTGTGTAATAAAAAACTGTCCCGATATTCTGTCAAATTTAACAACAGTATGCATGCTACGTACAGGAGAATTTCCAATTACTGCATCTAACTTTGCTGGTCTGCCGCCTTCTTTTAGTGCCCCGTTAATTACAATATTAGGCTTTGAAATATAACCACTTCCGGAGTTAGTAATTATTACTTTAGACAATATTCCATTTGGCCCTAGTGATACTTTAGCCGTTGCGTCTCCTTCAATTTCAATTAATGGAGGAAATACATATCCTTCTCCCGAATCACTTATATTGATTTCAATTACTTCATATGTTAAATTAGCTAACCAAGATTGATCAATTACTGCTGTTTGTCCTGTATTAAACAGTACCCCGTTAACAACTTTAACATCTGTTGCTGTAATTGCTCCTGTAGTACTATTAAATCGCGGCGGACTATCAAAGTCAGAAATTATATTTGAAGTGTTTTCTAGTTTAGAATAAGTTGACACGTATTCTCTAATCTTAGACTTATATGGTTTTACTTCGTTAATATAATTCTCAAAACTTGTTAAATTGTCATTTTTAAACGTTACTTTTTGTTGTAGGTCTCCAACATTATGTTGTGCCTTTATGAAGCTAGTTTTAAACGCCCAATCAACATAGCCTTGTTCTGTAAATACATATCTCAAACAAACAAAGAATAGGTTGTTAAATTCGTCTGCCAAGTCTGCAACAAAAATATTATCCTTTAGTGCTTTTAAAATTATACGTACTTCTGCAATAGGCTGTTTATCAAAGAATTGTGTATCAAACGTTTGATTGTCAAATCCAATTAAGCTATTATCAAAACTATACAATGTTTCTTTTAATTTAATTGTACCATTTTGTTTTCCAACTGTTTTATAATTTACAGTATAGTCAATAGTATCTTGCTCGTCAATTTTTTCTAATAAGATCCAGCCCTCGCCGCCAGCATTTAATACCTTAACGATATCGCCATTATTTGCGTCTAAGCCTTGCAAATTATATGTAAAGTCAATTAGATGATTTACTTGAGTAAACTGATCATAATCTGTGGCATACCAATCAATGTAATCCCAATAAGACTTAACGTCATATGCTTGAGATGCAACTCTTATCCATTCGTTACTAATTCTATGATAAAGCGCCCACTGACTGTTTGCAGTTTCGTCTGAATTAACTAATACAGCGATTGGTCTAACAGATATCACTGTATTTTCGTTATAGTTATATCCTTGATTTAAAACTGCAACATTATCTATTTGTCCCAATGCGTTTAACGATATTGCAAGTTTAGCGTCTGCGCCTTGTCCTGTTATTTCGTATGTAGGAACAACTTTGTAGCTTCTTCCAGGATTTGCAATATCTACACGAACAATTCTACCATTTTCAACTATTGGAGTTAACTCTGCTGTTTGTGCTCTTGCCGAACTAACAAATTGTAAATCTACATGATTGTCAATAACAGTGTCGTATCTACCTGATGTAATTTTTGGAGCAGGATCATTATCAAATAATAACGAAGTGTCTTTTTCGTCTATGATTAAATTTTCTTTGAATATTAAATTAACACGTTCGATAACCTGCTTTAATGCTTCTGATCTATTAACAAACATTGACTGTCTTGGTTTGTTAAGTATCCCATATTTTTCTCTTACTGACAATGTAGCATCAGGAACATTTCTGCCTTGAGAATCGTATCCAACTAAACTGTCAAAAACTTTATTAATAATAGTATCGTTAGGCACACTAGTTGACAGGCCTTCGGTTACAATTTGATATTGGTTATGAATATTAGAATACTTGTTTCCAGTAGTCCAGTATTGTATATTAAGAACAATGTCACTATCTTTTAATAGCTTCCCACAGTTGTGTAACACAAACGAAGACGAATCAGCAAAAGAAATAAATTTATATTGTTCTCCCTTAGGATCTTCAATTAACTTAGATACAGCGTTAACTGATAGTTTTCTTCCTAATATGTCAGGAACTGTTGTTTTATTCTTAACCCAATAATAAAAATAAGTTGTAAAACTTCCTACAACAGGATCATATACTCGTCGTGAACTATATGATACACTTCCGTATTTTGTAGTTCCTGTGATGTTTTCAGCTGCACCTCGGGAAGTGATAGAAAGTTTGTCCCAATCTTCAGGAGTGTATTTACTTTCTACCCATTCGTAAACATCTATTGATGCTCCAGGATACAGTGTATTAAAGTTATTTGCTTTATATATTAAGTTGCCTTGATATACATCATAAAATTTTGCATTAGATAAATCCCACCATACTCTGCCTTTTTGTTCAGGACCCCATGATAATGTTTCGTCTACTACTAAATTGCTAGTTCCTAGTGTGTAAACAGCAGGATCTACAGTTGTTTTATATCTAATTTCTTGATCTGCAGGACCTGCAATTTTGCCTTGTGCAGGATCAATATAATCTAGATACTGTACAAGTTCATTTTTCTTAGAATCATATAAGAAAATACTTTTAATTTTTTCTAAATCAACAGTTGGTTGGTTTTCTCTATGGATACTCCATAATTTTTCAGTGCCTGGACGTCTGTAATCTAATAAAATTCCAGTATTTCCGCTAGAGTTAGTATACTCAGGAACTGCAACATAAATGTGATTATTTTTAGCAAGAATATTTCTACCAAATCTGTCAATTTCTGCTACACTGTCTCGATCTAAGTAAGTGTGATAATCAATTGCTTGTCCAAATATTAACGAATTATCAATCCTGTCATAAACATAAACCGCACCGTTAATTTTAATTTTATTTTTAAATGCTGTAAATAAATTATCAAACGTTGTTGACGTATTGTCAAATGTAGTATCATCATCGCTCGATGCGTTATACGCACTAACGTATAATGTTCTACCATCAAAATCAATAGTACTTCCAAATGCTTCACCTTCTGCAGGCGTTGCGCTTGTTAGTGTCTGAGATAGCTCAAAGGTTCCGTCTTTTTGTTCGTATATATAAACTGCGCCAATGTTATCGCCTAATGTAGAGTCATCTGCGCCAGGGGCGCCTATTGCAATTAAATTTCCATCTTGGCTAATGCTCAAAGACTTGCCAAACTCTATGTTAAGATCGTTAACTAATGGAGATACAAGTTCCTGTGTTTTTTGGTAATTATCATTTACATTTCTATAAATAACAACTTTTCTTATACCGTTATTAAATTCAGCAGTTACAACTAACACTTCTGCGTTATCGCTTACATCAAACTTTTCTGCAAATTTAACTAAGTTTGTAGAGTCAAGTCTTAAGTCTTGATCGCCTCCAAGAGTAAAGTTTATTAACTCCCAATCTGCTGACGGAACTTCTATTACACCATTATTATCAATAAATCCGTTATAATTTAAAGGAATATTTCTTAGTGCTTTGTAAAAATTTCCGTTTTGGTATTGTATAATTTCGTCAACAATGTAGTTAGAGCGTTTAGTAAAGAATCCTTTATAATTAAAATCTTCAGGTAATATGTTTGTATCATTTGGCACATATCCTAAGTAATCAATACTTCTAATTTGATCACTATTGATTAATTGCCATTCAGTTGGAATAAATGTAGATCCGTCACCAGCAATGTTAGTTAACGCTTCGTAAAAATAACCTTCATAATAAACATAATCATTTACAAAAAAGTTTTTATTAGAATTAAATTCTCCTTTATAACGCTTGTCTTTCGCAAGTTCCCAATTATAAACTATACCTTCATCGTCTGTACCGTTATTTACAAAGTAAATTCTTCCAGGGTTGTTAGTCGTTCCGTTGCCTGCACATCCAATAAATGCTTTATATAGATCGTTACGTTTTGCAATTTTAATTGTAGAACCAATTCTTAAATTATCAAGTTCGTCTGGAACAATAAATGAATTTACAACATTAAATGACGAAACATTTTCTTTTTCGTATACTGCAAAATAACCAAAGTTAGATAGCCCGTTACCGCTACCATTAGGATCAGTTTTAATATTAAAAACTTGCTTATAATCAAAATTATCTGAACTTGGAAAATTAGGAAGAAGCGGTAATCCTAAAATTTCAAAATCTTTGTATATTAGATATTCTGCTCCTATGATAGTACTTGCTGGCGGAACATCTTCAATTTCAGCATCTAACTGAAATACACAAAGACTACCAATATTTAAATCTTCACTACCTAACGCAGTTGCTCTAATGTCGCCTAATGTTTGACTCGTAAACGTATCAGATTCGGTGCCAATCATTTCAAGATATCTGCCGTCGTTACCGATTCCCCAGTCTCCTTGTACATCAGTAACATATACTCTGCCACGGCTGTTGTTAAACTTTTGGAAAAATACTACTCTAGCTGTTCCGCCTGGATTAGGAGTTCTTTCTCGAACAAATTGGCCAACTCTTGGTTCGTAAGGCTGTCCGCCTTGATCCGGAGGCGTTAACTCGTCTAGGTCAAAATCAATGTAACCAGTCCATAAATCATACAATGTATGTTTCTTGTTAGTGTCTGTATATGAGAGTCCTGTAGGAGTTATATCTACATAGCTATCATCACTGTATTTTGGAAATCTTAAAATTTCTAATCCTACTTCGTCACCTACAACTAACTTATCTGTTAAATCTTTTGGTGCTCTAACTATAAACAGATCACTAGGAATAATATTTAAACTTCCTCCAGGGCCTGGTGTACCTTGATATGTTAACGTTCTAATATAACTGTTAATAGAATTTTCGCCAATATTAGTTACACTGTTATTTAAATCGTAGATGTTGCCGCCAGCTGCCTCTAGATCTACACTTCCTTGAGGAACTATATTATAAACTGCTAATGATCTTCCTTCGTCAGTTCTTGTGTCACCTACTGTAATAGTTGTTCCTAAATCAAAATACCAGTAACCGCCTAAATCTGCTGTTACATCAATTTGTTCGTCGGGCAGTTGTTTAACATATTGTCCAACAAACTCACCACTTTCTAAGAAAATATTATCAGTAGTACTCCACTGCCCCGATGTTCTTTCAATATAAATTGTTGCTGCACCTGCATCTACAAACACATAATTAACATACCCAAATACATTTTCTGCTTCAACTTGATCGCCAATTTCTGGAATTGCTGATATGACGTCAATATAAAGAACAACGTCGACCTTTTTCTGAATTGTTAATCCTGATTCTAAGAATGTTTCATTTATTTGCGGAATAGCTCCGTCAAACGGCTGTCTGTCTTCTAAAACATCTTGATCCTGATTTGCAGTAGTTTGTAAATACCAATCAAAAAATACAGTATCTCCTGTACCTGTTGCATTATATTGATCTCTAGGTGCTCTAATTAAAACATGATCAGTTTCAACGTCACTAAACGGATAATTACCAGTAACAATGTTTTTAAATGATGCTTCTGCTGCAAAAATATTATTTTTTTGCAAAATTTCAATAATCGATCCAAAACTTCCAAATTCTTGTGCTGAAGCAGCACCCTGAATGTCTACTATTATTTCCCATAATAGGCCTTCATATTTTACAATATCACCATTTTGATAATCTGTATTTTCGTCCCAAGGACCCTTAAATCTTGATTTTACATTTGCTGCACTTGGTGCACCTACTAGTAAATATTTTCCGTCTAACGAAAAGCCTTGTCCTAACCCAAATTGCTTTCCAAAGTTTGCAACTTCTATATTTGGTTCAATAAATTGCGAAAACTGATAGTCTTGATTATTTCCGCCTCTATTGTATATTGATATTTTGCCGTCATTGCCTGCGTTTGGTGATGCGATTGAGATTATACTGTTTCTATCATTAACTGCAATAGATCTAGAAAAGTCGTCATTAATTTCAGAAGTATCGCCTTCTATTTTTTGCAGTAAGTTGTATGGCTGAGTGTTTTTAAGAACTTTCCAATTTTGATTATTGTTTTCAACCCAAATCAACGAGTCTTTGATTATGCCTGACTGTGCAAACTCATTTGCTTCTTTATAATTTGCTACTTTAACAGAGTCAAACTTAGTAATAATTCCAATACAGTCAATTACCTCAGGATATTGATCATCTGATTCAACATATATAATGTTTAATACCTTTTTAGTAACTTTAAAGAAACCACTAAAACTGTTTTGTTCCTGAATTGTAGTTACAGAGTTGGCACTTACTGTCTCTGTAATTACATCATATACTCCGATAATTTCTCCAACGTCGACACTAGGAGAATTATTTAAAGTTAATTTTAATTCATAAGCTGATGTTGTATCAGTTACTTTTTCAGGAAGTGTTTGAACCCCAATTAAAGTTGTATCTATTTTATCATATTGATAAACATTCCAAGAATTTAAACTAGATCCTACCCAAACATACTCGCCTTTTAATGTTGTATCTATGTTTAATGTTAGTAAGTCATCATAATTAGATAGTATATATTTTGTATCGTCAAGATTAACAAATCCGGGACTACGTGTAAACTGGCTATAAGTATCTAGTGTCGGAAATAAATCTGTAGAATAATTGCTAGGTTTTTTAAATACTTCGTAGTCTTTAATTCCGTATGTTAATCCCTCTAGATTATCTAAATTTGTTAATTTTATCGGTTGCGGGTTTAACCTAAACTTTTGCTCGTCTAATTTAAATTCAACTTCATCAAAGCCTTCGGCTGATCCGTATTGACCTTGTTTAATTGCCCACTCTTCATAAAAATCAAGGCTATCAGAATCTGTCTCGCTTAGTACATCAAATAATTTATCAAGACTATTTTTAGACCCTTTTTCTTTAATCATTCCTTGATAAAATTTATACGCACTAACTTCGTCATTAACAATATTTTCTAAATACTGGCGCTTTTGATAACCAATTAAATGTTGTGCAAGCTGTTGCTGCTCGACATCAAAATTGTCAGTGTCTAGATCATAAAAATCTGTAAACTGTGTAGCTTTATAATCAAAATTTGGCTGTAGTTTGCTAGATGGAACATCGTCTAGACGTTTCCAACTATAGAAATTAAAGAATTCTTCTCCAGGTACTTGTTTATCAGCAGTATAATAAAATTCTTTGTATTTTACTATATCGCCTACTTTGTAATCTTTCCAAGGCTCCCAGTCACTTATGTTAACTTCCGAATATATAAATCCAGGAATATTTAAACTACCGTTCCAGTCGCCTGTGCGGTATCCAAATATTTTAATTCTGTCTTGCCTGTATCCTGTTTCTGGCTGATAAACAATATCATTAAATACTGATAAATTGTCAATTAATACAACATGCTCTTTTTGTACAACAGGAAGCTTAATAGCATAAATTCCATCTGTTGCACTAGCAGGCTCTAGTTTAAAAACGTTATCTTCTATACGATTAATTTTAATAAGGTCTTGTGTTAATGATTTACCGTCTGCTTTAAGTAAGCTATATCCATAAAAATTATCAGTTACGCTATCAACTATCGAATATTCTGTTTCAAAATACACTTGATCTGCTGCCGGACTGAGCGAGATTAATGCGCCTTCGCCCCATTTATGTGTAACCCAAAACATAAATTCTTTAGCAGATGCTTTCCAGTCTGAAATGATCTGCTCATTGCCGTCAAAATACTCAAATCTAAATCCTTGATCTTTTAACCAAGCTTCATATCCCAATAAAAAATCAATTACTTCTTGTACAGTACGTAGTGTACTTCCATATTGCAAACTTAGTGTTTGTGATTTATTAAACTTGCTTTTAAATATTGCATCAATTCCGCCTGTTACCGGTAGTTTAGGAAGTTTTACTAAGTTCTTAGTGTCAATTTGATTAACTGAAGTAAAGGTAGACGTAGCCCTGTAGTAAACTCCTGCTGCACCTTCAACTATAGTATCTTTTGAATACGTTCTATTTGCTTCCCATCTCACAAACGATTCTGAAACTCCGCCAACATTTGTGCTTATATCGTTAGATGACTGGTACGAAGGATAGTAAGTAAATGCAGGTATTTCTCTATCGTAACCTCTAATTACAAATCCCTGGGCACTTAATTCGATAATAACACCACTGTAGTTAATTGTCTTTAATGGAGAGCTAGTTCTTAAGAAAATTTGATAGTTTTCTTCAGGAATGAATACATTACCGTCGTTTAACGGAGTTCTACTATCAAGTATTAATTTAAACTTACTTTTATCAGTAAAGCCGCCTACTTTAAATGCTAGATTATTTTGAATCGACGTTAATGCTGTTTGATAATTATAAAAATTATCTGATAGTGTAGAAGCCATATATCCTTGCACATAATTTACAACACCTGAAGTTTGTATTAACTGAGAGTCTTGTGCATCACTGAAAGTAACAATATCTTGTAATTTTATGTAAGTATCTGTTTCAGAATAAACTATATGCCCTAACTGATTTCGAACTTGTCTAGATCTATCGTATCCAGTAGCTAGTAATAACGGTGCATTATTTATTGCCAAGCTAGTTAATAATGCAAATGGAAACTCAGAACTATTTCTCCAAGCTTCTTCAACAGGAGCCGAATCTCCAAATACAAATCCATCGTTAAGATTAACTGTGTTAAACTTCTTAGGAATGTTACAATCTGAAGGTCCTAACAAATTGCCATTTTTGTCAACAGGTATAAACGTTGTTAATCCAGGACGAGCATAAAGCGGATTGATTACAAAACCTTTTCCTGGCTCTCTAATAATGCCCTTTTCTAAATCTTCCCATAAAAGATAATTATTTTTAGTGTAAGGTGCCGGGCCATATTGGTCTTCCCACCATGTAGGTTTTATAGTATAACCTAGCATTGTCCAAGGAGTTAAGTGAGGTGTAATAGTGTCAAAGTAATGTCTAAATGCACCTTTCCACCAACCCGGTAACATGTCGCCGTTTTTATCTGATAATTTAGAATAATTAAATGTGAAACTATTTTGCCTATCGTAATAACTGTTTATAGTATAATCTGTGTCAACAAGTGTCATCCATTGTAAAAAGTCACTAATCATCGGAGTGTAAACTTCTTGTCTACTAAACCCTGTATTACGATTTAGTCCCGGTAAGTAATTATGTATGTTAAACAGTGTCTGATCATATTTAACTTTAATATTATTAAAAATTCTCTTTTCTAATTCTAGAATCAGCTCATCTCTATAGTCATTAAACGCTCTTACAATGCTTCCATCGTGTCCTTTAATTAACGTTACCGGAGTGCTGTAAGAATTGTCAACAAACTGTTCAGGTTGATGTAACGGATATAATCCTAATTTTGTCGGAGTTGGAGGTATAAACGATCCATTAGTTGTATCGTACTCGTTTATTTCGATTATGTCTTGAAAGCTCTTTGTTGCAGTAATTTCGATAAAACCTTGACTATTAAAGATATAGTCTTTTTCGTGTAAAAGCTGGGTATTATTTAAGTAAACTGTTACTGCTTGTGTGCTTAATGTATCTAAAGTAAATTGTCTATTTAAGGCAAAGAATCTAGCATCAGGGTCTTCTACTATGATCCTAGTCTTAATTGCTGTGCCATAAGGAATCATATCGCTAAAATAAAATGGCATTGAAGATGTTTTACTTTTTGTTAATTCCTTAATAATTTCATCAACATGTTGTTTATTAGATCCATTAAATTCTAATCCTTCTGCAATTTCTAAAAATTCTCTTTTAAATTTGGAATATTCTTTTTTAGCATATCTAATAGATTTTATAAGATTAGAGTCTTTATCTAATAAACTATACATTGATAAGTTTAGCGGCGAACTATGTTTTAAAAACTTTTTGCCGTACTTAGACGAATTACTAATATCTCTAAAGTTTGTACTAGTAAACTCATCACCAATTTCATCTATTAAACTGTCAACTATTGTTGCAACATGTTCACTGATTTCACCTAACGTTAATGATTCAATGTCGTCATTCAACGGGTTTTTTTCTAAATTAGAAGCAATTTCGTAATAGCCGTTTTTATTTTTAGGTTTAGACGAAGCACATTTAATAATAATTGTCGAATCAACTGGAACAGTATTATTAAACTTTACATGTTTAAATTTATCTGCATTATTTTCTAATACAAAGTCAACATTTTCTTTCTGTCTTATATTGTTAACATAAACTGCTACTGTTAAGTCATCTAAATAAGAACTTTGGTTATAACAATTAATAGGATATGTTAATCTTGTTCTGTCGTTAACATACTGTAGAATAACTTTTTGTTCACTCATCCTATGAGCTTTAGTGTAAATACCTACAGATTCAAATGTATTATTGTTATAATACTTTCTTAAAAAGCCTTTGTTGATCGGAATAGTAGTAATTTGATCATTATCTTGATAATTAAACGCATCTGTGTTATAATTAAAATCAAAAACAATATCACCTACGTTACTGATACTCCTATAAGAAATACCAAATCCCAATTCAGAATCTGTTGTTAATTGATTTTCTTTATACCCAAAAATCTTAGTTCCTCTAAATGAGCTTGCAATATATTTTTCTGTATTTGAAAAGCTTTCGTCGTCTTTATCAAAAACATCAAATATCGGAGGTTGGTTTACTGAAGTTTTTTCTTGTGCAATATTCCAGATTTCTCCATCAAAATACCATATTTTGCCGCCGTTTTCGTTGCCTCTTATTACTAATACATTTTCTCCAGACTGAGGAATACTATCATCAGTCTCTACTAAACTAATTTGTCCTGTTTCGCCAGAACCTTTAAAATTAATAAAGGTTACTTCAAAGACTCTACCTTTTACAAGAGGATCAGGATCATTTAAAAATAATACTCGCATGCCTTGAGATAGTTGTATTCCGTCAACATTATATCCAAGGCCGCCTTCAATAGTACTAAAAACGTCTGATGTAAAATTATCTATAAGATCGACACTAGATTTATTTTTTGTACCAAAGTTATATAATTTTAAGCCTGCATCAAATTCAATAATAGGACGGCTAGCTCGCTGTGTTTGATCTAAGTTAACCGAAACTCCGTTGACTCGAGAAGATAAGTCGATAACATCTTTATGGAACCATCTATTGTATCTTGCCCAAAAATTACCATCAACACTAGCACGGTTAATAAGAATATAGTCTTTATCTTTAGGATATCCAATAGCTTGAGAGAACGGCAATCCGTCAAAACCTTCACCATCAATATCATCAAACGGAACAGTTAAATCAATTCCGACCGGAAAAGATACGTCAACGTCTGTACTTGAAACTAGGTTAATTTTATCGCCTATACCTTCTACGTACCATTCGCCTTCTGCATATGTCGAAGGGATGGTTTCGCCAGCAAATTTAATCTTTAATCCGTTAGTTAGCGCCCAGCCGTCTCTAGTAGTATATGCTTTTTTGTTTAGTATTTCGCTAGTAACATCGATAAACGAGGCATCTTCTTGGTTTGCAACTCTAATCAGGCCGCCAATATTAATATCATTACTAGCTACATAAAACAATTCATCCGGGGATTCTGTTCCTAATGTTAATTCTATAACGCCGCTTTCAACTTCTTGCGCCGTTATTCCTTCATCTAATAAAAATTCATCGTCTAATGTTCGTTTTGTTCTAAAAGTTAATGGAACTCCGGGAGTTGTAATTTCAAACCTATACTTTACACCTCTGTATAATTTTAATGTTGGATTGTTAGTTAACCCGTCTGGACTGAATACGTAGGAATAATCGCCCAATGCCGACTGTAATTCTACAGTGTAAGTACTTGCAATTTCTTTTTGTTCGCCAGGAATATCTACTGCTTGAGGACCATTCGGAAGCCAATAGTAATTTCTAAAATTAGTAAACTTATCCCAGTCAATATGTGGATCAATTGTATAAAATTCTTGTTTAGTATTTCTACTATGATTATTATTAACGCCACCAAAGTTTGCAATCTGATTAATATAATCTCTGTATTCTTGATAATACGTTACATTATTATTCTGATCTTTAATAACGCTTACAGGCTCTAATTGATAATTAGCTCTATCGTCTGATACTTCGTCTAAATAAGTATCATTAAGAGAAAAAGATTTAGCTGTTTTTCTTCCAACAAAAGAATTAGTTTTTTCAGCAGTTCCTGGCTGTAATAATTGATCTAATGTAGATTGTAAAAACTTTTGATTTTTTTCTGTTCTAAAGTACTTAGGTAAATGTCTAGCAGTTTCTCTTTTATTCGAGTTACCGTCCGGAATTGGAAATTCTTTTTGATTATCGTTATGAGCCATTAGTAAGTATTTCCTCTATTAATATTAGTAATTACATTTTGTGTTGGACTAACTTTTGTAGCTGTTTCGTCCAACGCAGAACTTTGAATTCCTACATTTGCCGACGACACTTCTGTTACTATATTACTATCTGCTTTAAGCTTTGACGCAGTAACCGCATCAATTATTTCAATATTATCCACGGACGCTCCGCTAATAAAAATTTCATTGCTTTCTGATTTTATTTCAAATAGACTTCCAAAACCTTGATCGCCTTGATTTGGAACTATTATAAATGTTGATAAGTCAGGCGATAATTTGTACATTACATAATTTGCAAGTTCTGAGAAATAAAATGTTTCGCCAAAATCCCAATTTTCTAATGCAAAAAATTGATTAATTGCTGTAATTACTCTTGTCTTTATGTCGTTGTTGTTTAAAACTTTGTCTTTATTTTTTACAACTTTAAATGTAGCTTGCAAATCTTCTTCCGCATTTGATCCAAATAGTACTTTGTACTTAACTGGATGATATATAATTTCGTCTGTAAGTGACTTAATTTGGTTTAAACTTGGTGCATAAGAAATATGCATCTGATCGCTACTCGGCGGCAATGGCTTTGTTGTTGATTTATTCAATAGCCAATTTCTATAAGATGTATCATAATTTCTTTCTAGCAAATACATATCAATGATATTACTTGCGCTAGGATCAATTCTTTCATTTGCACTTGCAGAATGAACATATCTAAATTTAAGATCAGTTCTACCTAGTCTAGCTTTGTAATCTGCACTAATATTTAATTTTAAAATCGACTGATCTAATACTTCAAAAATGTCATTATCTATATAATAAAATACTTGGCCGTTACTATATTCACTAAATGGACGTACTTCTGATTTAGAACTTAAAATAATAACTTCTTTATTAGCATTGTCAAGATAATTGAAATCTTCAACGCCGTCAGTAGATTTTATTCTTTTAAAAATAACATATTTGTTTAATGTGTTTACTGATGGTGAAGCAATTTCTTCAAACAAGTCTGCGTCATCAACAATTCCGTCTTCGTCTGCATCAAAAAAACTTATTTCAATTTTTTTGCTATCAACATACCCTTCAACATCACGGTATATGTCAACAATTTCCCAGTTATAATCTTTAGTAAACGCACTCGTACTGTCCGGCTGATAGTTTACACTTAAAACTGATATTAGATCTTTAATAATTTTACCTGAATTACTATCATAAATTTTTTCTGTCGGATCATAATAAAATTTAATTTCCTTGTCGCTTTCAAAAACGTAACGCATGCCTCTATAGGTCACACTATAACGTTCTCCATCTGTTTCAAAAAGTAAGATCCAACTAGCATCAAGTTGTTGATTTGTAGTGTCTCCTGATTTACCAGTCGAAAACTCTGAGCCAATGGATAGGTTGTTTTCTGTAACAATTCTCCATTCACTAGCTGTTTGATCAAATCGTAGACCAAACGTTTTGTAGGCAAAGATCTGATCAATAACTTGTTGTTTTACGCTTGCAATTAAGTTATTTGGCAATGCCGGTTTAATTTCTGATAAAATTGCACCTGTTGGAATTTCGTCATTTAAGTAAACAGCACCGGTATTATCATCTCTAATTTCAAATCCTGTTCCGTTAACTGAAATTAATTTAACCCATTTATATGTTGTATCTCCTATAATTGAAGGATTACCCGAAACAATGTCTAAATCTTTATTAAAGTGCGAGCCTGTTGGTGCAATAAATTTAATAAGTGTGCCTTGTTTTAGTAGTGAAAGGATTGAAGATGTAAAGCTACCTAATTTTAGTGCAGCACCTTCTTTATTTTTAAAATATCCTGTACTTAAATTAGTTTCAGTTGTTTCTTGATTCCAAGTAATTTCTAAGTCTCCTGTTAAAATTCTTGGAAACTTGTCAAAGTAATAATTCCTAACTTTTTTATTAGACAATACTGGTAAAATAGAATTTAATATAACTCCCTCAACGTCTGTCTTAGTTTGAAATGCAAAATTTACTAACAAATCACTATATTCTTTATACAAGACTCCGTCGTTGCCATATAGTGTAGTTTTACTGTATTTTCCAGTAGCATCAATTAAATCAAAATATCGACTAATGCCACTTGATGTTCTGTTTACTGATTTTGATTTTACAATATTTTGACTAATTCCTAGTGGAGCAAGTTGATAGTCTTCACCCGTTACCATTCTATTTTGTGTATAATATGTTGACGGTGCATTGAATCGTATACTGTCTGTAGATTCGCTTTCTGCACTGTTATCAACAGTATACTGAAGATTGTATATTAATCTTAATGTTTCTGTTTTTCCACTTCTTGAGATATACGAGATACTAATAGAAACATTGCTAAGATCTCTGGGAGTTACAATTGTTCTGTCATTTTGGCTTGTTCTGTAATATACTCTAAATGAACCCTTTGGTAAGTTTCCAAAAATACCATCACTAAACATTAAACTTATTCTGTCATCTACACGAGTAAGAACACTGTAAATATTTCTTTCTTTTTTAGACAAACTATTGTAAATAATATTGTTGCCTTGCAATGCTTCAACTTTAGTCCAAAGTTCACTTTCATTGCCTAAACTATCTAAACCATAAAGCCATACATCAGAGTCATTAATATCTAACGCTTCAACTGATATTGCCTGATTAGTACTAGGACTGTTTACAGTAAATACTCCCTGGTCTAATGTGCCTTGTCTAAAGTGCGAGAAAAATCCTGTATTTGGACTTGTAATTCCTTTGCCATCATCCTTAAAAATAAATGCAAATTTATTTCCTGGAAACGGTGCTTCTTCTAAAACAGCATCAGCACTTATATCTGTTGATGTTATTTCGAACTGCAAACTTCTTCCATCAATTACTTTATTAAAAGAAAATATCGGGACATCGTTATTTACACTGTTAAATCGGTACTGCTCAGTAGTTATACCATTAATAATTTCGTTTTTATTAGAGCGCCCAAAAGTATTGTTTACAGGAAGTGATAAATTTAAAATTTTAATAAACTGTTCATACCACTCTGAATTAGACGGGTCATTCCAAACAATAGTTTGTCCTTGTAAATTTATATTATTACTATCATAAACTTCTTCAGATGTTCTAACGCTTTGTAATTTTAAAAGACCGTTTGCTGCTTGATTACGCTTAGGATTGTAAGACAACAAACGTGCTAGACGCAGTACACTTTCTCTACGTTCTGCAAGTTCTAAATAGTTTTCTCTTGCATTAAGATCTATACGGAATGCAATATTTTGTCCTAGGTAGGCGATAAGGTCAATAAGTGCAAGGTATTCGGAACTTTCTGTATAATCGTTAAAATCTTCAGGATAATTTTCCCGTAAATACTGAACCATTGTTCTACGAAGATTATCAAAATCGTAGCTTTTAAAATCTGCATTTCTAAAACTTTGGTAAACACGTTTCCAGTCTTCAGAAAGTAGTAATCTATTTTGTCTATCGCTTGAGGACATTTGTATTCCTTATCTTATTGTAATATTTAGCAATTTAAGATAACTGCGTATATAATTATGCTGTAAAAAATCCGGCATCTTCGTCGAATTGTAACTGTAATTTTTCAACTATAGAATAAGGTAGATACACTAGTTCGCAAGATATAGAAATACCGTTTTCGTAACTATCAACAATAATCTGGTTTACACTTACACGCTGATCATAATTAACAATCTCCGAAACATCTTGTATTATTTTATTTTTTATCTGATCAGTTAGAGGTTCAAACAATATATCCCAAATAATGGTGCCAAAACTTGGATCTGATAACTTTTCACCCTTTCGTATGTGGAAGTGATTAATAATATCCTGTTTAATAAGGGAAATATCATACAAAACATTACTGTCGCCATAAGTGCTAATAGTACTAAATCCTTTGTATGTAGGTGCCTTTACATACTCTAAATCTTTATTAGTATTACTCTTTACGCTAACTTGTTTATATAACTTTTTTTCTATTGTACTCATTTATTGCCCCTTTGCAAATGTATCATCCTGTGGCGGAAATTCAAACGGAGAATCATCCGGTTCTGGTCTTTCATTTTCTGTAGACCGAGTTTCATCTGGAACATAAGATCCTGGGTCTAAATTTTCGTGTTCTTTCCAAGGTTCGTGCTGCGGAATGCGTTTTGGGTAACATGCAAATTCTTCACCTTCAAACTCGGCTGCTTCGTCAGCGGAAGTTACTACCGCTCTTGCTCCTTCGACGGCGGGCATCGAGACTGTTGTATTTCCTGGTACAGGGTCAGGTGCATGTACTGTACCATTTAACCCTATAAAGCCCGCACTTATTGCAGCAGTTGACCTACCAGATAGTCCTACATTTTGCCCTTCAAAACCTACAGTTGCAGTTGCAGTTCCTGCAATATTCTGCTGTGCAGTAAGACTAATAGATCCTGCGTCTGCTGAAAAATTAATATCTTGTTGAGTCTTAATATCAAAGTTCCGTTGGGTCATTTTTACATCTGAACTTACTTCGGTTTCTGCACTGCCTTCTACAAATACTAATTTGTTGCCTTTGACAACTAAATGTTTGTCTTGTTCAACATAGGTAAATGACTCTTTGTCAATTCTAATGTCTGAATTTTCTTCTACATGCATTTTATAATTTAACGCATGATGCGTTGTAGTTTCCAATGAATGCATTTTGATATTTTTATCTGCAACAAAATTAATGTCTTCTTTAGCAGCAAAATTTATGTCTCTTCCTGCATTAAAATTTATATCATTTTCGGTATTAACACTTATGCTATCTTTAGAATATATTTCAATTTTGCCATTAGCAGTCATTTCTATCCAACTGTTTCCGCTGCCATGAGAAATATAAATTAAATCTTCCGTGTTGTGCATTAAAATTTGATGACCAGTTCTAGTTTGTAATCTAATCAGATCATTTGCTGGCAATGTTGGGTCACCACTTTGATCACCTTTTTCGGCATTGGCATATTCTAGCGGACCATCAGCTGCTGGCTTTTTTCTAAACAGTGTCATGTCGCCGTCGTCCATTACAAAACTAGAGCCGCCTAATCTGTTATATGGTCGTTGTATCGAAGTAGCAGGTGTAGGACCGTATTGATGCTTAGGGCCCTGTATGTCTTCAGGTCCCGGAGTACTTATGCCAAATACTTTACTTGGAACTTCTCGCCTAGCACTAGAAGTATTAGATCCTCTAATATGATCTTTTATTAATCCAGTCTCGTTGTAACGTGTAAAGCGGTCACTATCTATTGCCGGCTTAGTTGCCTTTGTTGGATCGCTACCATTGAGTTGTGTTGTTAATTTGTTGAATTCACCAACTGGTAATGCAGCTGACTGATCAGCATTATTAAATGTTGTTCCTGCATTGCCCGGAGTCATAAAATTCATACCTGTATCAGGTACACATCCTATCCAATAAGCACTAGAATAGTTACCTTCTGGCATTACTACAATTACTTGTGTTCCTATATCAGGCGGTACAGCCCAAAACCCGTAACTTTTCTGCGTACTTGCATAATCAGTACCTCTTCCTAACCCAGAATACGGACTTTGTCCGTAAAACGGACTAGCATACTTACAGTTTACAGTTTGTCCTGTAATGCTACCACTTTCGTTGTTTTTTAATATTTCTACTTGTACGCCGCCCATGTAAGTTGTATCAAGGTGACTTACTACTTTACCTAAAAATACACCTGTGTTATTTGACGCTCTGTCGCTATTATCTCTTCTTTCAAGTGCCATAATTTATGTAAGATCCTCATCTGGTCCAGTATTATCACCGACTTGTTGAGTCGGTGAGCCATTAGTACTTTGCACTGTTCCGTTACCGCCTGTTAAGAAGGAAATTACTTTTCCTGCAAGTGCTTCTATAGACAGGTCTTGATTGCGTTTTCGAGTAAGTGTTAATTTTTGTACAAATTTACCTTTTTCAAAAGTACTTTCAACTAGTATTACAGAATACAGCCCACTAAACATTGACAACGGCAAAAAGCCGCCTAATGGATATTCTACATATCCGCTAGGATCGTAATCTATCGGAGTTCTAAAATTTAAAATAACATAGACTTCGCCGTCCATCGGATTACAACTTCCGTCAAGTGTTACAGGCAACAAAGGAGACGATACTAATCCTAGATAATTACCAATACCAATATCCATTATAAAATACGGATCGCCGTGTATTGTTAGATCAACTTTTACTAGGTCTTCTGCTGAATTTATAACCAGTTGATTAAAATATCTAGCAGTTCCTGTTTCGGCATCGTCAGAACCTGTTCTACCGCTAGGTCCATTACCTATTTCAGTATCAGTTGCATCGTCTCTAAGCTGACTTGTTGCTTGAGAAGGTACTGTTCCTCGACCGGCTACTGTTACCGGATCTCTACCTTTAGGTCCAAACCCTAACGCTCCGCCTAACTGCTGAATTAAGGTTTTTTGGTTTCGAGATGCATTAACACCTGTGTAAAATGTATGATTAAATTTTAAATCTAAGTCTATAATATCGTCGTTAGCACCTGTATAAATGTAGCTGTATGCTTTAGCTGTCATAAGTTGTTTTATAAGACTTTTAGAAAAACTACTAATTCCAGGGGCTGCAACTGTTGAACCGTCATATCGAAACACTCTAACTCTATAAACATAAACTTTAGGGTTTGTTCCATTAAATATACCGCCTAATAAACTTCCAGTATTATATGTTTGTGTTTCTATCCTAAACCATTTAATACGTCCGGCCATGTCTGCATTTGCCCTACTAAAACTTCGGCCATATTCTGATGATATTATCACTTCTTCAATAATGTCTTCTATTCTATCATTTACTTTTAAAGACATTACTGCTGTATTTTCGTCCCAGGCTATCCTAGTTCTATCAATAGTCCCCGGACTAGCTTGATTTTCAGCTAGAGAAGGAATCTGCTGAGTTGTTTGACCAGCGTTTTCAGAAGTTCCTTGTCTAACGATTGATGATCTTCCAATTTCGTTTATATCAAACTCAGCTTCTGCTTTTAATTTGTCACCAAATAGCGACCCTAAGGATATTATAGATGTTGTTTCGCCTATAACATTAGGCGTTGCAATTGAAGCATTCTCTCCTGTGTTACCAACTAATCCCTGATACCATCCATTAAGTGAAGATCCAATTGCTCCCAACTGCGAAGTTAAAGCTCCGCTTACTGCATTAACAGCTCCGCTAACTGCTCCGCCTAAAATTCCAGTATTTGGAAATTGAATTATGTATCGATCGCTTGTATCGTTGCCTGCTTCGCGTTGTTCTTCGCCTACCTTGTTTATTTGTGTAGTAAGACTATTTGGACCTACTTGTAACATTTCAGCAACAGTCCTGCCTGTAATTTGAACATCAGTTTTAAGACGTTGCGTTCTATTAGTTACTGCTCGTTCAGTATAAGGAACTGCTTTAATATCATAAACTGCTCCTGATTCAGAAACTGACATGTCTGCTTCAACAATTTGTATTGGAAAATGTCGTTGACTGAAGAAAGGTGATTTAACATTACCTTCGTCATCATACCCAATAAATGCTACACTTATTAAAAACGGAGCGTCTAGATAGTTAGAATGTCCTGTTACTAATGCTGCACTTCTTAAATTATGATAAAACTGCCCCATTGAGTAAGGTTCTATAACTTTAAAATTAATATTAGTAGCATTGCTATGTCTAACACTGTTAACTGGTGCTACTGTATTTTTTATTGACACATCTTCAATAAAAAATTCACGCTTGCCATCTAAGTCGTACAAAGACGGAATAGTTGGTCCACCACCACCGCCACTACGAATAATTTTAACCAACGGACCAAGAGTTCTATAGCTTAAAGGAAAGTTAAATTCCATGTTTGTCAAACATCCAAGAGTAAAAATGGGTGCATAACTAGCAAATTGATTTAATTCGTTTCTAAACGGAAAGACATCTTCGCCGTATAAAGCAGCAGCGCCTGCTAAACTAGGATTTTGTAAAAAATTGATCGCTCGCGAAACATTATTACTGCTATCGTTGACTGTAGCAGTTCGTTTAGACCCTACTGACCCCACTCCAGGATCGCCAATTACAATATTTCCAGAATTTTCTGGTACGTATGCCATTTATACTCCTAGTTGCCTTGCCAATTCGTCGCCTTTGGGCAAATAAATTCTAACTCCGGGTTTTAAATCATATACTGGATCTTTAATTAAATCCATATTACGTTGTGCAAATACCCACCATAAATTTTTTGTACCGTAAAGATCATAAGCTAACAAGTCGGGTCTAAATGCATACTGTGGCTGAACAGTATACAATATGTCGTCCGGACTTGCTGGCACAGGACGTATTGTTAATACATCCAAATAATCGTTATTTTGAATTTCTGTATTAGACCAAGGACTATTATTTTCGTATCTAACTTCCATTAAATAAATCCTTTTCCGTTTGAAATATAACCACCATTAATAAAAGTATCTAGACTAAACTTAGTTATCGCCTTTCTGCTGTATGTTGGCTGTACCTGAACGTTTATTTGACTTCTTACAGGCACCCAAGTTCCGCTTTCGCCTACATCTGTTTGTATATAATCAACATCACTAGGCAAGTCAACTGTAAAATAAGTTACAGTTACAGGTACATCTTTAAATACATAATCACCGTAGCCATTTAATTTAACAACAGGAGGCGGTGAACCTTGATTACTTGTGCTTCCATATGCCATCTTTGTTACACTACGTAGATAATGAGTTGCAGCAATCCAATATCTTGCATCTGTTGCATTTTCTACTACAAATTCGCCAATAATAGTTAACGAGTTCACTTGACTGTTCTGATAAGCAGGAAATGAATAATTACTATGTGTAGGATGAAGAGCATTATAGTTAGCAGTGTGTTCCATAGTTATTTGTGGAGTATAAGGAAACATAAACCCATTAGTTTCAAGCAAAGGTTGTAATATATCACTGTTTTGAAAATTAGCAGGCAGCGACAGTTTAACTCTCCAATCAAGGTCAGTTTTTGATCCCCAATCAGCTTCAACAAAATTTAAATCGTTTGTTGGAACTGCTCCTGGAGGTAAATTGCCTCTGCGCCTAGCGCCAGGATCTGTAACAACATCGCTAGATGATACACTTGCAGCTCCAAGTGGTACTTCGCTTCCTGTTAAATTTTCTCTACTCGACGAGGGATTGTTTGCCATGCTATTCTCCTATACTATTATTTAGTTGACATAATTAAGTAAGTATATTATAATAGTATTAACATTTTAGGAGAACCTATGAGGAAAGTAAACTATCTTAACAATAAAGACTTGTTAAAACAGATACACATATCAAAATCACAATTTTGTAGTTTTGTAGAGCCAGAATACAATCAGTATGACATTATTTTGCCTGATATTGAAAAAGTTAATATCAGAACTGTTGCAGAAGCTAAACGAAATAAAGCAAAAAGGTTAGGCGATGCAGAATATGCTCGTCGTAAACAAGCAGGCGAAAAAGTAAAGCAAGCTGAATGTGAAGTTGATTACAAAACTATTACAAAAGAAGAATTAATCTTTCGAATTATGACTTTTGATCATATTCCGGAAGAGCCTGGACGTAAAAAAACTCCAAAGACTATAGCAGACACTAAAGTAAAACTAAATTTTCCTCCTTTTAACCATTATAAATTTAATGATGAAGGCGAATTAGTTTTAGTTGGTAAAAGTCATTGGGAAGGTGGCATGGAAAATGGTAATTTTAGTTTAAAACATGCTCGAGCAACCAATGAACTTGCTCGAATGTGGATGAAGCTTGTTGATCGTTATGCTACAAGAGGCAATGTACGTGGATACACTTACAATGACGAGATGAAAGGGCAAGCAATACTGCAACTTTCGCAAATTGGTTTGCAGTTTGACGAATCAAAGTCAAATAATCCATTTGCATATTATACAGCAGCAGTTACTAACAGTTTTGTACGTGTTATCAACTTAGAAAAGCGTAATCAGAACATTAGAGACGATATTTTAGAAATGAATGACTTAAATCC